TTGCTCGACGACGAGAAGCTGCCTTCTTTTTTTCGTCTGGGTGGTCATCTAAAACGACGAGGTCCCCGGAGCTAAGCAGACTACGGTAATCCTTGAGTTGCTCAGCCGTGATGGGCATGACAGCGCCTTTAGTCAGGTGCTTCCCTAGGATCTTCCAAGTACGCTTTTCGCTTCGAATATACATTACTTGTCCTCAGCCTTTTTGCGCTTCCGACGCCTCGATTGAACCTTCTTCTTAGGCTTTTCTGCCTTCTTTGGTTCTGGCTCGGGAGCAGGTTCCGGTTCCGGTTCGGGCTCAGGTTCGGGCTCAGGTTCGGGCTCGGGTTCCGGCTCTGGCTCTGGCTCGGGTGTTGGTTCTTCAGCAGCCGCCTCAACCGGGGCTTCTTCAGCAGCAGCTTCTTCAGGTGCTGCCTCTTGTGCCTCTTCGGCCGGTGGCTCTACTGGTACGTGGATCTGTTCTGGTTCCCAGTTACTCGCTGCGCCCAGTTTGCGTAGCTCGATAATTCCAGCTTTAGCTAAGGCAGTGATTTGGGCTTCGTTTCTCTCAAACACTGTGTCGCTGATAGACACAGACTTACCGGCCTTAATGGACCGTTTTCCAATGTGGAGTCGTGCGGAATTTCTAACAACGAAGGGGCTCCGATGCCCACGACGATTCGGATCTCTCCGCGTGCCGACCAGACTTTTAATGATGTAGGGCATCCTATTAGCTCCTAATATGAATAAATGAAGGGGTGAGACACCCCCCAGCCGAAGCCAGGGGGTGCCCACCAGTACTACTACAAAAGGCTAGAAGTTCGAGATGCTGGGGAAGGTTTCGCCTTCCTCAACAAGGTTGTTCTTCGCACCAAGATCGGCCTCTGCCTTGGGCAGGTATGCGGCCCGTGTGGTCGCATTGTCAGCGGCAGTACCAACGGTCTCGACCGCACCGGCGTAAAGCTCAAGCTTACGCACACCAGCGACGTTACCAACGTACATACCAATGTCTTCCCATGCCTCAAACGAGACCCGGTTCCGTTCCTTATCGGCAAAGAACTTGGTCTTGTTGAGAAGCAGGAAGCCACCCAAGTACTCCGGAGAGCAGAACGCGTAGATGTTACCGGGACGGAGGATGTCCGTCTTCAGGGTACGCACAAAGCGACGCCCAATGAGCGTCTTGTACTTGAACCCGTCAACGGTCGTCTCACCGACCTTCTCGCCCATATCGCTATGAGCCCACGCGTTGATGTCTTCGAAGTCAGTGTCAGTGATCAGGAACTGATCACAACGCAAACGCGAACCACGGTTACCCGTACCAGTGAAAAGCTGGAACAGCTTAATCAGGTCATCCTTCTGGATGGGGTAGACGAGATCCTCATCAAGGCTGTCCGAAGCGTTAGCTACGGCAGTATTGTTGAGAACATCAACACCCTTGCACTTACCGACCTCAGACAGGCTGTTATTCTCGACGTTCCATGCCGAGAAGGCAGCAGCGTCGGCGTAAGCAGCGCCAAAGGTAAGGCTCTGTGCATCCTGCTGGAGTGACTGAACAGCCGACTCCATGTGGTTCAGGAACACCCGATCCTCGATCTCCTGGATGTCGTTAACAATGTTACGACGGATGATCTCGGTGATCGGAAGCGTGTAGGCCATAAGCTCCTGCTCGGTCTGCTCGTAACGGAGCGAACCGACCGTGTGGAACGGAACCTCAAAACGCGGGCCAGTGTAGTACTTCACCGAGGGCTGGCCTCGGAAAGACATCGACATGGCACGGCTCTGGGGTTCGACCTCTACGATCTTCACCAGGGTGTCGTGGGCAACACTGACCTGAAGGTCAGAGCGAGAAACCGACTTCGGGGGGAGGACTTTGCGAGCAAAGCTCTCCTCACGCAGACGATCACGAATGTAATCACCACCTAGGGCAGCAATCTTTTCTTTACCAGCCTCACTATCGAGTTTCGAAACGAAAAGCTCGTTGAGGACTTCATTAGGTACACTAGACATGATTTAGCCCTCCTTAAGCTTGAGCGTTGTCTTCGATGATTCTGGGTTCGGAGTAGAGCATGACCTCAATCTCTCCAGTTCCAGAAGTGGCGGAATCGTTTACGACGCGAACGACGTATCCGACGACCCAGGCAGCTACGCCACCCGATTCCTGCACAGGGGCAAGAAACAGGCGGTTAGCCGTACCACGGTGAGCGCCGCTAGGGGCGGCAACGGTAAGTGCGGCTCCGGCCGTGTACCCATCAGTCGAAGGCGCATTGCCATCGGTGAGAAAGGTCTTCATCCGGAAACGACCGCCACCGTGCATGATCACCGGGCACTTCTGGTCTCCCAGAGCCTGACGATCCGAACGGCGGGCGGAAGCCCACACCATACGCAGTGCGCCACCAAGCTCTCCTAGAGCATTGGAACTCGCTGCGTATGCAGTACAAGTAGCAGCTTCCGCACCGGGAAGCGCTACAATAAATTGGCCATCTTCGGGCATTTCGGCAAACCCACTAGCATCCATATCCTCAACAAGCATCTTGAGGGTTGACGTGGTGGGGCTGACGTTCCGCCTTTTGCTGGCCTCCATGACAGTATCATTAAATGCCATTTTGGTTCTCCTACAATTGGTTTAGTTAGTCTCCGAGAAGGAAATTCTCGAAGGCGGAAGTTGCATCTGTGTTTTCAGGCACATCGGAAATAGATGCAAAGGACAAGTCGGGTGCGGATAGGGCCAATGCTTCTTTGACTACTTCCAGATCCTTCTTAGAAGCTAGCAATGCAGCTACCTTCTTCTTAAAAGGAACGGCTTTGTCAGAGAATCCACGGGCATCCATCATGCTCACGATTTCTTCCGCTTTCTCCCGTTGCTCAAAATCTGCCAAAGCAGTTGCGAGCTTGGTGTTCTCTTCTACAAGCGCCCGAAGAACATCGGGAACCTGCGAGAGGACTTCCTTGGTTGAAGTTGGGTCCATTGTGCTCATGACTGTGCCTCCTTACCGACAGTGGCGAGGAGTTTCTCTTTGAGAACCTCTACACCTTGTTTACGGGCTTTCGGCCCGTTGCCACCACGAACGCCAGCAGTCTTCGCATCCTCATCTGGGACACTCTCCTGAACTTGTTCGTCAGAGCTAAGTGCTGCATTCAGCACATCAGCGAGGCTTTGATCAACGCTTGCAGCCTTGACCTCTTCCTCGGATGAAGCTTCATTCGAAACTTCGGGTTCGTCGTTACTATAAGGGCTGGTTTCAAAAGCTTCCTCTAAGGGCTCAACAGAAGCCGTTTCGGGCTTCTCCTCAACCTCAGTCTCTTCTTCTGAAGAACCAGATCGTAGGGCTAGCAGTCTGCCTAATACATTTTGGGCAACCTGCGAAGCCTGCTGATCTTCTTCTACGGTTTCCGTTTCCGTCTTCTTAGCTAGCTGCGCTTGTAGGCGCTCACGCATAAGATCGGAAATTTGGGAAACGTTTTCAACCACAGGCGTTTCTTCTGTGACTTCAGAAGCAACAGGCGCTGCGGTTTCGGATACTTGCGTTTGGGGCTCTTCTTGCTGATTTGGATACTGGTCCACGATAAAGTCTACCGCAGAAGCCAATTTCTCTACGAAAACCGGATCAGTTAATGAATCAGATAAAACCGTTGCTTCTTCAACAATCGGTTCTGCCGCAGAAACAGAAGAGTTCGCCCCAGCAAGTTTTTGAATGAGTGTGTCTAAAGATGACATTTTTCCCTATCTCCTGGGGATAACCCCTGGCTGAGTTTCCCCAGCCAGGGGGTCTCTCATTGTACTTCTGTGGCTAGGTTCAATAATATTACGGACTAATAGAGTAAGCAAACCGTATCTACCAATTAAATTAGTTAATTCTGAGTGCTTACCCAACATAGTTCGCTTACTGATCCCCGTAGATGGCCTGGGCGATAGCGTTGACGTCGTAGCCAGCTTCGTTAAGAAGCTCACCGGCACGCGACATCACAGCCGTCTCAAGCTCCTCGTCGTCAAAAGCAGAGGACTGCTTCGACGTACCATCGGTATCGATGAAGTCGAGGATCTCCTGGGCGCGAGTCAGCGCAGCATCTTCAAACTGCTGCATTACTTCGGGGCTAATCTCGGGCTCACCCGCTACAGCCTCGTCGCCAGCAGTCTTCAGAAAGTGGTCGCTCTTACGAGCGCCAGCAGTCTTCTCAGTGCCATCGGTCTGAATGGACGTGAGTTCATCGTAGAACGCATGAGCCATAGTGCGGCCAAGGAAATCAGCTTCAGCCAACTTGGCCTCGCCTTCCTCTACCTCACCACCCTCAGTGGTCTCCGTGGTCTCCGTGGTCTCGTCGCCTTCAGCGGCGGCGGTCTTCTCCGTCTCACCCATAGCCTCGGTGATGATCTCAAGAATATCGTTGTCGTCAAACTCATTAAGGTCGATACCTTCAGCGGTAGCGATCTTCTCAAGTTCTTCCAAAAGGACGGCCTCAGCAGTCTTCTCCGTGTCACCGGAGTTGGCCTGAATGTTAGCCTCGGTTCCGTATGCCTGTGCAAGCAATTCGTTCATTTTAGTACCCTCCTAGGGTGTTTTCAGGTTTAGTTTGCACTCGTTACTTTGCCAAGGCACCATCTTCGGCTGAATATTCGGCCTAAATACCTCATGGCGATTAATCAATCTTAGCAATTGCCTTCTCCCAAGCTCTACCGAGATGACCCTTACTATGAGCCTTAAGCCCTAGACGAGTCAGCCCTACCAGTACAGAGGTTGCCAAGATTGGATGTCGCTCCACAAATCGATCAAGTGCGCTGATGTCCTGTCCGGAACCTCGCTTCTTTCGAACGTTGGCCCCGTAAAGATACATAAGTGGAAACACTCCCAAGAGAGCACTAGGTAGCCCTTTTCCCTCTTTGGTAAGTTCGTGTCCCATAAATGCGTCTTCTAGTTCCACGCCATTGTCGATTGTAGAAAGCAACTTTATATCACCTCTGGTAATATCCTCAACTATGGAGCCTATTTTCTCCAATAATTGTTCGCGGTACCCATTGTAACCTGCTGCGATCTTACTAAGAAGAGCATTTTCTTCGTCTGTGAGATCAACATTGGTTTCTCCAAGTTTCCGCATACCCAGCATACGCTGTGCTTGGGGGTTTGTAGAAGCCCCTGTGGATTTAATGATAATTATACGTTTGCGCAATACGGGCTCAAACATACTCCGTTGTTGTACGGAATTTAATAACAGATTTCTTATTAAAGAGGAATGGTCAGATGGAGCACCAATTCGGATGCTCTTATCCACCATTGGCGACGGATTGAATACGTGTCCTGCATTGTCGAGACGATTTGCCAAACTAGGTCTTCCGATCCTAATGAGTATTATTCTCTGATACTCCTTAGGCTTTAACACAATTCCACCAGCAGATGCAGTAGTTAATACTTTCTCTACCGGATGCCTAGCTAATCTATCAAGAAGGCTGGTCTTGAGATCTGGTTCTGTGTCGGCAACTGGCTTTATGTGCTTCGCAGACAAGGCGGGGACCTGCTTCAACAATTCAGAAGTTTTCCTCTTGTTAGCCAACTTCTCCCGAAGAGACTCAAGAGCAACCCCATCCCGAAGACCCCCAGTTTCAGCGGCTAGGGCGGAAGAACCACCGAAGACAGAAGCCACTTTAGCCATTGCATAACTAGTTCTGTCTGCCCCTATGATGACAAAACTAATGTCAAAGAATCTAGGTCGGGGGTTGTAGACAAACACCTTTCTACCATCCGGAAAGATTTTGCCCATCATAGTCTTGGTGTGTACGCAGTAGTCTTTTCTCGTCTTGGACTTATGCCCACAGATCGAGCAGACATCGTACTTTACCTTACACCCCATACTGACAGCGGGATGCTCACCAGCATCCAACTTTCGAACTAAATCCTCATGCCCCACTTCGGAAGCTTTTTCTCGATCAATTCGAATGATCAACTCGACTCTGTGCATAACGGGGTTGTAACAAGCACAAACAATCTCCCCCATAGAGCGGCTGATGTCTTTGTTTTTGTGGTGCCTGTACACACCAGACTTCTTGAACGTTTTGTACCCCGAAAGCTCAGTGTCTGTTTTGGGAGCGAGTTCGGACTCCTCAAAATAGTCCCCATTGATATTACTACCGTAATACTCACCGGCACCGAGAGCATTAACTAGAACATACAAGTGTTTGTCTGACGGACTGATCCCATCAATGTGGCTTTTAATCGTATCGTGGAGGTCTGAGTGAGAGGCCTGCTTTACCAACCCCTCGGTTGGATTAATGGCCTGCACAAAGATGTTTCCATCTTCATCTGATCCGGGGAATGTGAGTAACTTAAGCATTCGAAGCTCCCAACCCTTGGATAGTCTTAAGAAGACGGCGCTCGCTCGGGAGCAGTTTTCGCTTCTTATCTAGTCTATCACGGAGAGCCTTAGCCATAATAAACCCTCTATACTTTGTATCTGCGGCGGAAGTCGAACTGTTTAACACGGCTCCACCCGCCCTAGCCAGCGCTGATCCCGGCATTACGGCTGTAATTGCTGCTGCTGTTAAGCCCATCTTTTTGGGAGACCAATAGATGTCTTCTGCCTTTTGGAGGCCTGTGGACTTTATCCGAGAACGCTTAGGGAATCTACGGATATCCGCCACCCGCGACAACGCCTCTTTCTCAGAGCGACTGAGTTTTTTACCGGCCTGAATCTTATGTGCCAAGTTATCGGCGTAAGCTTTCCTCTCGAACTTGGCAGTCAACCCAGAAAGTCCCGCACCAAGAGCGGTAGCAGTACCTATACTCCCCTTACTTAGAAGGCCACCAGAAGCAAGCGTCTTATTTATCGCAGCATTGGCCCTTGTAGATGGACCAAAGCCAAGCTCTAGTTGTCTGTTCCTTTTAAGGGGAAGACGGCTAGCCCGCTCAAAAACCTTGCTAGTGATGGCACGAGCCGCACGGGTGCCTAACGCCTTTCGCATTGCGATAAGCGTTCCAGCCGTTACGGCCCCTGACGTTAAAGCCTTTCCGGGTGCCCCAGTTAGCTTTTCATACAGGGTAGTTTTACCCTCATCCGCCACCGGCAGCAGCCCCCATCATTGCCTGAAGAAGAGATTCCTTACCCCTGGAGTCAGACCTCATCTTGTTGATCTCAGCTAAAGTCTTCACATCCTGCGGCTGGATTCCTTCATCCTTGTATTGCAAGGATCGGCGCATGAACGACCCGGCTACCAGTGGATCCTTGGCCATGTCGGGGTTGAAGGTGTGCAGCGTGCGGAAGATCTTCTTTACGTCGCCTTGGTCTTCTTTCTTGAGGTTGGGGTTCTCATCCATCATCGCATTGAAAGCCTTCCGTTGACGGATAGGCCCTCCAATCGAATCAATGGCTGCGTCAGCGCCCCTGATACCAGCAGTTAAGCCAGCAGCGCCCAGACCAAGACCCAGAACCTTTTCGCCAGTAGACAGGTCTGCTACACGGCGAGACAACATCCCACCCTGCGACGGATCAACATTGATCCCAAAACGTCTCCCAAAACCACCTACTCGACGTCCAAGTGCAGCCCTTAGTGCCTGTAGACGACCTGCTTCTTTATCGAGCGAAGCCATCTTTGGTTGCATTTGGGCGGGCATTCCTTGAGGAGCGGCCTGGGCAGGTGCCGGGGGTTGTCCACCCTCACTGGGCTGGAATAACTTGTCGGCGGGGGCACGGGCCTGAGCCTGTTCAGCTTGAGCTTGTGCCTGAGCAGCCTGCTGCTGTTGTTGCATCATCGCTGCAAGGGCTTGGGCCTTCTCCTCTTTACGGACACCTTTCGTGCTCTGGACTTCTGCACGGAGAGACTTCAACTGCTTAGCAGCTTGGAGAGCCTTCTTACGAAGTCTAGAACCAGCCGCTGAATTACCCGCATCAAACTTGACGGCATCGGGAGCGGAGTCAGCTAAGATCTCCATCAGGGTCTTCAGCTTCTCTTCGGCACCTTCAGGATCACCACCGGGCATATCTTCTGGTGCTTTGGGAACCATTCCCGGAGGAGGCCCTCCTTCTGGTGAAGGGGCAGCGGCTTCTGGTGGAGGTCCTGCCTGAGCCGCCGCTTCGGGGGGAGGCCCCTGTGGGGGCATTCCTTGTGGGGGCATTGGTGGCTGAGCAAGCTTCTCAAGTAATCTTATTTTGGTTGTGATGTCCATTTTAACCCCATGCCTGTTGCTGAAGAGCAGGCCTTGCTGATTGTTGTTGTTTTGGTGCCCACTCCCGCTGGAACTCTTCTGTGGGTCCTTTTGGACCCCTGGGTACAAAGCCGCTAGCTACGCTACCAGCAGTCTGTCGAGCTTCTGGCTTCAAGAGCATGTATGCAGCAAGTGCCGCAAGGCCCATTTTGCCTGGGTTTTTCATGCCCCAACCAACAACACCCTTCGGCCTAAACTTGGTTTTGTAGTAGACGGTTTTCCCGCCCACACTTCCTTTGGTTATTTGGCCCTTCGCTCTACCAGACAAAATCTCGTCAGCGACCTCTTTGGATACAGGTGTAATATTGCCAGCCGCTATGTCTTTAGCCGCATTACCCGTTGCTAAAGAGTGGAGACGTTTACCTGCATGGACGCCTTCCGTGGAGCGCTTTCCTAAAAGGATCTCTTTGGCTTTATCGGCCCCTCTCCTAAAAGGAGTAGCAGCTAGCTCAGAGGGGCCTGACCACAGACCTTGGTTAACCCCTTGGGTGACCGACCGAAGAGAGTGTCCTCCGATACTCCTATCGAGGATGTTTCTATTAACCCACCCCCCAGCCTGTTCACCGGGGCCAGCAACCTTTCGAAGTTCCATAGCAAGCTTGTGCTTGTTTTGCTGCTTCTCATGGGGACGTACGTTAAGTGTCGAACGCTTTGCCACGGGTAGTGTGTGCACTAAACTCATACGAAACCTCTGTTTCTAGCAGAAGCGGGGATTACTGTGCCACGGAGACTAGCGTCCAACTGCCGCTGAGTCTCTTCAGCAGCGCCCCCTCTTGCGGGGCCAGGGCTGGAACCAAAACCACCACGTGCGGGAGGGGTGCTGCCACCGGGCACGACTAATCTTCTTCTTTTGTCGTTTGCCGCCCTTCTTCTAGGCCTGCCCGAACCCTGGGTTCCTATCTGATCAGGGGCTGCGGAATCAAAAAGGCTTTTCTTTAGATCCGCCGAGGCGCGAGAAGCTGGGCTTGGCATCGCGCCCATAGAAGGTGGGGCAGGTTGACCCTTCGGGTCTACAAGAGCTAGTCCTCTACTACCATGCGCGGCTGCTCCGGGTGCGTGGGTCGCAACTTGCCTAGCTGCTGGAGCCACATGGGAGAGGCCCCGCATCGCCACCGGAGCCAACGCTACACCAGCGCCCGCTATTTGTGCGCCCCGTTGTAAGACAGGCCGAGCTACTTGACGCGCAACACCCGGAACCGCTCTTAATGCGCCCCTACCACGGCCAGCAAGACGGAGGCCACCACTGACGAGCCCGCCAATGGCGAGCTTCTCCAGATCAACCGGTGGTCCCGCATTACTCCCTAATGTTGCCCACGCTTTGGCTAAACGATCTTCCATTACCGTTTACCCCCAAACAGTGCACCCAAGCCCTTGCCACCGGGAGCGCCTCCAGATACTGGTCCCTGGGAAGGGGGTGGCCCTCCCGCAGGTGCAGCAGCAGCCTCAGGGGGAGGAGAGGAGGGCATTCCTGCAGGAGGACCACCGGAGGGCGGCGCGGCAGGTGCTGCACCGGTAGGTGGAGGGGCGGGTTGTGAACCCATACCGCCTGGATTGAACAATCCACTGGCCATTGTGTGGCCTGGGTCTGGCCCACGAAGAATCCCAAGAAGTTCTGTCATCGAAGTCTGTACGCGATGCATAGACTGCTGAGCAGTCACAAGCTTTCCAGAAACACCCTCTAAATCCTGGGTCAGCCCAGTAATTGGGTTCCCTGGCATAACTGCCATTCCCTGGAAGGCCAACTTCTCTTTGCATCCGAACTCTACAAGCCTATCCCCAAAGTCAATCTCAATAACATCGAGTAGGCCCTCAGAGGGGTTGGCGTCTTCAATGGCAGCACCAATTGTGCTGGTGGAGTACCCTTCGGCCTGCGCCTCTTTGCATAGGTCTTTTAGGGCTGAAAGTTTTACCGCAAAGGTGTCTGCCAAAATGTCCACGTCAGACGCGTGGTTTTCACGAGCCACCCTTAGGTCAAGAAACTTTACCCCTAAACGGTGTCGTTCAGAATCAGAAATACCAGAAGCCTCTGCGGCCTTCTCGAAATCCTTTGCGCCAAAGGCTTCATCTAAGTCTACGTACTCCTGCCCAGGGATATAGTGTCCCCGTGGAAGCACTTTTCTTGAAGCAACCTTAGACATGGTTTCTCCCTTCTTCTGCATAACAATTGACGCGTCAGCCATTGGGAAGGTGATATTCTTCTCATGCCCAGCCTTGAACAAGTGTCCAAACGTGTCGTTGTTTGCGTATTCAACAATCCGCCTAACCTGCTCTAGGTTTAAGCTGCTGGTTTTAACCATCTCAAGGATGCTGTCATTCAGAGGCTTTTGTTCCTGAATGTACGCATGCGCAGCGGTCGCCCCCATTTTTCGCAACTCATGGGGCGTAACCCCTGCGTCTTCTTTTGTGGACAAGTACTGTTCAAATTCGCTCATGACTAACCTCTATCATGCTTATCATCCCCTGACGGGCTAATAATATCAGGTCTTGGGTGTTCTATCATAGACGCCAGAAAACAGTAGGTAATTGCGTGCAAAGTATCATCTGTTGTACCCGGTGTCCTATTAATAATAGTCGTTCTTCGCGCCTCGTTGTACTCTGTAAATACAGATAAGAGGTCGCTTCCAAAGGGTGTTTCAAAATCTTCCCATTTAGGGAAGGCTAATTCGTCCTCACGATTAATTGCGTTAATAACCGCCATCAACGCCTCCGTCCTATTAACCATAAACCTATGGAGGCTTTTGTCGAAGTAGATTCTCTTAGCATTTACGTACTGATACCTCGCAACACGGGCAATCCCAAACTGCCTTATCAGCCGGTCATTACGGTCAAATCCACCCCCGTAGTCAACCCCAGCTATGCGAACTTCGAATCTATCCATCAGCTTGGCAATGTCGTTCATAAGGTTTTCTGGACTGCCGTCTTCACCCTCATACCGTCTACAGTAGATGATAGTAAAGATGCGGCCGATATAACACCCAGCAACAAGTACGGAATAAGTATTCTCTCCTGTACCCCAATCAATCCCTAGATAGACTTTTCGATTACGGCCCTTAACGAATTTAGTCGCGAACTCCAGTGTGTTTGGTCGTTCTTGATTACAGCACTTTATCAGAGATTCCTTGTTGATAGGTTTCTCACCAGAATCGTAACCAACGCCCAAAACCTCATTAAAAAACTGAGCGCGACTGTACCGTTTCCTTTTATCGAGAATATCGTCCCAACGCACCCAAGGAGCAATTAACTGTGGGATTCTGTACCCCTCAAAAGGCGTCGTAACCGGTGGGTGCTTCAGCCATTGGGGTGACCGCATGGACGCCCATTGAGCCCTTGGATGATCCGCATGTATGGCCCTCCCGCATTTTTTACAGATCAACCCCTGGGCACCAATGTTGTCTTCTCCCAGAACATTCCAAGTGTTACAGCCCTCACATGGAACAACCCACTCATTTTGGGTGCTGAATTGGTTCCAATAGTAGCTGATGGTGTTGTCCAAGCTCTTCGGCGTACCGGAGTAGCGAAGAATCTTGAACGGGGAGTGCGACAACGCCTCCTCAATAATTGGGATGATGTCTGTAAGGATGTCCTGAATCTCATCCAACAAAAGCATGTCAGCAGAGATACCGCGCACGCGATCTGCGTGTAAAAAGGCATACCGCATAGTGATGTCTGAGCCTGTCACATACTTCTTGTACAGAACGTTGTTCTTGGTATTCGCTCCCTCTGCAAAAGTTTGTAGTGTGGGGGAGAGTTCTATAGGTGTCTGTATCCTATCCCTTGAGAATGTTTCAGTCTGCTGCTGAGTGGGGCTTACGAACAGCGACCTAAAGTGCCTTCTCAAAGTCGAGTATGTTAGCGTAATATTCCCTAGGGTTGTGCTCTTCTCTACCTGTCGGCCACACTGAAGAAGCAGTCTCTGGGAAGGTGTGTCATAGATAGGGATCAGGTAACGCCTGCCTTTAAACGAAAAATGCTCCAACTCTCCCAAGCTGGGCATATTGAAGAAAGATGATACAAACTCGCTAGGAAAGAGATTATTATCCCTCTCAAAAGCTGCTGATTGTTCATCGAGTAAAGACATGATCAAAGATACCGTAACTAGTTTAGTGGGTTCCTTATCTAGGGCACTTGGAAACGACCTTGTTTCCTATAAAGAAGATGCCGAGAACACATACGTTCTTAAGCTGTGGCCCCCAATATCACAACATAATAAAAAGCTCTTAAAAGAGTTCATTGGTGAATACATACCGAGAGCCAGGGTCTCCATAAATACAAAAAGAGGGCTTGTGAAAATCACTCTGCGTCCTCGTTAATATAGCTATCACACACAAAGTCTGCTCGCACGAACGTGCGGTACTCTGTACACTCCCCATCCCCAGAATGGGCTCTGCCAGCCGAGTAGATGAACTGTTTACAGGTTACGCAGCGTTCATCAGCTTGCGCTAACCGCAGCCTGGGTGGCTGAGTGCTGGCTAGTTTGGCTTGGAGTTGGTCTAGAAGGCGATTTACCTCCAAATAATTTACTGAAGAACCCTTGTTTTGGGGCCTTTTGTTTCGGGTAAACATAACGCATCTTCCCTGTTGTGTTGTCTCTATACTTATAGATAAATTTAGTAGGCTTTTTAAAGGCTGTGTAGAAGTCCTTCTGCTGCTTGAACTTTCGCCCAGCAACTCCGTACATCCATTCGTCTGTGGTTTGGGGGGTCTTCTTACCCATCGCTCGACCAATAAATCCTGGTCTAGCTGCCTTGGGCACAGTACTTCTGTACCGTCGAACATCTACCGCCCGGTTCTCAACGGCACGGTGTTGCTGCCCACCGAGTCTACGGGCACGGGCTTCCGCCTGAAGAATCCGTTGCGGGTTGAAGTGCCCGTCCAACGCGTAAAACGCAGTAGAGTTCTTCAGGTCGAGGCCTTCCGCACCAGCACCGCTTAGGATGATTACTTTCTTCTTGCCTGCTTGGTAGTCCTTCACTCCCTGTTGTCTTGTCAGGGCAGTGACCTTGTTCTCACCAACGGTTGTTCCTTTGCCAACAAACACGGCATGATCGATACCGCGAGCTTTTAGGCCAGCAGATAGGACGTCCACACCACCACGTACCAAGTTGCTGTACAGGACAACCTTGTTGTCGGGCTTCTCTGTGAGATGCTGCGCCGTGTCATCCAGTACCTTTTTAGCCTTTGGTGTCTGCTGAGCGGATTGCGCTGCAGTCACGTCTGATCTTCCGGTGTGCACAGAGTTAGCAACCTGTCGAGCCGCCGCGATCTGGGCGAAGATGAACTTCGCATCCTTGACGGTGATGTTCTTGTCTCTACGCATAAGCATCTCTTTAATCGCTGGATGCTTATCCAGAGCTAGCTGGTATAGATCGTACTGTGCGGGGGACATCTCCACGTCCACATTCCGCACATCCTTCCGGGGCATCGTTTTGCCCTTAAGATCACCCGTCTCAATGTAGTCTATTCTCGGTTGTGTCCGGGCCTTTAGCTCCTCAACCCGCTGGTAGCCGCGAATCTTCTTCTTCCCACCACCAAAACCCTTTGCTGTCCCAACAGTCTTGGTGAACCTTCGTCTGAATTGCTGGGGCGTCATCTCTCGGTTGTTCTCGGAGATGGTCATCAACGAGGCAATTTCAGAAGGGCGGTTGTTGATCAAAGAGGCTGTCAGCCCCATGAAGTTGACCGCGTACCTTCGAGCCTCTACTGCCGCTTTAAACGTTGATGCGGATTCATTTCTAGTCTTGTGGAACTCATCTAAAATCAGAGTGTCAGCCCCGGTTCGCTCCATGAACCCTTTTGGGTCCTTCCGAAACTGGGCGTAGCTTATGATTGTGTAATCAGCGTTGCCCTCGCTACCTGGGCGTACGTAGCCGTCCTTCTTCCGAACTTCAGCAGGCGAGCCAACAATCTGAACGCTGCTAGTGGTGAACTTTCGAACACCGCCATCCGCAAAGTTGGCCCGTAAGCCAGAGGGAACAACTACTAGCGCCTTCTTTGCTTTCCCATCGTGACGTAGCTTCTCAAATCCGTAAATGCTTGTAGCGGTTTTCCCCGTGCCCATCTCGTGGGCGAGAATCATTTTTCCCTTATTTGCGTACAGACGCTCTATCGCTTTTGCTTGGTGCTCATACGGTTTAAACCACTCTTTAAGCGCGGGAATACCCGTACCGTGTTGCACTTCCTGAGCGACCTCGGCGGCGCATTTAAGGAAAAACCTCACTTCTTCTTACCACCGGACAAGGACTTGTTCGCTGCAGAAATCGCTTTGGATAGGACTAGCCCACCGAGCGCCCCTGCTGCTGCACCGCCTACACCACCCGCCATCATCTTCTTGCCGAAGATGCCTGGGTTGAACTTGTACGCCTTGCTGGTTGACTTCGCGGTAAGTTCCTTAATGATGGTATCGCCCGCACGGCTAAGCGCACCAGCCCCAGCCCCGCCCAAGGCAGCGGACATAAGAGCTTTATTCTTCTTACCCTTGCCTTTGCCGCCACCGCTTGTGAGGCCCTTCGCCATAATCAAAGCGGAAGGGATCTTATAGGAGAGCCTGCCCACCCCAAGACCGAGGGCCTTCTTCAAAGAAGTGCCAGAAGCTTTAGCAGGGAGGCGACTAACTCGGCGTCGAATAGCTTTCGAGATTCCACCCTGCTCACCGATGCTCTCAAGCATCCCCTTCTGTACTGTGAAAGTGCTCGTAACCCCTACTAGGAGGGCCAGCCCCTTCTTGCGGTCGCTCTTCTTCTTAGACTTTAAGAGGCTAAGACTCTTTAGGTATAGGGGAGCAGTGACAATTCCGCTCATTGCCCCAATCGCACGGCCAGAGCCCCTACCAGAAATCCCCTTCATGAAGCCCTTCCGTAGGGGTACCTTCTTGGGACCTAGTTTCAACTCGATTGCTTTCTCAATCCCACCTTTTGGAAGATCTCCCAAAACGGACTTAGCAAGAAAAAAGGGAGCGGCTTTGCCTAAGGTTGTCAGATACCCAGGGGCCTCTTGTCGTTTAGCCATGTTTGGATACCTCCTTAGCAACCTTAGCGATAAGGCTTTCTGCAAGCACGTCAGATATGCCAACAGTAATATTCTTCAATTCCCCGTACCAGCTATCTACTTCTGGCACGTACTCTGCAATCACAGACTTTTCCGGGAATTTAGACCATGCTTCTTTTATACAGGACTCAAGACAGTCAGGGAACTCGGGGTCAGCCCAAATATGAAACTTTACCCCGCTCTCGTAGATGTAGTACTCCACCCGAACACCTGGAACCTTGGTCTTGGATTCCGTGAAAATCACGGGTTCAATTATAACGTTACTTGGGATCATCAGTACCACCTTCGGTAACGTCGCCAAGCTCTTCTACGCTGGAGATTTCCCGCTTACCTAGTTTAATTGCAATGTCTCTTAGCCCGTCAATTACTTGACTGACTGCGTCACCTGTCCGGTTCATCTCCTCTGTAGCTCTAAAAATGTTCTCTGCCCACAGCTTTGCTGTCATGGCCGTTTCTTTACCGTTGGGCATTTCAGAGGTCTCGAAAAAGCGCATCGATGACTCATGGAATAGGTCACGAATAACGTCCTGCTGAGATAGTTCTAACTTGTAGCCAAGCTTCCATAAAGCAAAAGCCTCACCACGGTTGTAGCAAGACCTGAGCATGCGCCCATTATCATGGCCCCTCAAGTACTCATACCACTGGCTAGTGGACAGGAGCGACCGATTCCAAAAGTAATGCGCGTACATGTTCAGTACGCGCTTTGAAACAACCTGACCGGTAAGACTCTTTATATACTCAGGGATCTGGGCAATTGGTGTATCCGCAGTAAGAAGGGCTTCGAGGACAGGGCGAACTTTTGTATTTCCAAGTATGTCCCTAGCTTGCACTGCGTACTTGTCTTCTTTAGCCAAAGACATGATGCGCTGCCTACGGACCCACTTTCGTGTGTCCGAAAAGTCCATGCGAAATGGGCTCGGCTTTGTCCGCTCTAGCTGGTTCCGTATTTCCAACAAATAATCAGAATCCGGTTCCTGCATTTCATATAGAACAGCCGCTTCGCATACCTGCTCTATGGACAAATCCGAGAACACCAGCATGTATCTAAGCCAATACTCGTTCGGATGCTTCATAATAATTACATAGTATTAGACCTGATCTGCAGCTTCTTAAGCCCAGTAATCGCACGCTCCATGCCAGAAAGGGATGACGCTACCGCAGGCTCAGGAATATCTGACAAACCAAGTCGAACGCCAACAAGTAGCTCAGCCAGCTTAGAGGCAGATTCCTCAAAAACAGGTAGAGCATCCAAGTATCCTTGGACGTTTTCTGGCGTAATAAAGTTAAGTGATAATACGGAGTCAACTGTCTCCGAGTTGTTTAGAACCGCAGCCTCCTTGACCAAATCCATCCTAATCACCGACGCAATTTGCGCGGCTTCGTCATTCGAGCCCAACTCAATCGTTGGCGCTAGAATCCTACGACTAGCGACGAAAACCTCTTCTCCCTTATCAGCCGCATGAGCTAACTTAGTCATAGCTCCTTCTGAAGAATCTCCGAGAACACCCAGTACCAGAAGCGCCTCATCCAACTTCAAGAAGGCCCTCTTCTCTAGATCTTTTACCGGGGCTCCCTCAAAGCTAAATTCTGTCCCATCGCTAATGATTTTAACTTTATTGATATAGTCGGTTCTGGCCGAAATCTTCTCAATCTGCGTGGTGTCTGACCGGTAGCTCCCGTTAAAGGTCATAGGCACAAACACACTGTCTTCGGGAATTAGGAAATCACGCCCACCAAGGCCGACAGGAATCCGCACCGACGCCAGCTTGAGCGTTCCCCGTCCCTGTAGGGGGGTTTCGTAGATGTACGAAGTCTCCCCGTTCGCATCCGTCACCGCGTGGTTTACGGTCAATGGTTCCGAAACCTTACCTGCCGTCTTAAACACAAAGACTCCCTCCCCTATTGGGGCCGAGCCTTCGAGAGCGTTTAGGTCAAGATCCCCACAACGAACACCAGCTACCTTAGCCTGAAAAGCGGCTCCGCTAGACCCAACAACCAGACGAAGGTCGGATTCCCGCCCGTCCAGGGTGAGAACATCGGTGATCACTGCGGCTCGTCGCGCACTGCCGTACTTATCTAGGACAGAGAACACACCGGTTTCATCAATAACCTCTAGATCTTTGGTCACCTCGATTTTAGGTAGCGCTTCAGTATTATCAGCTAATAATACGGATCCTGTCTTCACCACACTATTTCGAACCTCCCTGGGAAGGGTCGCCGCGTCCTTGTTGCGGAGCTTGTGTGTAGAAACCTCAAACCCGTTAGAGCTTGCGGTTTTAATCAGGTAGCCGCCGCCAACTTTACAGACAACCGCTGCCTCAAAATCAGAGGTTGTGGGCGCACTCTCAACGGGCTGGTTTTCTACGGAGTGTGCCAACTTGGACAACACTGATGAAAACGCGGGATTTAGATCAGCCGCATCAACAAGACGCTCACTAGCCGCAATCTTGTTGAAGAACTTCTCAACCACCTCTTTGCCCAATGACACACCAGCAAATGCAGAAGCCTGCTTAACTGACTGGTTTGGGGAAAGGGGACCACCACCACTCATACCCTCGGGCTCAGCGGGGTTAACGTTCTGGTTAGCCGACGCCCCTAGTGCTTTGGGAACAGGAGCGATGGAGTACGGACCCGCATCAAACATCGCCGCTGCAACGCGCATCTCGTTTAGGGGCAAGAACCTACCATCGGGAGTGATGAAAACGTCGTAGGAGTACGCCTTCTTATTCTCCACAATGATCGGGATACGAACACTATTGTTCGGATCTGGCTCTGGTTGACCCTGACTAATCATCTGTCCCATCTGCTGTGTTCCCTCTGGGGGTGGAACATCGCTGGGCTGGCTGACGAGGAATACACCATACATGTATCCTTGGCTCTCATCCTGCCCTTGGACAGAGATGTTCACCTGATACTTACCCAGGTAGGGGTGCTGCTTGTACAGATGAGCGATCAACTCACTGGGGTAAGTGGACGGGTTATCCCCGAGAAGGAACTTGGCAGCTACCTTCTCGAAGTGTGGTCCTTTTAATTTTCTGGTAAGTTCCATGTTATATACTCCTACGACCTGTGCGATGAGCGTCGGCTTGGTCTAATAATACATTGTTAGTATCAAGTGTTGAAGGCATTAGCTACTCTAGCTCCAAGGGGTTGTGGGTACTGGACCACCGGGAGTGGTCACAGAAACCAACCCCGTCGCAGCCCATGTAAGTAGTTTCGGGTGTATTTCAGCTATTATCGGTGCGTGAGAATCACTAGCAGGGCTAGTTATCACAGTAATCACCGGTGGGGCGGGGGGAGGCGTGATGGGGATAAGCTGCCCAGCGATGCCCGGTGCAGCGTTTACTGGTATAGAGGCCAGCGCCCCAAAAGCTTGAAACCCGTTCTGCAGGGCAGTAGCGAGCGTCGCCCCGGCTGGGTCGGGGGCAACAGTGGCCCCGAACGCTGCTGCGAAAGCCGCCTTACCGGCCTCTAGCCCAACCGGTGTCCACGTCGGGTTCAAGCCGTTCTCAAAAAAGGCTTCGCCCACAACCGCCCACTCTTGTCCTGCGTGAGTACTTTCATCGCCTTCATTCATGGCGGAAACTACGCCTTCCAGGGCGTCGGTCATTGCTGATAGGGCTGCTGCTAATGGCATTTTACTTTTTAGCCTTTACTGTCTTAGACGCTACATCATCTTCAAACGTAACTGTCGCGCTAGGGAGGACGGGTCCGCTAGGACCAGCCGGGGTAGCGCATGAGAACTTGCTCTCTAGCCAAGTCTTTAAATCCTGCCAACGAACCACCCCTTGTAGTTCGTCACTGTTGGTTCCCAACTGAATATTTGCCTCTCCCTGAATAAGGACATCGCCCTTAACCTGGAAATCCATCTCTTCCAGCACCTTGAATAATACTGATTTTACTTGAGCTTCAAACTCATTAGTGTCTAATAATTCAAGGATACTCTGCTTATTTTCCTTGGTATCTTCGCTCCCACCGTCACCACCGTAAACAACCTTGATACCTTTATTAACACGCGCATATAGTGTCTGGTCTATCTCAGCGTGTATATGCCCCTTTGTGAAAACAAGTGCATCCCCTTCTCGATTTAGTTGGAAGGCGTAGCAAACGGAATCCTTGGTCTCGGTGTTCGTATCCTTCTCGGGGTCATGGTTGTAGATGGTAAGGCTGAGGATGCCCTTGGACTCTTTTCTAATACCTTTAGCTTTGTGGCTACCCGTTAACCGTACTGGCTGATCAACTCGATCCTTGGTGGCTTTGTGCCCCAAATAACCAAACTCATGTTCAGCATCCTCCTCGGTATCTAAGACCTCTGGAGTTAAACGACCAATACGAAGCTCTACAGTGTACTTGCCTTCCTTAACGTCCTCTTGGCACAAATCTTTTATGTTGTACCGAACCATCACCGGCGTCTCTGCTGCCGCGCTCAGAGCCTTGCTCTTATCGGCCTCCTCCAACAAATCAGAAGACAAGTAGCCTAGAACCTCTGTGGGCGTTTCGCCCTCAACTAGTTGTGCGTGGCCCCATTCAATCTCTCCAACGGGGCTGTAGGCTTGGTATCTCTGGAAGTAGTCGCGTACTAAATTCTCGATGGGCAGGTAGACGCGCTGCGCTAACCCAGTAGCGCCGATTTGTACCATCCCACCACGCCGAACAATGACATGATTACCGTCAATAGCACCCATGTAAATGTCGCCGGGTTCTAGGTTCTCCCGCATTGCCCGGAAGTTCGGCCCAGCATCAGCGGACTCTTCAATCAATTCTGCGCTTGGGCCGTCCAACTCAGCCATGTGCTCCGGGACAACGGCTGGCTGTGCGTTTATGATGAACGAGAGGATAAAGGACGTCCCATCGGCACACTCACACACATAACAGTGTGAGTTCACTTCCGGCATCCAGTACAACCCACCAACATGATCTTGATGACAATACCCAGCAGCAAAAGGAACATCCACCAATGCCTTATGCGTGTAAATCGTCATCAAGTCACAAGTAAACTCTTGCACGTTCACACTCTGTACCAGAGCTAGGTGCACCTTCGCGGGCCTGTCAGCAAACCCAGGAGTTTGCCCCATACCATCTTGAAATTCAGACATTAATAAGGGCCTCCGCTATCTTTAGGCTTACCGAATTCAGCGGAATAAGCGATGCCTGGGGCGGGGTGTGTTCCGTGAAGATCAGACTCCCATCCCTCATTCGCAGCCCTAATAAAGGTTTCTTTAAGTTTTCGGTACTGAAGCCTAGCGATCCAGTCTGTACTCTGATCCAGAGGAAGTGTCTCGATACCACGGAGCATCGGCTGCACTCTGATCGGGGCTTTCATTTTGCCAGAACGATTGAGGGCAGCAGCGTGTGATAAAGAGATGTAGTCATTCTTGATAAACGAGGAGTCTCCAGGGTCAGTGACCCGCCCGAGGTTGGTTACCGCCTTGGTGACCACCTCAATGTTCCTTCGTTTAATCCCTTCGCTCTTATACACCTTGTTGATCTCGTCAGCGATGTACGCCTGGACTGTGTCTACGTTGGTCTTTGCCAATAGGTCTCGGGGCTCAATTACACCACTTGAAATCTGCTGGCCCTTCCTAACCTTGTCCCCAACACCGATACTGATCGTTCGCCCAGCCGGAACATAGATGTCCTCGTTACCAATAGAGATATCAAAACCACCGACAGGGCTCTTAGTCACCTTGCTTACCTCAGCGGTAGCTGGAGAAAGTACTGCTGCGTTAGGTAGCGTTGCGGGCATCTTCAGAAGTTGGCTAATCCGGTCAATGCCACCAACGACACCCGCAGAAGACCCGGCCACACCGCCCGTATGGAATGTCTTCATAGACAACTGTGTGCCGCGTTCCCCCAATGCGGTTCCGGCAATAAGCCCGATATTGGTCCCCACCTCAACAGGCCTTCCACCATCCATGAGCCCATAGCAGTGAGAACACAGCCCCTTCTTGGACTCACATTTCATAGGCGATCTAGCCACAACTTTAGAGACCTTTGAGGCCTTTAGCTTAGAAAGCAGCGCAGGGGTTATGGCCGTACCTGCGGGGACCGTGGATCCCCCAGCCTTAAAGGCTTTAGCAGTAAACCGATCAACTAAATCTGAGTCGCCAATATCTAGGGCAATCCCCCGCTTCGTACCACAATTATTCTGTGTAACTACGTAGCTAATAGCCGTGTTGGCTATTTGTTTATTCAGTGCCCCCGGAACAGATACAGACTGTACCTTCTCAATGAGGCCCTTACGCGCACCAGATGAAGCGACCCAGTAATCAGAAGAACGCAGACCTTCGGAATATGACCTGTCTACAGGCACAGGAATAACCCGACCGCTCGCATTCTCTAGAAGCATGGGTCCGATAAGCATCTGCTGTAGCTGCGACCAAGCGGGTTTGACTCCTGCGTTGTTCATAGCTCTGAGTTTGTTTCCATCTTTGTCTAGAATCTTCTTAGCTTCTGACGACAGGTCTTCTGTCACCTTGGTATACAGGTCGATAATTTGAGCTTCGGCGGCGCTAGGAGAGATGAGCTTCATCTTCTCCTTTTTCCTGATGGCTGTTTCCTTAGCCCGCGCAACTTTCATCCTGCTATTGCGAAGCTCTGTGAGAGTGTTGAAGTCATCCAAATCAAACGAGAACCCGGTGTCGTACGCATGACCAAAGCCAAGATTCTTTATCTTGTCTGCTGTGGCTTGGAACTCTGCGGGGCTTTTCACAGCTACTTGGCGCAAGATGTTTTGGAGGACACCCTTCCCCATAATCAGCTTAGGGTCTGTGAGGATTTCTTCAGATTGAACCTTTTTCGGCAAGGCATTATTGAATAATATTCTTCCCGCCGTTGTTCGTAATCCCCCAACAGACACAACATCAGTAGCTAGAATATCTCCAGCCTCTGCGGCGGCTAATGCTTCTTTAGCATCGGCAAACTTAGTTCTCGTCTTCTTCCCCATTTGGGTAAGCAGGTAGAGCCCTAACTGGCCCTCTAGGCTCGGCTGGTACATCACCCTCCCAGTAGCAGGGTTGAACAGGTTCTTTGAGGGCAGCATTTTATGCGCCTCATCGACGGCCTCTTGGGATACGGGCACAAAGATGGCCATTGTGTCCCCGTCAAAGTCAGCATTGAACCCACCGGTCACCAGAGGGTGGATGTGGATGGACTTCTCATCGTGAAGTTTTGGCTTAAAGGCCATGATCCCAAACTTATGTAGAACTGGGTCACGCTTAAAAAGTACCGGGCGCTTGTTAACAGCAACCTCAAGGGCTCTATTCGCCAAAGAACTATTCTTCTCGATTTCTTCCCTAGCCTTGAGGGGCGTATACCCCATGTTTACAAGCTCCTTCACCACAAAGGGCCTGTAGATCTTCATAGCCCCCTTCCTCGGAAGACCTAACTCGTCGAGGTGCAGATCCATATCGGGAACAATGACCGACCGCATGGAGATGTCCTGCTTACGATCCAGAATTCGTTTGTGGAAAAAGCTCTGCTTTGGCGATTGACGGCCAGAGAGAATGGTGAGTATTCCGGGGGGTCTTGCTTGACCATCCATAGTCATGGCCCCCTCTGTAGGGGTAGACACGCCCATCAAAGCATCCACAGCATTGTATAGGTCGCCCCGGAGCTTCGCGGTTGCGGACTCGGGCAAAACCCCATCGGCCTCCTTTAGCTTTTGGTTGAGCATGGCGATATCGCGGTACAACATGTTTGTACCATCGATGTTTAGATCCCCGCCCTCCATAGCGGTAATGGGCCTAAAGATAGGGGGCAGGACTGGCACATTGCTTATTCCGTACGCCTTGTCAGCGGAAAGGCCCTCCTTCTTGAGCATCAGCAGGTACTTAATCTTCTTGTTCAGCTTATCTAGCTCACCCCGTCTAGCGGTCTTTATCTGTTCCTTAGCCGAGGCAAGCTCTTCATCCACATTTAGTGCAGCTAGGGCAGCAATGATTCCTTGAGGACCGACTATGTCTTTATGCGTTCCCGCAATAGCACTGTCGTACTCTTTCCCAGTCAGTCCCAGCAAAGACCGAACACCCTTTTCAAACATGGGGTTCGGCATAGAGGTTCCAAGAGCGATGTGCCCCCAATGATTACCGCCTGGGCCACCGGTCACGTCCTCATCAAATAGACCGCCCTTTTCTGGCTTTAGATCCTTGCCGCGAATTACGCGACTACCATCGGTAATCTCACCGTTAGAGGTCTCAAGAATTTGTTTATCCGTGAGAGGTGAGACAACAAGACCATTCCCCTCCTTCTCCACGTTAAGACCAAGAGCCCCCATGTACGCCAAGAATTTTTCATATGCGAACGATGGTTTTGGGTTGGGGAGGATCTGGCCTGTTTGGACTGCTGTCCAAATCTCATCCTGTTGCTTATCGCTTTTGTAGGTCAGTGCGTCCCGAATATTGGCTGTAGCTCCGTGGGCAAGCATGGCGTAAAGACCTAGTTCGCCAAACCGCTGTGCGCCTCCGGTTTCCCCACCGCCCTTGGGAACCAAGTTTGCGTCGTAGTCGTGTCCGTAACCATGTGCCCTAGCACGGAGCTTCTTATCAATCTGATGTAGCAGCTTAAGCGTGTACTGCTTACCTACCAGTACTTGCCCCAGACTCTTCCCTGTGACCGGATCGAACAACTCCGTGGTTTCAGAGACGCCCTCTGCGGCAAGAACCTTCTTTACCTGCTCTTGGTAGCCGACTTCACGGTCGTGGGCCTTAATCGTTATTTGCTTAGGGCCTTCTTTTGTCTGGATAGTGCGGGTGTGCTCCTTAACCCGGACAATCTTTTTCCCTCCGCTAGCCTGAAAGTTATCGACTGCGTAAGGCTCGCCCCGCTTGTCAGCAACCTTAGCCAAACTGGTCTCTAGGACCTGCCCTAGATTGATTCGGCCCGGAACACCAGAAGGATTCAGAATCAACTGGAGTGGGTTCCCTTCCGCATCTCTGGGCATCTCCTCATCAGGTATTACGGCAGTAATAACACCTTTATTGCCATGCCTACCTGTGAGTTTATCTCCTACGTCTGCGGGTTCTTCGGTCTTTACGTAGACCATTATCTCTCGACCATTACGAACAACATCCGTAACGACTCCGGCGTAAGGCTTCTCCCAGGTGACAGAGCGGTCCTTGAAGGGGCGTACCAGGGATTTATGGATTCCCTTCAACATCGCCTGCTCTTTTGAGGGCTCTGTCTTTTGGAGAACCGTCATCAAAGTGTCGCCTGGGTCAACCCGCTGGCCCTTCTTAATGACACCATCCTCATCCAGCTTGGCAGCGTTATCGTCCGTTACTGAGCCTGGGAAATTTGCCCGGAACTTGCGTAGCCCAACCTGCATATTTTTTTCAACGTACGCCCTATTTTTGTGCAGATGCTCGCTAGTCAGCTTCTTTGACGCCGTTTCAGAGATGACGATGCCGTCCTCAAACACCAAACCTTTGTAGGGGATGTAGCCAACCCTAAGGTTCGTGCCCATCGACAGCGTCCCGTCTTTTGTGAAGTTGGTGTCCGCGAGTGTCTGGCCAGCTTTGACGGTGTCCCCCTTCTTAACCAAGGGGGTGCTGCTGACAAAGGCCTTCTTGTCGTTCAGGGGAAAGTTGTCGTAGAGGGGCATCTCTACCTTGCTACCGTCCTTCGCCTGTAGAACGATTTTGGTGGCCCCAACAGACAGAACAGTCCCAGAGATTGGGCTGTTGTGACTAGTGAAGGAACCTACAATGTTTTCCCACGTTTTAAACCGTTTGCTCGGGTTGCCGGAGACTACCTGCACAAGTGGTTGTTCTCGATCTTTTAGGGCTACCGCTTGTTCCATGTGGCGGGTAGCCATTCCAGCGCGATTAGCCTGATCCGTAGGGAGGAACGGGATCAGATTTGCTGTGATGGAGAACATGCCTTTGGGGGACCGAAGGATGTAATCGACCTCATTAGGCGCAACCTTCTCTGGATCCCCACCGTCTTTTCGGACAACCGTTACTAAGCTGTCAACGGCCTTAGGCTTCTTTCCAGAAAAGTCGTACTGGTCCGGGAAAGCGATGGCGGCATTAGCTAGGTCTGCTGGGCTTTTATCCACGTACGCCCCAGACTTGGTGTCGTACACAGTGATTAACGGCGTCGTCCCATCCTTCTTAACACCCAAAGCAAGATGCCCGCTGATACCAGAACGCTTGCCCTCTGGTGTGTGCACCGGATCGATAAACCCTAGGAAGCTAGAGTCAATAAGCTTTGCATCATCTGAAACAGCCTGCTCATTAGAAATACCACCCTGCCCCATAATGGTCGTTCGTAGGAACCCACCAATCATATCTACCGGGTTAACTTGGCTTGTTTGCTGGGACAGCGACGTTGACGTAAAGAAGGTTTTGATAGGGATGTTGAAGACATCCGGTGTAACGATGGCGCGAACGCTATCCTTCCTATCGATATTGTTCCCTAGCTTATACTGGATTCTTCTAGCTGAATTACCAATCCGCTCGGGAATGTGGTTGTCAATGGACCAAAGCTCCTTAAACCGAAGGGAGTCCCGATTATCAACCTCAGCCTCCCCCCTATTAATGGCTAATAACTTTCTAGAAGAGGCTAGCAGCGCACCACCGGAGACTTTATCGAAGCCTTCACCCAGGGTAATCGCTGTTGTATCTTTGAGTAACGCTGTTTTGTCGTACGCTTCTTTGACGATTGCCGCAGCCTCAGTATCGTTTGCTGGGGCGGCACCGCGTACAAGAGCCTTGGCGAGCTTAACGACCTCCCCCCGCTTTTTATCAGAGACGCTCCGTGCGTATAGCTCAGCCCCCCAAGCAGCACGGATGTCCTCATCCGGAATTCCCAAAGCTTGTAGAACGGGCAGTAGTTGAACGTTTGACGTTCCATACCCCATTAAGAATCTTCGTCTTGCGGGGTCGAATCCCAAACGGAAACCCCGCCCAGCCGCTAGGTTGAACTGGCTCTCAAGCTCTCCGTTGGCTTTACGTCTGGCGTACACCCCGGATTTTAGCCGCCACTGGTTGTCTACCTGATACTCCGTACCATCGACAATGTAGCTATATCTTCTTGTGATTTTCGGGACAGCGGCAACTTTAACCTTAGCCACCTTATCTATGACTTTGCCGGTCTCGTTATCGACTAACTCAAAGTCACCATAGACTCCCTGAGCCCATGTTCGTCCACGTAATCTAGCTTTTTTCTGCGAAGGAATATCATCTAAATCAGTATCGCCCGTGGTGTAGATATTACGAGCTACTAATGTTTGCTTCTTGCCTACTAGTGGAAAAAAACTATTTATTTTTTCTACGGTCCCGTCTTCGAGAGCTTTCATAACTCTCTGGGGATCTAGAACGTTTGCCATTGGGTGCCTCCGCGCTAACTACGCTCCCGTTTTAGGTATAAGAACTATGGAGCAATGTAGCTCCCAACCAAATAAGAGGAGTATACCAGCGTGTATCTTTCTAACAATCATGGAACAATAGTCAAAGAGGTGCTTTATGTGGTGTCTTAACACATGCGAACTATTCGCGTCAGCCGTAGAATCATCGCTGATGATCGTCGGATAGCGATGTCTACTCGCGCCCCCAAACCTATTGCTTGTGACGTTGCCGGAATCTGGTGCTACGAACCCAAGAATTGCGGGGCGTGTGCTCATTTCATTGAGAACACTGGTTGCGTTAGATGGGTTTGCTCTGCATGTGTCGTTAAAGCTGATAAGGCCTCCCCGTACTATCAACGGGGCGTTTGCGACAGATGCGATAACCCCTCGGCAATACTAATTCTTGTCCATTAAACCTGCGCTCTATCTGGGTCTGCGCGTGAAGGTAGTTTCTCCGGTAGGGGATTCATGGACTTCACGCCAGCCCCAGATAGGGCATTATTCACCAACATGTAGAGATCAGGGTTGCTTGCACGGATTTGGGACATGGCCCGATACCTGTCCACCTCATTCATCTTTTTTAGCTCTGAGGTGAGTTGCTTGGCCTGTGCAAACATATCTACCATGCCGCCGTTTTGTTGAGCCTGAACCGGACTCTGCTCCACCCCTTGGACAGGCCCGCCTTCTTGTTGCGGCGGCTGTTGTTGCTGTTGCTCCATTCCGGGAGGCGGTGCCCCCTGTTGTTGAGCGGCGGCTGGATCACCGCCGCCTTGCTGTGGCGGAGCGCCTCCTTGTTGCGGAGCACCACCGCCCTGTTGAGCGGCTGCTTGTTGCTGGGCCATTTCCGGGAATGCCTGTTGCAACTCCTGCTGAGACTCTGCCTGTAGGAATTGAGCCTGTCCCTGATACCGAGTATTGATGAGCATTGCTTCGCCCTGAGCGCTCGCCTGTGCGATCATTTGCTCACGCTGCTGCTTATTCATCTTCGTCAGTTCAGTGCTGATAAGTTCCTGCTCGCTCTCAAAGTTAAAGTCTCGGGACTCCAAGAAGGTTCTGCGACTAATCATGTTTGAGCCAGCAAGCTGCATATCAAACTGTGCTCGCTGGATGTCGTCAGCCATCTTGAATGGCTTGAACTTCAGTTTGATTTTAGGAAGATCCAAGAAAGCGCACACACGATCACGGATAAACTCAACGAGACGAAGCATATCCTGCCGATTTCCCAAAAACTCATTCTCTAGCGCCCTAAGATTCACTGAGGCCCCTGAGTACTGCTGCTCTCCGTAAAAGAACCCAGTGGGAACACCCATTCCAGCGATTATTTGATCATTATAAATTCGGAGTTCTTGGTGGAGGAGTAGTGACCGCCCTTGCCCGCCAATCATCTGGTAGCCAACGGGGACAGGCATCACCGGGATATGGTTGTTGTCCTGCCGCCACTTCTTAATCTGACTAGAGACCTCTTCCTGCCAATCCTGAAGATTGATGTGTGCGTAAGGGTTGTTCCCGTCTGTAGTTACCTGTGGAAACATGACCCGCATGGGGACGATGTGCTCCATGGCGACAGCTTCCTGAGCTTTCCTCAAGACCTGTAGAAAGAAAATATCCTTAAGCACTGGGAGGATGAGTGGAGCACCCCAGCCACTATCGGAGGGGGCTCTTGAGATTGATGCACGTTTCGCGTGAAACAGTTTAGAGCTTTCGAGAAGGATGCTCTTCTTCTTCCGCATTGCCTCGATAAAAGCCTGCGGCACCGTTTCGATGATTGAGGGTTTACCGAGGGTGATATCGTTTTTGATATAGCGAGGAACCTCGTAGTAATACTCGCTTTTCCCGGTAATTTCGTTGTAGTTGATTTTGATGTTCTTCGGATTCCAACGAATAAGCCGAATCTGTAGGCCAGCCTTTACTGGCTCATCCTTTACACCAGCAATCCCTTCGTGCCCGCACGAGTCGCAAGTGATGTGGAATTGATAGCTCTTCCACTTGTACTTGATCTTCCTTGCCTCGTAGTCTGCCTTGCACTCCTTACAAGTAAGAACCTTTGTAAAGGGGAAGGATACGGAGACAAAAGCATTGCCGTACGTGTACCTATCTAGATTCGTTTCTACGAGGAACTGCCGCAGCAAAAACTGCTTTTCGAAGATCTCTTTGTATCGCTCTGTGACGCCTTCGTTATCGTCCTCATAGATAAGGTCGGTAATGGCGTAAGTTGCGAGCTTCTGCGTAATGCTGCTGACCAGGGGATTAGTAAGCTGGTAGTACAAGCACCAGTCAAAAGTATCTTTGATCGTTTTGGGTAGATAGTTTTGTGCAACGTCAAAAAAGGGACTCGGGTAGAACTTTTCTGGTCTGCCCACCGTGGATGCGCGGGCTCTACCGCCTGAAACGTAACGACCAATATTACTAGACATAATAATCCCCTACGGAAGAAGCCGTTTTAACTGAATAAGAAGCATTCTGGAAGAACTCTCCAAGAAGTCTTGCACAGTAATGCACTTCATAATTTGTACGTCATCCTCGTTCACACCATCAAACGTGGGGACATATTTCCGGTCCAAAGCCGCCTTTACTCGCAACTGCTGCTCCCGAGAAACAAACTTAAGTAGGTGTTCGTTGCACGGACCCAGCGGACCCGGCCCGTAGGCCAAGCCGTAATCCATCATGCACGCGGCGGTGTACTTGTACACCTCATCCGAAATCTTTGTGCCCTCTTTTACTTGGCTTAGCACATCTAATGCAAAGGCCGCTCTGTGTGGAGAGGGCTTCTGTATCAAGTCGAACTTGGGTGGTGTCCCTAAAAGCCCAGAGCAAACAAGATCGAATACTTCCCAACGCTCGTAGGGCTGGTCCGTTGTGTGGCAAGTCCGGATAGCCTGGATTTTATTTCTGTTTACTTCAGAAACGGTTGTTCCCCATGTACGGGAAATCTCAAGCCAACAAGTTTCCGGTTCCCAACCAAGGTACTCAGGACCAAACTCCTTAACCAAGAGAAGGTTCAGTACAAGTGGGTGCGCAGACTTATTCGTGAACGCGTGTTTGGGGGAGCCCAAACCACTATTAGCCTTAATGGGCTTCATCAATCATCCGAGCGATTGCTTGCTTGTGGGTAGTCGGTAGGCTGGACAACACCGTGGCTGGGTCAGCCTGGAATTGCTCCTTGAAGTCCTCACCAAAAGCATCTTCTAGTTGTGAGGCTCCGCCACCTGTAACCCAAGAAGCGATCCTGTCGGATGTATATTCGTTTCCACCAATCTCTACCGGGCGCTCTACGTTTGCGGCCTTCTCAATAGTAGAGCCAAATACGGATGCGTACGGATCCAATATTACGTTGTTATAATGGTGGGTAATCTTGTACTTCTCATCAAACTCTGTGAGGGCTTCGGCCAAAGGCTCCCCAACAAACCCAGCGGACGCCTTTTTCTGAAGCTCTTCTAATTCGATGATGGCGTCGGCCTCCATAAGAACGAGTCTTCTTGTATCGAGAGCAAGATTGAAGTCACTTCCGATATCATCGGCAGCATAATTAGCCAGCTTTTCGGAGAACTCTGCGCCTGCCTCTTTAACCTGAAGAGCCAAGCGACGTTTTCCTCTTGGGGAGAGGCCGCTGAATGCATCCTCAACCAACTCCATGTTGTCCTCGTCTGAGCCGGTAAACCCAAACAGGGTCTCAAGAGACATATCCTCGCCCTCACCACTGTAACCAACCTCAATTGCGGCAGTCTTAGTGAGTTCTTCAGGGGGCGTAAAGCCAAAAGAGACTAGGGCCTCATTCAGCTTCTTCGCAGCTTCCTTGCGGAGGTCTCCAGGCAGAGAATCCCCGTACTCAGCGAAGTAAATCGCTGATGCAACGGTGTTCCCAGCGTCACACACAGGATAACGGTATTCCGTACCATGCTCAGTTTCAGCAACTAGAGCGTAATCTTCAGCATGCTTAATCGTTGCTTCCGACAAGTTTGCGGCAACTTTAATAATTGCAGGAACGCCCTTGTCAGAAAGCTCCCTTCGAAGGAAGCGTCCTTCATCGTCATACTGGTCGTAAACATTTGAAAAGCTTGGCATTTCTATCTCCACAATGGTTGAGCCCTTTTTGGTATAAGCACTTTGTTAGCTACCTTACCTACACCCTAACTCGGAGGTTAGTGATCATGTCAAATGATAAACCGTATACCATTAATGTAGAAGTGCCAACTGATTCTATAACAACAGATGAACCCAGAGAAGTTCCTGAAATTTTAGTAACTGGTTTGATGGACTTATTCAATAGGATCTCCCGCAGTCTCCGCAAACCACCCTCTCAAGATACCACAGGGACTGCGCTTGAAACCGGTGGAACCATCATAGATATCGACTTTGACGAAGTATCTGCTTGTGACAAAGAAGATTCTGTCATATATCATGATAGCGATCAAGACAACTAGCAGAGGACTCTATGAAAACAAAATCTCGTTTCGGCACGGTTTTGTCAACCATGCGAACCAGCCGCAGACTGTCCTCTCGTAAATTTGCAGAATTGTGTGGATTAAATAGAGAGACGTACCGTCAGTACGAAACGGGCAAAGTTTTACCGCCAAACCAGAGTTTGGAGAAGATTCTTAAGGCACTCGACCTTGACCCCAGTAAAGACGAAGAGGCTAAACGGCTGATAGCGGCTCTATACGAAGAACGAAGTAAAAGAGAGCCCGCAGCTAAACGAGCTTTTGGTGCCGCCGCTAACGCGGAACTTCGGAAATATATTAAAAAGGACTCCATCTCAGAAGACAAGACCGCCCGAATAGTGGACTTGTTCTTTGAGCACCTCCCAACAGAACGAACGGAGAGTATGGAACATTTTATCTCGGGGGCAATAACCCGGATATTGGAGAAGTAACTTGAAACCCTACCTACCAGAAAGTGACCAGGGTGCGTCGCTTGAAGGTCTAGTTTGTTGTTCTGCTTCCGTTTGGGTTCCCTCTGAGCGGTTGACCAACAAGCAAGCCTTCATACGAGCAGCCACGATCAATGTGGTAAACGACCGGACTGGGGATGTAACCTCAGTACCGCTAGCCGCAGAAGTAGGGGATTACGTTGTAATAGCTAGACACTTTTTCACTAAAGAGGTCTGGTTAGAGAAGGTAGAGTCTTGGGAACAAGTCTCTCTTTCCTACGAATCTTTTGACTTCGGTGACAAGATCACACCTAGAGACGCTGACCAGCTTGCTGCTTGGGAAGCCTTCTCTGAAAGAAATCACGGTGTCTTGAACCTAGCCTGCGGAAAAGGCAAAACCGTCCTAGCACTAAAAAAGATTGCTCAGCGCGGACATCCCGCCGTCGTTGTGGTGAACAACAGTGGCCTTATGGATCAATGGAAAGAGCGTGCATTAGAGTTTTTGGACATCTCAGAAGATGACATCGGTATCGTGCAAGGCCCAAAGGCTGAGTGGGATAAACCTCTTGTCATCGCCATGATTCACACCCTCGCAAAACGAGCAGACTCTATCCCCTTGGATATCCGAACCCGCTTTGGAACTGTTGTGTTTGATGAAGTACACCACCTCTCGGCCACAACCTTTAGCCAGACAGCCCCATTATTTTTCGGTAATAGGTTCGGCTTAACCGCTACACCTTGCCGGGAAGATGGCTTAGAAGATGTGTACTACTCTCATGTAGGGCGCATTTTCTATAGTGATTTAGCTGGTGACATAGAGGCGGAGATATACTTCAAGAAGGTGTCCACCCCAATGCCAAAAGACACCTCGGTGATTAAAGACATCACCGGAGAGTTCTCGGCGGGGAAGATGTACAAATACTTTGCGGAGCACGACGCCCGCAACGTCGCCCTTTTAAAGACGGTCGAGTCCGCGTTGGACAGTGGAAGAAAAGTCCTTGTCCTCACGCACAGTAAGGATCATCCAGCCATCATGGTTGAGAAGTTTCTGGACAGCCCGTGTAAGGAAAGGTATACAGCAGGGGCGGTTTCAGGGGATACCCCCGGAGACCTCCGAACGAAAATAATTGAAGATAACAACGTGACTTTCGCCACTTTTGGGGTTGCCCGTGAGGGGCTGGATGTCGCAGCACTGGACACGCTTATTTTTGCTAGTCCATTTAAGGCTTGGGGGGCGTTTCAACAAGGGAAGGGGAGAATTGAACGCCGCCACAAAGACAAGAAACCCCCAGTGGTTATCGTTTTAGACGACTATAACTTTGGCCCAGCCAGGGCAATGTGTAAACACCTAAGGAAGAGTATTAGAGCCAATGGATTTAGACACAGTGACATCGGAAGAGAAGATTGAGAACTTACTGTTCGAACAACGCTCTTGCACCTCATGTGGTCTCCACAGAAACCGCAAAGTTCTTCTTTGTGGAAAAGGCAGTCCTAGTACCCACCTTGTAGCTGTAATTGATCGCGTCGGCCCAAGGGCCGCTGTGACAGGCGATATTCTCTCAAGCGGTGAAGGCCGGTTCCTGAACACTCTGTTCAAGAGAGCCGGAATGAGTCCAGCGGCTATTTGGGTTACCCCAGTAGTATCTTGCCCGACAGGGGGGCTTAGGCCACAACCACGTCGAATAGAGATGCTTCCGGCACCGAAAAAGTCAGAAGTAGAAGCATGTAATACACGGCTCCACCAAGAGATTCATCTAATTGAGCCTTGCCTTATATTTGCCTTCGGCTCCGCTTCAGTGAACGCGCTTGTTCCAAACGTAAAGGTTCAAGAAGTACAAGGGCGGGTAGTAGAGGCCTTCATTCAGGGAGACCTAATTAAATACCCAGTGCCTACTATGGCACTCCCATCTGTCAACCAACTGTATAGAAACCCGTCACAAAAAGTCGGGGGTATATGGAATAAGACACTAGATAACATACGCGTGGGTTTAGATATAGCCCACAGAATCAAATCCTTAAGGAGGAATCAACATGGCTAGTGAACGAGAAGTACGGAAGCTTGAGAAAGCTTTCGCAAACAAAAGAGATCAATTGTTGGAATTTATGGCTGACCACGAGCAAGTGTTTGACCAGTTCCATCAACTTGTACAGGAGTACAACGTTTCTCGCAGTAATGCGATTGACGCATTTAGAAGTCGTCCCGGAACGGACCCCATGTCTATCGGGATTATGGACCGCTCACGGGCACCAGAAACCTGGGCCTACGAGCCCCATGAACTTCCGTCTTCATATCTGAAGACCCCTGGCGTCGTTAAATCCGTTGATAACCGTGTAATCGAGCAAGGTATTGTTGCAGGTACCTTCGACGCCGACTTGATTAACGGTGCTAGAACCAAAAAGCACGGCACCCCACGGGTCTCGGCCCCGAAGGAAGTCGTTATTAAGGTCGCATAATGCGTGCTCGCATGCACGACGGGGAGGGTGCTTACGGCACCCTCTCCGTCTTTATACGAAAAACGTGGAAAGATGGACCATCTAAAAAAGATAAGGAGTACGAAATGGCCGAAAGACTTGAAGATCGAATCCCCGTTCGAGACTTAGTATTTGAACGAGACGATGGATACGCTGCTGTTACAGCCAGCGTATCCACAAAAGTATCAGACTCAGTACATTACGCAGAAGGGACCTGGGATAAGATCCCATACAGCGTTGAGGTTTTCTCAAGTGTCACGCTTCAGTGTGACCAGAACGCCGACACTATCCGTGCTGCGCACAACATGGCATATGACTTGGCTTGGGAGGCTTCTCGTGAGCATCTCGGTAAAGCCATGATGGGCCATGTTACAGACATTAGAACACGGTTGTATGAGGAACGATTCAATGATTGAATTTAACAGCAACCGAATAAACGGCCTCAAGTGTTTTGAGGTTACGGTGTCCTGGCACCACCATGGGACCAATGTGCGTCCTACGGTGGAGGCCAGTATCGCGTACTTAACGGAGGGAAAAGCCGCAGGTATGGCGACGTCTAATGAGTTCTCTGAAGAAGTTCTGACAAAAGCACAACAGCTTGTTGAGGCGATTGAGTCAGAATTTCTGAAGGGCGTTGGCGGTAGTGAGGATGACACCAGTGAAGAGGCAGTACGTACAACCATCAAAGGCTTAGTAGACAGGGAGTTCTAATGGCTAATTGGGAACTGCAAGTAATCTCTTCTGTGATTCGCGCAGAAGACCCCTCAACGGCTTGGGAGACTATCCTTAAAGAAGGATTGCAGTTCCGTACGTTTGGTAACATGGAGGCTAAGTCACTGTTTTCGGCAGTAGACGCGCATTACCGAAGACCAAACAATTTCGGGCATATCCCTAGTGAGGAATCTTTAACTGAACAATTTCCGGGTCTGGACCTACCTAGGCCCCTAGAAAACCTTGTTGACCTTTGTGAAAAGGTTAAGCACCAACACGTAAAAAGAGAGTCCGAAAAACTCATCAATACCTTTATGGAGCAGACCGGCACTAACCCTATTGGGGCCATGACCGATCTGTACGACTCTCTAGGACAACTCCAAGAAAAGGTCCAAACATCAGATGATGTGGTCTTTACCCAAGTTGCCTTAGAGGAAACTATAGAGGAACTCAATCGTCATAGAGAGGCTGATGGGATTACCGGAATCCCTTGGCCCTGGGCACGATTAAACCGAGCAACCAACGGTATTCAAGAAGGGGACTACATCATGGTGTGGGCGTTGCCCAAGTCCATGAAAACGTGGTTCGGTCTTGTTGTCGCTGCTCATGTCTTGTCCACGGGAAGACGAGTACTTGTATATAGCAAGGAAATGACGTGGACCGCCGTTAGACGAAGAGTGAGTAGCATTATGAGTAAGGTGAACTACACCAGACTTAAGAATGCGTCGCTCTCTCGTGCCGAGATATCTCACCTACTGGAGACACAAGAGCAGCTTGCTTCTGATGATTTCCCCGGAGAGCTATTCTTCACTAACTGCGACAGACCAGATGGGTCACCCGGTGGGCCTGCCGAAGTTCGGCGTAAAATCGAAATCTACAGGCCACACTTTGTGTTGCTTGATTCGTCATACATGTTGGAACTTCCCGGTTCTGGGAATTCAAATGCTCTTGATTGGAAGGTCTTGTCCTCAATCAATAGACAGCTAAAGCAAATCGCAAAATCAACCGGAATACCGGTTCTTTCAATTCTGCAAGAAAATGAGCGGTCTGCATATAAATATTCAAAGTCTAGGGGCACAGCGTCATTAGCTATGAATACTGGTGCCGTAATGGACTGTGACGTAGGTATTCGTCTTGTCTACCATCCACGAAAACAGGAACTAAGTATCCACCTAGCTGCCGCTAGGGAGACTACAGACCCTGGGTTCACGATTCATGCGCTTGCCTCGGAAAACTTCGGGTACGCGCACGATACGTTGTACTCGTTGACGGACACACAAGATGAAGAGGAAAGGATGCACGATCAGGAAGAAGTTCCTGAGGATGCCTTTGAGATCCAACCCGCTGTTACCAGCCCTTTAATGGATCAGGCTCGAAACCAACAAGAACCTGACGAGATAGATGAGGATACAGCAACGGGGTAAGGATGTTTTCAAAAGAAGAGGTAGTCGATTTATTATCGAATTATATAACGTTTGATAAACACGATACCCCTGGTGATAACCTCCCAGCTTTTTGCCCCTTCCATAAGGAGGGCAAAGAGAGCCGTCCATCCCTTTATGTTTACATAGGTAATCAGTCCATATCCCGACATGTAGGTATGGCTTTCTGCCACACATGCAACAAGGGGTGGACCCTAACGGGATTGCTTAAAGACCTAAAGGTTGGTCCACAGATTGTGGATACCTTCAAAAAGGTTCTTGAGGAGCAGGCACCGAAAGTAAAGGTAGATCCGTTTCGGACCCTAGACTTTTCGGTGCCTATTCTTCCCGAAGCCATCTTGGGAGTCTTTGAGTACATGCCCAAAGCACTCATAGCTGAGGGATTCTCCCCTAAACTTCTTCGGGAGTACGACATAGGTTTCGACCGAGGACGTAAGCGGATAACCTTCGCTCTTAGGGATCATCAGGGAAATTTAGTGGGCATCTCAGGACGAACCGTCCGTGGAGAGATGCCAAGATACAAAATATACCGCTCAGAGTTCCACGAAGTTTCTCGTAACTATGAGTTTAAGAAGGGCCGCATTCTGTACGGACTAGACAAGTTTTATCCAAGGAGAATGTATACAAGTATTGACATGCCGGTTATACTGTGTGAAGGCTTTAAAGCCTGCCTATGGTGTGTTCAGTCTGGGTATACCGATTCGGTTGCCATGTTGGGTTCATTTCTCAGCAGGGAACAGAAGACGTTACTCCAAAGAGTCACCAACAAGGTGGTCATTTTTCTAGACAACGATGAAGCAGGGAGGAGAGCAACGCACCAAGTTATTAAACAATTATGCGGTATTGAGGTGCGGGTCGCCAACTATGGAACCAACGACCCTATATCACCAGACGATCTAACAAAAACACAGACACAATTATCAATCGAAACGGCGCTTAAGCCGTATGAATGGAGTAGTCAAAATGGCTAAAGAAGAAGAAGCAGTAAACTGGAAATCCTTTCGCGACCAACAGCGAGGAGACTTCAGAAAGAAAATGCTTGCCGGTAAAAAGGGCAAGTTCTCGGCGGGTAGGAAACCCCCCGCCAGCAACTCTTTTGCAGAAAAGAAGATGCCCCCTGCGTGGAAGCTTCGTCACCGGGACAGTAAGTTTAAGCCCGACGAGACCCCAACGCGGATTCGCATCATCCCGACTACAGAAGAGAAGCCCTTCTATAAGTTCTATACGAAGTGGATTAAGACCCCAGAAGGACAAAACCGAAACCTCATTTCAAATGCTTGGAATGGTGAACGGGATGTCCCCTGTGTTCTTTACTACTACTGCGAGAAAGAAGAGAGCGAAAACTATTGGGCAGATGAAAAGCTCGCTGTGACCGTTCTCGTTCTTGAGGACTTCTATAAGATTCCCCATACCTCAAAGAATGGTTTTGAGTATTTCACTTACGAGCGGGTTCCCGCTGCCGACCGTCACGGTCGGATTGTCCACCCATCTTCTGCTCACGAGGAATACGACATCGTATTCGGTCGCAAGCTTTGGTGGGAAATGTGGGACTCTCAGAAGAGAGACTTTGAGTCAAAGCTAGACGGAATCGGTGAAAGCTGTTCCAGTTGCGGTGAGGGCGAAATCAGTACTTATGCGTATGCGTGCGCTAAGTGTGACAATGAGTTCGCAAACCATAGAGAAGACGCTATCGACGTTGACACCGAAGAGCAGCTTCGGACTATGGAAGTTGAGTGCGAAGAGTGCAAGCACTACGCTAAAGCTAAGCAGCTTATCGACTGCGTGCACGTTAAAGGCGTCGGAAGCCGAAAGCAATACGTTGAGGGGTGCGGTAATCCTGCCCAGCTTGACTGGTCTGCCTGTGACGTAACCGTCTCAGCCATTTCAGTCGGCAACAGGACCGCTGTAAACATCGACGAGTTTTCCGTATCCGAGGAACTGGATGTTCCTAGCTGGATGACTGAACCCATGGACTTCGATTATTTTCTTGGTCGTCAGGACCTTGATGACCAAGCGAAGGCGATGGGCCGACGAAATCCGTTTGACGCGAGTGCCCAGCGAGCACTAGACAAGTACTTCGAAACTCCCCGCAACAGGGAAGACAACGATAGTACGCCTGTCTCCGACAACGACGTATTCTAATAAATTCAACGTCATTTGGTACGGGGTGGGCCAGGGGAAATAACTCCTCTGGTCCACCCAACCTAGCTAACGGAGGTCAGCTATGGGTATGTTTACCCTATTGCCGGATGCTATCCGGATTCAAGAGCCTGAACAGGCTATTGCCCTAGCAGAAACCCTGCAGGACAAAAAGATATTAGCCGTTGATACAGAGACTACAGGACTCTCCAGAATCCGTGACCGGACTATCATCCTCGCAATCAGCGATGGTGAAGAAAGGTTTGCTATCTGGCCTGAGGTGCTCCCGTACTTCAAAGGGCTGCTAGAAAATCCAGAGTTGAAGCTCATCATGCATAACGCGAACTTTGACACTTGGATGCTTCGTAATGTGGGAATAGACATCTACAAGTATTGCAACCGAGACCACTACCGTGTCTATGACACGATGGTCATGCACGCTCTCGTAGATGACACCCTTCCCCATGACCTAAAGTTCTTAACAAAGCACTACACGGGAATCGAAATGGTCCCGTTCAAATCCGTGTTTGGTACTCAGCTTCGAAAGCGCCCCCTGCACGAAGTTCTTCTAGACCCAGACAATGAAGACATCGTATCGAACTACGCCTCCCTGGATGCGTATGCAACATACAAGCTTTTCTTCAAAGTAAGGGACGAGATGCGAGATATCTGGGTCTTCCCAGAGAGGGCCAAAGCAGATGCTCCCTACCCAACCATGTGGGACTACTACCTGAAAACAGAACTCCCCTTCACAAAGATTCTGTACATGCTTGAACGAGAGGGGATCACAATTGACAAAATTGCCCTTCTTGAACAGGCCCCTGTTATCGAAGAGCAGCTTCTGGCTATTCAGAAATGGTTTGGCCGAGAAACCGGTCGAATGTACATCAATCTGAAGTCGAACAAAGAGATGGGTGGGCTGTTCTTCGAAGGGTTGGACAGAAAAGCAGTTAGCTACACGGACAAGGGACAACCACAACTAAACAAGGATGTTCTTACCATGTGGGCTCGTGCGGGGTGTGAGTTTGCAACGAAGCTTCTTCTCTACCGAGACTTAGATAAAAAGCTTGGAACCTACATCAGTAACCTTCTTGAGAAGATCCACATCGATGAAAAAATCCATGCGTCGTTCAACCAAACCGGTGCCCGCACTGGTCGGTTGAGTTCTTCGGACCCAAACCTACAGAACCAGCCCCCATACATTCGCTCAGCGTATGTCCCATCACAGGGTAATAAGCTAATGGCGGCTGACTATGCTCAACTAGAGATGCGTATCTTGGCGCACTTCTCCAATGACGAAACACTCATTGACGCCATCCAAGCAGGCATGGACGTTCACTCGTCTACGGCTGCTGAAATGTTTCGTGTTCCTTACGAAGACATTATGGCCGCTCGTACCAAAGACGATAACGGGGAGAGCCTAGACAAGTACGAGAGTAGTCTTCTCAAGTACAGAAAGAGCGCGAAGGCGATTAACTTTGGCCTCATGTACGGGCAGGGTGCTGGTAAGTTAGCGGGCACCTTGGACTGTACAATCGATGAGGCACGCGGTCTTATCCGTCAGTACTTCAGTGCGTTCCCTAACGTCACAAAGTACTTCAGAAACGCAATCATTAAAGCTAAAGAAGATGGCTTCTGCTCTACCCTTCTGGGTAGGCGTCGGCAGGTTCCGGGCCTTAGGTCTAATGTTGGTGCTGACATTGCTCAAGCGGAACGAAAGGTAAAGAACTCTCCCATTCAAGGTACGGCTGCGGACATCACTAAGATGGCTATGGTGCGTATATGGGAAGATGATTTCATTGCCAACTCTGGTGCCAGAATGGTCATTCAGGTCCACGATGAAATCGTGTTCGAAGTGCCTGAAGAATTTGTAAACGATAAAGAATTTAACGACCGCATCGAAGAACTAATGATGCATCCCTTTGACTTCGACTTGGCTGTTCCTTTGGAAACGTCAAGCAAGTACGGGGACAACTGGCTGGAGTGTAAGTGATGCAACTAACACAAGACGTAGATCGAGAAGAACAATACTTAAACGGCGGGGGGCTGCGATGCCCCTACTGCCGCACTAAAAATATCAGTGCAAGGCCTCCGAGCACAGACGCCATGGAAGCCTGGGCACAAGTGTCCTGCGAAGAGTGTTTTGCCGAGTGGAACGACGTGTACAAACTCGTCGGGATAGAAATAACCTTAGGACCTTCCCTGGAACAGGCAGCGGAGAAGAAACAAAATGACTGAAGAAGCAAAGCTAAAGGTGACTAACTACTTCCCGGACTGCGACTCAATTACGCTCGAAGTCGGTGACTACCACATCGCTGTATATAGGGACGGTGAGGGAGAGTACGACAGGAAGACCCACGTAGACATCCACAATAAGAAAACAAGCTCAACAACGTATCTGGTTGTGGGAGCACCGTCAGAATTGAAGGAGTTACTGAATGACGAGGAAGAGGAAGAAGAACCACCAATGTTCGTCTGACCATCCGTACATAGAAAAAGCACTCGTCCTTTCAACAGCGCATATGCCCGGAGAGTCCCCAGAGTTTGGGGGCCTTCGGGCTTTGTCTTTTGAGTATGGCTACGTCGTATGGGTTTCAGAGCCTGGATACGGCGTTCCTGATTGGATCACTCCGATCATGGAGATCGCGTACCGAGATGAGTGCACGCTTGTAGTCTTAGATAGAGATGGAAACACAGACAAAAACTTTCAAACATGGGATTGGTAATGAACCAAAAAGACTACAAGCCTGCTCCCGATAATTATTGGGAACCTCTTTGGCCTGGGAAGCCACTAAACCACCCAATGGCAAAAACCGGGGAAACCTGGGTCAACGATAAGTGTCAAGTATTCGTATATGACTACCCTGTAATGTCCTACTTCCCCAAGGAAGTTTCGAGAGAAGAAGTTATCGCTGGGCTCGGATTGACGGGTTGGCCACAAATCGTGGAGCTTTCATTAAAGCTTAATACGCGAGAGCCGTGGCAAGATTGGCGCGACTTCTACAGAATCAAGTCAGAGCTTTGCGGCACGGCTTGCTGGGGGATGCAGATGTACCCTCCCCAGGAGGAGCTTCTAGATACAGCGAACCAGTATCACATGTACGTACTGGACCCAAGCTGCGACGCTTTCCCTATCCGGCAATTGCAGCCCCCGTTCACTGATTACTCAGAGGGCTGGGAGAAGGTTGTGGAGGAGGGAAAGAAGCATTTTGGGATCGGAAATGACCAGCTTAGAAATGCGAAGCAGCGGCCCTGGCAAGAGCACCATAAGTGTGACGACTTGCCACTCATAGGACCAGTGTGGCGCAGCCGAGGCTGGTCTCTTGATGAAGAAGGAAAACCTCTCTTTACGCCCTCTGGGGCAGGGACGCACGGTAATGGAACAAAAACATTATAGAGTAATAATCGAGGATGAGCTTAAAGCCGACAGCTTCGAAAGGGCGCTCGTAGTAACCCTAGATCGTATTGAGACCGAAGAAACCGTAGCCTCCGTGGAGTGTCTCTCTACGGGGGAAGTACGGCACTACGAAATACAAACAGGAGAAAGGTTAGATGACGAATCATGACCACGAATTAGAACTATTCCAAGTAGACGATACGGTCTGGATTACGGTGAACAACATCTTGGTCCGAGTAATGATGACCGATGAGGGTGCGCTGTGCGACATGTACAGCCAAGCCCTAATAAAAGACGACCATGATGAAGCCCATCTAGCTGCTTGCTACGCCTTCTTTAATGAGGCCGGTACAGAAGACACAGATGACGCTGACGAAGACATGGATTACTTCAATGACGACTGAGTATTCCGAGTGGTTGGATGTAGCTACCTGCTACTTCTGCGAACAAAAGTACACAGCGGATGAGTGGGAAGACCACCATAGCCCAGTAGAAAACCCACTATCTCATTGTCACGCTAGGTGTTGCGATCACCCAGACTGCAACGAAGAAGATGTGCCTGACCTTGAGCCCACACATTACAACTGCTGCCATGCGCCCAAAGACATGGGCCACATGTTCGGCTGTCCCAATAGCCCTGAAAATGAAGGAGGTGAGAGCCATGGGGTACAGGAGTAGTTACCAAATACTTGTTGAGGCACCTAAGGATAAGATGGATGCCTTCTTCAAATGGCTGAAGACCCAAGAAGAGATGTGCAAAGAACTAGAGAAAAAAGCACCCATCCCAAGTAGCTATGGGTTCACCGTTGGGGAAACCTACGAGAACATCCAAATGTCCCAAATTGACCTAGACATTGTGAACGCAGACAATGGACTTGCCAGGGCTGCATTCGAACATGACTACTGGAAGTGCTACGATCCCTGGGATCTTGTGATAAACCAGATCGATGAATACTGCACAGATAATGATATCGCCTTCGCCTACGGAAGATTAGGCGAATCAATGGAAGATGCAGAATTCCAAGATAATGACTTAGGTCTTTACGTAGGCTTTGTCCGTAAGTTTGTTTCCCCGTTTGAGGGCTAGTTGTGCCAAAAAAGAAGCTATGGTTTGTATACGTTGTTAGGTGTTCAGACGGTTCTCTCTACACAGGGATTACTACGGACCTGAAACGACGCGTGCACGAACATAACAGCACCAGGAGAGGGGCTAAGTATACGAGGTCTAGAAGACCCGTCTACTTAGCCTACTCCCATAGGTGCCGGGACAAGGCGGAAGCCTTAGTCTCTGAGCATGGCTTCAAGCGTATGAGTAAGAAAGAAAAAGAAGAATTTATCACGGAGTTTGGCTATGGCTAATTACCTGCCCGCAGTTAGATCATCCTATTTTAGGGTGAAGGACAAAGAGAAGTTTCAAGATTGGTTCGATACCCTCATCTCTAGCGATGATGGTTTAGAGCTTTGGACAAAGGCGGTAGATACCGCAGAGGTCCACCAAAAGTACGCGAGTGACCCGGAAGAAGAGCCGTTTGAACTCGTAGCCTTCGGGGGGTACACCAGTTGGCCCTGTGAGCGCATAATTGTAAAAAATGATGGTGACGGGGGCGAGGGGGACGACTTTGAAGACTGTGAAGAAATCGACTTCACAACGGAACTACAGGAGCACGTCCACGAGGACTGGTCTGTAATCTTACAAGAAATCGGATATGAGAAGCTCCGATACCTTGTGGGCTTCTGCGCCATCGTAGATAGTGAAAATATTGAATGGATCGATCTGACCAACTGGGCCGTAACAAAGATCCCAGATGGAAGTAAGTTTACATCACCGGAGTACTGATAGATGAACCTGAGCGAGTACCAAAGGTTAGCAGCGAGAACCATCCCAGTAGAAGAAATAGATAGCCTTCTAACGAACTTTTGTTTAGGTCTTGCTGGGGAGGGTGGGGAGTTGATTGACCACGTTAAGAAAGCGGTCTTTCATAAGCACGCCCTTGATAAAGATTACTTGGCTAAAGAGCTTGGTGATCTCCTTTGGTACATCGCCGGGATTTCGAGCATATTAAAACTCGACCTGTCGGACATAGGTGATATAAATATAGACAAGCTGAAGCGCCGTTATCCGAACGGCTTCACAACCCATCACAGTGTTCACCGGGAGGAAGAATTGGACATAAATGACATGATCAAGAAGCGGCAAGTAGCCTTACTAGAAATCATCGGATCAGTGAATACCACTGTCACCGAGGGTGATGCCGTCGTTGGGGCCTTCCTCGACATAGACCAAGGCTACGTTGAGCTAGAAGATGGCTCTGGCTACCGAATGTCTATGGGACCAGTAACCAAGTCTGAGATGCGTTCCGTGAAGAAACGCCTAAACCTAGAAGAGTAATATTATGGAAAAATACAGCGACGCCTCCCAACTTGTCGCAACACTTCTGAAGATGAAGCTCTGCGATTCTGAAGAGGCTGCGATGGAAAAAATAGCTTCCGGGAGAGCCCCCCAAATGATTAAGGACTTCAAGATGAAGCTGCTTAACGACATGGTCAGTCTGTACAGAGACCAGCTTGGGGATGACGGTATGGACCCAGAACTTATCGAAGAATTTGAAAAAATGAGAAAAGAACTAGAGGAGACCTGATGGCCAAAAAAGATCTAAGCCACCTCATTAAATCGGTACAAAAGCGTCTCGGTGGAGCCGCGACAGTTACCCCCATTACAGAGGTAGAGACCCCGTTTGATACGAGGCTCCCTACCGGAATATTATCGCTTGATATCGCGTTAAAAGGCGGGTTGCCCGGTGGCTCAATGATCCAACTTTTCGGGCCAGACGGCGTAGGTAAAGACTACCTTTCGAACCGAGTGATTGCTGAGGTACAGCGGACACACGGAGACGCAGCTAACATTGCCTGGATGAGCTTCGGATACAAACCGGACCCAGGGTTCATGGAACTGGCTGGTATTGATCTAGATTGCGGAAACCTACTCTTTGTCGATCTCGCTACCACCGACTCCGATGCACCAGCAGAGACAATGCTGGACGCCATGCTAGAGATGGTTAAATCCCAGGAGTTCCACTTGTTGATCATCAACGAACTCGGCTCCGGAGAAACGCGACACAATCTAGTTAAAGGCCTGGGCGAAGACGCAAAAATCGCTACGTGGGCTTCTTTACTTAGTTCCTTCTGTCAGAAGTTCTACTCTGCCATGCGCGTTCCTGGCGAGGACGGCAAGCCCAACCAGACTTGTGTAGTCATGATTAACCCGGTTCGGGCAAACATGAACGCGCACAGCGCGAAGTACGTTCCTTACACCCAGCCTGGGGGATACGCCCTCAAGCACGCAAAAGCTGTAGATATTCACTTGAAGCCGGGTCAGACCCTAAAGAAGGGAACGACAAAAATCGGAAAAGAGATCAAGTGGAAAATCTCAAAAGGCAAGCACGGGATTAGCGAGGGTGCTGAGGGGAGCTATAGCTTCATCTTCAACCAAGGCGTAGATTTAGTTCAAGACCTAGCGCGTGCAGCAAAGGCACACGGTGTGGTTAGGAATAGCGGTCCTGTTTACTATATCCTCGATTACGAGGATAAAATCAAAGGTGGCCTGGATGGGGTAGTCTCAATGTTGAGATCGTCCCCAGAACTAGCCGCTGAAGTCCGAGCCGCAGTGCTGGGTAAAACACCCAATGAAGAGGAGCCTTCTGATGATGAAGTACTTACCTGAACCAGCTATTTTCATAGTGTTAATCTCATTCCTCGTCGTCTCTACCGGTTGGTACCTGTTCTGGATCCAACCAAACGATGCGAAGTTAGCGAAAATACACGCCTGTATGGGCGAAAAATACGCCGACCTACAACAAGCCGATGGCGATCTCTGGCGAGTTTACGCTCGCTCTGGAACACTCTCGGCTAGTGCGGCAGGTAATGAGCTAGACCACGCTATTTACACCTCGTGTGTGAGACAGCTAAATACCGGTAACTAGCATGGCAAGACTCTGTATTCGGATAGGGCCAAAAGCACAACCGCACTATGTAGATGGGTTCCCCTTCCTTCCTGGGCTGTACTTTCACAAGCCGCCCAAGAAGGCAAAGGGGGGCACAGAGTATTCCATCACGCATATAAAGAGCGGTCTTGCGGTCCTCCCGAATATAGATGAGCGTCACCTAGAGCTATGCCGAATGATTCTAGGGCGCGTAGACTGGGACAAGGGCGCGGAACAGATTTACAACGACACAACATATGACATCGTAATAAAGGAGGCATTAGCTGTGACCACAAACCGCGATGCTAGTAAAAAACAAGAGAAGCGCATCGCGAAAGAACTTGAAGGAAAAACTCAAGCAGGCTCCGGGTCAGTTTGGGGGTTCAGACGGGATGTGGTGACACCAGAGCTTCTGGTGGAAGCGAAGACAACAACAACGGGGAAATACGCCCTAAGCTTAAAAGACCTAAAGCACTTGAAATTTCAAGCATATTCAGAAGGTAAAATACCTGCGTACATAATAGAGTTTGCGAGGAAAGGTGAGGTAGCCATAGTCCCATTTCAGGATCTAGGAGAAGATTTCCTAGAAGAGCTTTCTTCTACTAGGGATATCCCAAGCAAAAAGAAATCTTCAAAGATATTAACTATTTCTCTAGAGATGGCCGCAGACGTTTTCAATGACGTAGGCGTGCGATTTACCGTTGAGTCGGATGAGTATCTACTGATGAGCTACGAGAATTTCCTCACCTTTGCGAAAAGAGGTATATGAAATGGCAAAGAAAAAAGGATTTAGGATTCCAGCACGCTGCCTAAACGAAAAGAAGATAAAAGAGGACGGAGAGTTCTCAGTATTAAAAGAAATAGAGCGTATTGACTTCGAATCAAACCTAGAGCCTTGGTCTAGAAGAACCGGTGGGTATCACCCATCCTCTCTTACGCCAACGGCCTGTAAACGTGCTCTTTGGTACGACCGGACAGGGCAAGAGCCCGAAAGCCGAATCCCATCAGATCTCCGTATGCTGTTTGACATGGGGCACGCGCTTCACGACATGATCCAAGAGAAGCTTGAGAAGGAGTTCGACGGATTCAACGCCGAGATCCCAATCAGTAACGAAGACCTCCACATCGTGGGCCACTGCGACGGAATATTCCGTGATAGGGACTGGCTACTTGAGATCAAAACAGTGGGCGAGAGTGTGTTTAAATCACTTGTTCGGCCCAAGAAAGAGCATATCTACCAAGTACACTGTTACATGTTCTGCGAGGACGTCCCAAGGACTCAGCTACTTTACGTGGCTAGGGCGACGGGACAGATGCGACTCTTCAAGATTGAGTTCGACAACGACATCTTCCAGGAAATTGTGAGCATAATAAAGACAGTTGAAGAATTTGTAGAGGCTGGAGAAGCCCCTCCAAAGGAACCAAACAAATGGGTATGTAGAACATGTAAGTTTCAGCATGTCTGCCAGCCCTTCAGCGAGTAGGAGGTGCCTATGGCTGAGAAGGATTTATTCCTTGAATTACGTGAAACACTAGAAAAAGATCTGCGTGCCACGGGTTTTGCTCCTGATCGGGAGCCACCCAGTGAAGAACCTAGACTACCTGCTGGGTTGAAGGACTTACCGAACGAAGACCTCAAAGAACTCTACGATGATTTCTTGGCGTTCTTTGAGTATCTTTCTGATCAAGTTGCTAAAGCCAGTAGCTACATGTCCGTCAGTAAAGCGAGACTTGAGGCGGTAACCGCGACGGCAACTCTTGCATCTGCCAAAGATAAAAAGTTAACCAACGCAGACCTCCGAAAGGCGTACGTCGTAACTGCCTGTTTAGGGGCAAAGCGGGACTACGTTTACTTCAAGGCAAAGGTAGATGTCCACGATGCTAGGCTAAGAAAGATAAGCAAAAGCATGGACAGAATCGGAAGAGAGCTATGGTTTAGAACACAAGATGAGCCCGAGCGTAACTCTGAGTTTTCCTTGAGTAAATCAAAGCCAGCAAAGAAATTTGCCGGGGGTTATAAGCCGGTGTCTCGTGAATAAAAATAAGACGGTGTTCACTGCAGAGTTGACGTTGCTACCACCGTCAGTTAACAATATGTATATCTATACTGCTCGTGGGCCTAGGCCGTCTAGCAAGATGAAACAGTTTAAAGCGAAAGCGTCTATGGAGATAGCCCAACAACTGTCCTTTGACGGGAGCCCTCTAAACGGAGACAAGCCCCATCGACTAAGTATTTACTACTACCTACCAGCCTTGTTCAACAAGGGGTGGCCAACAAAGGCCAAGACCCGATTCAAGCGGCGGGACGTATCAAACTTAGTAAAGGTGTTAGAGGACGTACTGGCCGACTGTTTAGGTATCGACGATTCTTGTTTCACGGAGGAGTTTATTCAGAAATTAGACGGACCCGCCCATGACTTCGTGGGCATCAAAATAAAAATAGAAGAGCTTAGCGATGAATCCTAAAACAGGTAAGGAGGAACTAAGGCACATAGTCCTAGAACAAACAGGAGTCCGTGTGTCTCCATCAACAAAGCTAGAAGACCTACACAGTTTTCTGCAATTCAACCTAGAGGAAATACCAGAAACGCCTATCAATCAAATGAGAAATAGTCTTATAGCTTTTATTGAAAACAACCGTAGCAGGCTTTCCCTCCCATGTAATGGTAACTGCTACGAGCATCATGATGGGGTTGTATTATTCTGCTATAAACAACTCCTGGAGGAAGAAAATGGGTAAAGTAACAAAGAAAATGTTGACCCCGCTCGACCGAGCGGAAATTAGAAAAATCGTAATCGTGGGAATGGGGATGGAACCCCTTGAAGCGTACACCAAGAAAGAGGGCGAAACGATCTCTTGGATTCAAGAGCGTGCTGAAGACTTTGCGTCTCTGGACCTAGAGACCATTGGCGCGGAACAGTTCCGACCAAATGTCGTAGCGTACCTACAGCAGTTGCAGCAATTCATTCTTGGTAACTCCAAGGCTCCCACCTTCCCTACTGGCGGGGCCACGGAAGAGGCAGTGGAAGCTGAAGAAGGCACTGCTGTCACTGTTGAACCTCCTAAGAAGAGGAAGCGTGGACGTCCCCGCAAAAACCCGGTAGTAGAAACTGCTGCTACTGAAGAAACTGTCGAAGCTGCCCCTGCTAAGCGAAAGCGCGGTAGGCCACGCAAGACCACTACAGACGCCAAAGCTGCTACTAAGACGGCTACCAAGAAGCAGGAAACCACCGCCAAGAAAAAGAAGGGCGGCTTCCGAGTAAAGAAGACTGCTGCTGAAGCTGTTGAGGTGGTGAAGGAAGAAATTCCAACCACTACGCCTGAGGTCACCCTTAGTGTGGGTACCGACCTTAATTCCTTCCTGACGGGGATTGATAGCCTCCGTGGGGAGGTTCAGGCGATGCGTGCTGAGCAAGCGGCGATGTACGCTGATTTGCATGACGCTTTGGTATACATCCTTAATACGGCGATCATTGAAGACGATGATGACCTTATTAAGGACTTGTCACAACTAAAGAAGTAGTTCTAGGCCCTACCTGATCAGGGCTTAGGTTGAAGGGGGGATCACCATCACGGTGGTCCCCCCTTCTTTTTTAGCTACTACCAGTATCGGCACCCGCGTCCAGTCCAGTATCCGGCTCATCAATCACATACCCAATCTCAACCAAAGAATTACTCGGGGGTATCACCGTAAACAAAACTTTGTTCTCTACCGCGTCATACGTCCAGTCTGAGTTCAATGCGCTATCGATAAATACACGAACAGTGTCCACTATTGGGGTATGCGAAAGAGGCCATTCGCTGTGAGGCTCTACTTGTACGCCAGCATCAACAGACCCCTGTGACCAATCCTCTGAGCAAATATCCAAAACAACGCCAACGAAATGGTTCGTCACGTCAATATACTTGTCACCCGCATGCATCGCAGAGCTATTGCACATAGACTCGGCGGGGTCGAGGTTCACGATGCTGGCGGCAAACGGAGAGATAGACGTCGTTTGATACCAATAGATGAAGTCTTGGGCCGTCGCCATAGTTACGCTCTGGTCATCTTCGTCAGACACAAACACAACTAGAAGCGCCGCATCATCTCGCATCCATGTGAGCGAGTATGGATTTGACATTACATAGTGGTACACAGCGTCAAGCCCAGCCTCAAGGTGCCCACTAGCCATATTATTCAGCATGTCTGTCGCATCCTGAACAGTGTCTCCAGGCACCAGAGGGAACTGGTTCTCAATAGAGGCAGCAGTCGGGTCCGCTGGAATTATTGCAAGACGCCATCCAGACGGTGGTAAGGCGTTCATCATGGCCCCTATACCCGCGAGTAGATTGGGCTCATCATTCTGCATGGATCCAGACTGGTCAACCACCCACAGGATGTCTACGCCGTCAACCGACCCAGGCTGGGTAAAGGAATCTACCCATACATTCCCCCCTGGAACCTCCTCTTCAATATAGACGGGCACCTCCACGGGCACCTCGACTATATTTTCGTAGGTTAAGTAGTGGTCAGATCCACATCCGATCTGACTCGGTATTAATAGGCCGGTCGCTGTAAGCAATGTAGTAATAACCTGTCTTCCCATATTTAGATTATATGGAACGCGCTAATACTTGAAGAAGACCATTCCGATAATAATTTTTATTATTTAATAATTACAGCGTAATAAAATACCCATTATCACTACGTAATAAATGCCCAAAAAGTGCAAAAATAGGGGTGTTTTTAGGGATAAGAATAGTGAAGGGAAGCAATAGGTGTTTCTCTCGTAAAACCCTTTTTGTCCTTTAGGAGGAATGTCTCGTGGGTAATACTTTTCGAATCATTGGTCAGGTGTTTTTGACCGTCGTCGCAGTCGACGTAGCTATCAAGGCCTATCGCGGTCTGGCTAGCGTCGGTACCGATGCTGCCAACATCATCGAGGCGAAGTATCGCAATCGTGCGAACCGTGCTCTCGAAGCTGTTGGTGCGGACCCCCGGTAGTCGTTGAATTCTCAACGGCTTTTCTTTCAACGCAACTCAACCCATTAAGGAGGGAAATATGTTGCAAGCAATCAGGCCTGCTGGTCAGGCCATCATTCAGAACCGAACTGTTCAACAGTTCGTCCTTGCCGTAGGATGCGGCGTCACCACGCTCTACACGATCCGTGCACTAGATAATCTAGGCGCACGTCGTCGTCGGTGGGCGAGCAATCGTCAGGCCCTGAAGGCCCAACGACAGGCTGCGAAGCTGGCAAAGGCTGAAGAAGCGAAGGCTGTTGAAGCCTCCACTGCTACTCCCGAGCCGGTGACGGAGGCTGTTGTTTCCGACGCTGTTCAGACCGTCATGGAGGGTGCAAGCTTTAACGAGCTTCGCGCTGCTGCCAAGTCGCACGGTCTGGATGTTGGTCCTCACCCGACCAAGGAAGCGTTGGCTCGCGCCATCGTGGAGTTCCAAACCGCCTCAGCATAATCTTATTCTGAGGAAGACAGTCAGAAAGAGGAGGGGGGTAACACCCCCTTCTCTTTTTTAGCTATCAGTCTTTATCCCAATAGTTCAGGGTCGGATTTCCGAAGTACTTAGACCCTGTACAACTCGGGATAGACGCATTTCCATGTTCGCCATTAGCCTGGAATGGTCCAGTGGTTGAGTCCATATTACCCCACCAATGGGTGTTCGACCCAACCCAGTCCTTTAATCCCCAATACGGATGCGTAAAGTCCTCAATAGTAAATCCGGCGAAGCTGCCGCCCTCGGTCCAAAGCTCTGTCATTACGGTAAAGATATCATCAGTTAATCTATTACCAGTCCAATCACCGAAGGAACCACCAATACATGGGATGACGCGGTCTGACAGGTACCTAAGAGAGTTCCCAGAAGCATACGGACCCTTGTATTCACCATTATCGAAAAAATCGTCTGTATCATTGGTAAAGTTTTCTGTGTGGTGGTCCGGCTGGCGAACCCAGCCCATAACCCCAGCGGCCTGATTAAAAGTAACAACCGTACCGTAGTTTTGTTTATGCGCTTGCATGTGGCTGGAGCCGTCATCCGAAGTTGAAATGATTTGCGCAAAAGGGTTTCCAAGACGATTTAGGTAGATTTCCCCCCATTCGACTCCATCCATCGTGTTATCCCACCACCTGTCCGGGTAGGGACCTCGTGCGGCATTCAAAACGTTATGGTTGGCTGTTACCATCGTACAGTTATCGATGAGGATATTACCGCCGCCGCCGAATAGATACTTAGACGTCGCCCACTGCTCCTCCTCAGGTGTTGTGTCGTTGGAAAGGTTTATTTGGGAGGAACAGAACGAGGTACGATCAGTATGCCAACCACAGGTGTTCCCATTAACCATCAAGGAGACCTGTACAGAGCCCCAGTTATAGACGGTGTCATCCCCATCAGGGCCAGACGATACGTCCCCCCAATTGTAATTATCCGCAATCCAAATAGACCCCGAGCATTTGTTGTCACTCACGACGAATTCTGTCACGTCGCCGTGAAGTAAGATGCTGTGGTTTTTCAGTGTGTAGTTCGGATTAAACCCGCCCCAGAAACACCGATTTCTCGTGACTGAGCCCTTGGAGCAGTTATCGACCTCGATATGAGCTACTTTATTATTGTTAATATCGACCCCAAAAGAGTCATAAGCATAGATACGGCGTCCCCACGTTGTGTAGCTATCGGTACTACCCAGCATTATCTCCATTGAGGGGAACCCATCATCCGACCGACGCCTAGACTGCCAATTAAGGGGGCTGAACGGGCCTACGTTGTTGGTCCCGCCGCTACAAGAGTACAGCCCGCCTGAGTTGCTGTATACCAAGCCGATGCGATGTTTACTGTGATCTTCCGCTGGGAACCCAGATTCGCCGGGTTCTGGTTGCTGGCACCAGTAGTTATGGCCGGGACCACCGACGTGGTTGCTATTACCCGCTTCAGCAAAAGCCCTAGTATCCTGGTGTGCCGTTACGTTGCCCTCTGTATCACCTCCCGCGTCGATGTACTGCATGACATAAACGCCATGATCAAAATCTACTTGGTAGCCGCTTTCTGGTCCGTACAACTCCCAGTTTCGGAAAGGTGCAACGTAATCGGCGTAGTACAAATGGTCGTTAGGATCGGTTCTTACCCCGAGAAGGTATTTGGGTCTTGCGGATATTTCTTCATAGCCCATAAGCGAAACATTCCCAGAAACCACAGCATTGTCAGAACTCTGCAATACGATATTTCCCTGGCCGTGTATATGCCTAGCCGGGTCATCGGTGGGGTTATATCGAACCTTGCCCGAAACCGTGTCAAGGCTGAGCATCTGGGGCTCTATCACTGATAGGTTATTATTAATAATCTGGAGGGACTTGCCGCTGTAGGTAACAATGTCACGACCCACACTATTCTCACTAATTATCCCGTTGTCATTCCAAGCACTATAAATAGTCCCAGGACAAGCGTTTCCAGAAATACGTGTGGCCCTACCGTAAGACTCGATGTTGGGCTGATAGAACGTTCCGACAAACAGCCAAAGGTCCAAAGCCTGTTGCAGTGGGCGTCCGTCACCTGGGGAATAACGTCGGAGGTCATTATCAACAATAGAGCCTCCCCACGAATACATATGGATTGAGCCGCCGTTCAGCTTGTTCCTAGAAACTGTAAAATTAGCGCCTGCCCTTTTTTCTGCGATTATCGTGTCTCCTTCCGCCAGGGCTACCTGACCCGACCCATACCAGTCTCCAAGATCCCAATTGTAGTTGCCAACAAAGATGTCATTATTCAGCAAGACGTTGTCTGCAATTAAGCCCCCACCGCCGTCCCAATAAACCAGCCCACCGTTATGGATGTCATCTCCATCCAGGTCGTAATCCCACAGGTCGATTTCGCCCAAGTACCCCTGGTTGTGATCAATATCGGCGGTATAGAACCCACCGTAGTAGGCATAATTACTTTGGGTCTCTGCGCGGACGCCCCACTTGTTACCTCTAATCGAGCAGTCGAAACAGTCACCCCCGGCACCGACGAAGATAAACCCATCACCAGGGATGTGGTTGTTGATGATATTTGCTTGGTGACAATCTTCTCGTAAAAAGATGCCTACCGGCTGGTTCACTGGATCAATAACGTACCTATCTCCATGCGGGTACAGGTTGTTCCCGTCAACCTTTGCGTTCATACAGGAATCAAGAAAGACGTGCCCCATATGCATTTGGTTATTGGTGATAGAAATATTTTGCGTGTCATACGCAACGAGCATCGCCGCATTACCCTTATCGTTTGTGTTCATCACCCCGTTACTTTCTGGCAAGTATCCGCTTGGCGATGCCGCACAATCTCGAAGAGTATTATTCGAAAATATCGAGTTGTTTGTTCCAATACCGAAGTACACGGGTCCAACAAGATTGTTGTCTACGATCTTCACGGTTTGGTGACCCCAGCCAACGAAAATGCTGAACGGGTAATTTGTTCCCATAAGCTCAAAGCGTGCGTCGGCGGCATCGAAAACATCGTCCACGCCCCCCTCGTTGTTCTCGTAAGAGTAGTACCCTGTAGACCACGAGTATCCGGTGGTAATATCGTTGATGATATTATTACCGTTTATATGGATTCCGTGCGTGTGGGAAGCTACGTACTCCCAAAAATCCGTCATTACAGCGTCAGCGAGAACAATCCCCTTAAGGGCCTTACCGACCAGATGGATGCTGTTCCCAGAAATTTCAGACGGAAGAGCCTTGTAGTAAAACGCCTGAGCCCCGGTGAAATAAATACCCCCACAGAAGTTACTCTGAGATTTATCGAGCCCATCTCCGCCATACGCGTCTAGCGCGTAAACGGTGTGTCTAATAGTGTTTCCGGTAACTTGGAAGTTGGCCCCATCGACAACAATGCCCCATGGGTCTTCACACGCGTATTGTGTACTGTAATTTTCCTTCTTCCAGTAGGGCATCCCTGGGTCGCGGATCGTATTGTTGACAATACGGATGTCTGAAAATTCGTGCTGTGAGCAGGCGAAGATACCTACTTCTAAAGGACCACTAATCGTATTGTTTTCGATTGTTCCGGTGGCCCAATGCTGGCTCTCTGCAGACCCCCCGAAGTCATACCATTGCACATCCTCCCCAAAATAGACGCCGTAAGCGAACCCACCGTGGAAAGAGCAGTTAGTGACAGTCACTTCTTTTGAGTGAGTCGCAAACACACCCGCACGACGCTTACTGAACGCGGTGTGATCCTCTTCCCACATTTCATGCATGTGCCCGTGCTCTGACGGGACACACACAGCCTCGCAAGAATCAATCGTAATACCCTTGTGGTACTTCTTATGGTTACCCGCACCGTACGAGAACGCCGCACCGTATGGGGTCACATTGTCCCAATTCACCATCTCGCCCACGTCACCGTCGTCCGCCCAAATAGTGCACCCGAAGGCCGCTAAACCGTGGGTAACATTGATAGCCCGACAATTCCGTAGGGTAATGTTGTCCAACGATGCGGTGGTTCTTGTGTACGTCGTGGGGTTGTAGAAATCACAAAGGATTCCACCATTGTGGAGGGTGACCCCCTCAAATAAGTAGTTCCCTGAGAAAGCGGCGTTGGGCCTCTGTAACCCGTAAATAGCCGTCCACATGCCTCCCCGATCCTGATCCATGGCTGGGATGGACAGGTCCCCATCCTTGCGGGTGCAGATGAAGGCGGCAACATTCGGCCGAGTGTTATGGCCGTCCTCGACACCGGTGTCCCAGCCGGTGTCCCAATAGTTCCCAGCAAACGCCTCTTCGTCTAGACCGTGGTCTACACCGATGAAGCGGAGATTGACATCTCTAACAGTGACACCTTGTCGGCTGTTTAGATCGAACAGCGGCTTACCCTCAGACCAATAAATTACTGGTCCATGTCCTGGGTGGATTCTGAGCCATCCGTCGTCATTTACTGCGTCATCGGTCGGGGTTGCAGCACCATGCCACCAAGACATCCACACCCCTTCCGCTGATGCTGGTTCTGTCGGGTGGGTATATGCTGTCCTCATTTCCCGGTTATGCAGCCAGGACTGGTCTGCGCCTTTGTGCCCGATGAGATTGATACCGTGCACAGGGAACCGCATGGGGAGCGTGATCCCTCTGGCCTCGTGATCGAACTCATGGCAAGAGCCAACTACCTCAATTGTCCACTTACGCCCTTTGTACGCTTGGGTGTTATCCATGTGCTCGATGTAAACAAGGGCCTCACCTACGTTCTTAAAATGAAGCTGTGCCTGTGTGTGTGCGTCTACACCAAACTGGGAGTGGCCTTCGCCCGGAGCGCTATCCACCAACTTCATGTGTGAAGCTAGCTCTTCTGTAGAGGTGGTCCCCACCAATAGGTTGGTTCGTTCATCGACACGCGAAATCGGCTTTCTAAGGTTTATTACGGCCTCGATAAAACCGTCGTTATCCGTAACCACCTTTGCAAACGGGACAATATGCGCCTCATCGTACTGACTCCACAACCAGGGGTCAGCAGCGGCTGGGGATGAGTGCATATCAGCAGCCGAGCCAATTGGCTTAATTAGAACTTTTCGGGCTCGTGCGTCAAACCAAACCATGAACTCCCGGCTATCTAGGTCGTCCGAGTAATCCTCTAGATTGTACACGTCAGCAGGAATATGCCACTTCGCCCCACCAAGAAGAACGTAAGCTTCGCAAAACACAAGCCCACGCTTAGCGCCATCCGCGTCATCCGCAGTCCAATCACCAAAATCATGGTAACTTAGCCGGTCAAACAAAGTGTCCGAAGGGAAGATTTCCCCGGCATTCTCATTCACCAAAGAAAAACAATATCCACCGGTAATAACACCATTAGAAAGAACACCAAATTGGTGCTCTGTCTTCATGTAGGCTTCGCCAATAGTTACTGTCTCATGCCCGTATAGCTTCCTGGTTGCCTCATTTACAAGGTCGTGGTTGTAGTTACCGAGCACCGTGGCTTCGATAGATCCAAGAATAGACCTGTCTTGGCTCTCTTGCGGCGTCGTAGAGTGGTCGAAAGCTGCCTGCTTTAAAGATGGGTTTTTATCGCCACCATCATCTCTAGCTGCCGCACTGACCATCCCTTCTAAAGGGATATCTCTTCGAACGAGGTCTGGGTCTATTCCCCCAACCTCAAGGGTGACGCCCTCGCTATCGTATACATTCCAACCAATATCTTCGTCGTACCATGGGGGTGTAGCGGTAATGGTTTCACTACCAAAAACAGTGCCATGCGCCCAGGCGTACCAATTATCCAATCCAAAGACGTTGTAGTGATAACCTGTAGAACTAGCCCAGGTCAGGGAATCGTCCTGGGACTTGATCGTGTCGATCTCGCTATCCCCGTCATCATCCACCTGTTTCCGTGGAGCAATAGCGTTAAGCCTTCCGTACCCTATCCGTACCCGAGCCCCCTGTTCGCGCTCGGTGTTGGTAGACCAAACGTCGTCATAGTCATGGTGTTTGCTGTCCAAACGGACCAAGGTGACATGGTCAGCATCGGACCTAAGCCAGATAAAGCGTTCCCAGTCCTGCCAGTTTGGCAAAACAAGTGTGAACGGCCGCATCGGGTTTTCATAGATGGTGTTACCGGTAGCAGACTGAACCGCTCGCCCGTCCACGGGGCTCACTAGCCCCGAATACCGCATATTCTCGTTAGCAGAGAAGTTGTTGTGGTAAGCAGCATTCAGTCCGTGTGACGGAACGAAACTAACACCCTCAGAATTAGTTACAACGGGGGCCTTGGTGATGTACTTAACCTGCCAAGTATCGCCACCATCTGTGTAAAAAGTACTGCCGCCAGCGGCATCACCATGCGTACCATTCTGGTCAGTAGCCTGGAATGGGTATCCGCCTGGACCCACTAAAGTTAGGTGATCGTGTTCGGGGCCATCGTCTTCAGGTTCTGCGTGAACGCTCCCGACAATGATTGTTCCGCATTGATCGTTGTTTGGATCAGCGACGGCTGAAATTATTTTCCCGGCATATCTGCGGAATTTATGAGTACCTACATTACTATCTGGGTGCTCAAACCGAACCCAGTCACCCCAGCAGCCCCACGTACTATCCTCCCAAGCTTCTGTGAGCGTAGGCTTACCGGCAACCGTGCACTCGACGTATAGCTCCCACAAACTACTCCCAAGTATCTGGGCGGTTGGGGAGTCCGTCGTGTTCAACCCATCATTTCTTGGGTGTGGTATCCCAGGCCCAACGCCCAAAGGAAGCTCTACGGTAGTTTGCTTATCAATCTCGGCGTCTGTTCCTGTGCGTAGAAACGACTGCCACCCTCGGAGCTTCATAGCGTCCGCAAAATCAAGCCCTGCGTCTAAGTTTAGACCCTCAGTAAAGAAGTCAGGCTTAATCGCTGACAGCAGGTTCTCTCGAACGGTGCTTAGGGTTTTGATGTGCGCTTGGTACGAACCACTATAAAAAGACTTCCCGTCTTGGAAGGTAAGGACAGGGTTCAGAATAAACCCAGACGGAGCGCAACCATAGATTAGGCCGGGAGCAGTTTCCAAAGAGAACAGGACTGGCTCACCAGCAGCAACAACGCCATTATGAACACCATCATCTGGACCTAAAACATCGGAGCCAAACTTGATATCTCCGATAGCTGCGGCCATGCCCCACTCTCCTGCGGAGTGGTCTTCTGGCCAGATGTGTGCGTGTCCGTGGAATAAGAAGGTGCCGGGAAGGAGGCCCCAGTTTTGTTCCGCGCCGTCCTCCTTATCGGGGAGGCCGACGCTGTTTCGTGAGCGTTGCCCGCCGTACCTGTTGTACGTCGTTACCCCACCGCTAGCATGAGCAACACCGCGAGACCAATCGTAAGAACCGTCAGCACCGTCGTAGTTTTTCGTTACGAATCTGGTGGTATCCGTACTTGCGGACAGGTACAGGTCTCCAGGTCGCTCATCGGGGCGATCATCTCTGAGGAGATCGGGGCGTGGGACGACAAACGCGATGTGCGCAAAGTTCGATCTAAGCGCCGGGTTCAGCGCCGTACTTTCAGGATCTGTAGGATCACCCGAATCTTGGTGATACGGGGCGGTTCTCCAAGAGACAAACTCCCCCTCCATAAACTGCATGTAATCTCGAACAGTTACTTTATGGAGGCCCCCGCGTGTAAGGATGACCTTTGACCCGGTTCCGGTAGGCGGTTTCGCGTCAGCCGGTACAATTTCGGCAATCTGAAAAAGTCCATTATTACCTGCCTGGGCTCCCTCAGCACCGTCACCGGTGATTTCAACGAAACACCCTGGCTTCAGATACAACTCATCAAAGGAGTAGTCTTTGATGTACAAGCCGTCTGTGTCCCATTCGGCAATACGTGCATATCGCTCGTTTCCACTATAGGGCGGAAGGTCTGTTTTAATGCGCTTAACTGGGGGGATATACAGCGGTATTCCTGACGCAGCTTGGCTGGTCAAAAAGCGCTGTTCTTGATTCTTGTACTTTGGTTGGTGGTACGAATACCCTGTACCGCTGTTGTACTCGGTATCGTTCTCAAATACGTCGCTAGGACAAACTGTGTGGTGCGTATCTTGGATAGGCTGGAGGCCACCAGTCTCATTGGGGTTCGCAACTACAGATAAGTCCGTGGCCCCTTCTGGGTGTACGGCACCTCCGCCACCGGGGACTCCCCCACCGTACTGTCCTTCTACCCTATGGAATTTGACGTGCCTTTGAAGTTCGTTGGGGGTCTGCCCAACGTATACCCACTGAGCGGGGACTCTTCCGCTTGCGTTAGTCCCACCAGAAAGGTGTAAATCCGTCTTACCGGTTCTTACCAAATCATCGCTGGTGGTAAGTGCCGCATTCATCATGTCGGCTTGATCACCAACATCGTGATTATCGCTAAGTACGACTGAGCCCCGCATCCACAGAATTTCGCCGGTCCAACCACCGGACATGAAATCGTCGTCGTTCCAGAGTTGCATGGGAGAGATCACGGCGCTCTTTAGCGTGATCGCATTTAGTACCGAACTAATAGATTCGATATTAGTCGCTAATGCTGCAAGAGCCCGGTTAAACGCTAGACTAGTAGCGTCTTCCCCATAGGCCATAAACTTTGTGGCCGGTTGCTGTGGGTCGAACGGGGTAAGTGTATTTGCTGGGGCAGACTCGGTTAGTGCCTTCTCGCCCGTAGATACCTTCCCAACTAACCGCCCAAAATACTTATAGGACATCATATGCTCCTAGAAACGAATTTCCCACTCTACGCGAAGAATAACATTTGGCGTCACGTGAATAGGATCAAAGATATTGTACGCGACTAGGTAATTAGACGCTGCAGGATCTGCCTCTTCTGGGAGAGGCGGGTTGGCTTCATGCGTGTACCTCGGATTTGCGGAACTCAAATACAAGCCAGCCTCTGTGATGGGAACGCTCGTTCCCACTTCCACATTAGACACCCTCGTAACGTTCCCAGCAAAAGATAGCTCATCCTCAGCAATATCACAGATAAACCTAGTACGAAAATCACCCGGAAAATAGACACTATCATTCGATTGATTGTCTACCTGTTTCAGGTATAGCCTCTGGTCGAAATCAACGCTAATCGGGATTGGGTCTTGGATAGCCGTTACTGTAACTAATTCAGTCTGGCCTGTCGCAAAGTCGGTGTCTGTTTGTAGGGCTCCACCACAACCGAAACCGATGTACTTGATCTTGTCTGTGTTGTGTGGGCTCGGGGGGTCTTGGCTGTAATTATCGGAACCAATGATCTTGGCCAACCAACTGCGCCCGGTGTTTGTGAAGACGTTGTGCCCAAAACGCTCTTCAATTAGTTTCCCATCCTTAATAACAGCGATCGCTACGTTTATTGTCGGGTCGAGTTTATCGGATAACAGCATAGTTGCGTCCTTGTAAATAACTTAGATACTGCGCGTGAAGTACCTATTTCTCTAACAGCTTTTATCATATATCCCAAGACCTGGGTTGAAAAGCAGCAGTATAAAAATGGTCTCAGTCTTTCATTACAAGATAATAAGGTTGGGGAGGGGGGAAAAATCCCCCCTCCCCGGTTTTATTAGATGGCTACATCACTTACGCAATGTTGTCACCACCGCTGTTGGCACCACCCGTACCATCGCAGAACATGACGATACGAATATCCTCAAGACCCTGCGGGTTGGTTTGGAAGGTGATGAGTTCACTACCGCCAGCATCCTCATGGAGAATGTGCTCTGACGTAAGGCCGGTGTACTCTGCCATTCCGTTGATAGCCGTCAGAAGCTCACCATCGGTGTAGCCCTCCGTGTCGACATCAAGGATCCACATCTTCACAACGTCGTCAAACTGATTTCCAGCCTCAGTCTCATAAGACGCAGCTTCTACGAAATCAATCTCGATACCACTAACGTGCGCAAAGAGATCAACGACATCCGCAACGCCCGCGCTGACAGCACCGGTGAGATCTGAAACAGCAACATTTACGGGATCGCTGCCGTCACCGACAATCTTGGAAGGTGCTCCTCCAGAAAGACGCATATCAGTGTTTGCGAGTTCCGCAATCCGCAACACGTTGCCGTGTGCCGGGTAGAGGCCGCGTGCACTGACGATTTGAATGATCTCTTCAAGAGCGGCGCTCTCGTCGACCTCAAGCAAAGCATCAACCAAATCAGCGCCCTGGATAGCGGACGGGAAGGTGTAGAACGAGCGGTCTCCCGAAAAGAACAAAGCCTCATTGTCAGCGAACTGGTCGGAGTCGCAAGCACGAGTCATGATACGAACATCGTATCGAGAACCCTCTACCTCTTCACCGGCACCGTCAAGCGAAGACTCAATACCAGTACTGACGTTGGCCGCGTACTGGCCTACTTCGTGTACCGCTTGCACGGACAGGGTCAGTTGAGTCTTCAGACCCCGCTGCTCCCGACCATCGACTTCCTTGTAGGTTGAGCCATCACTAGCAAACACCGAATTGATAAGGAAGAGCTTGTCTCCCGTACCGTGCGGTGCAACCAAGTCATCAGCCACAGTACAGGACACCACTTCCGTGGTCCATCCGCCTGCACCATCGTCGACCTGCTTCGTGATCTCACAACCGACCTGGATAAGTTCAGCAACAGGGTCGTTATCTACACCAGCCTCGTAAGCGGCTTCCGCCATGTTGACACCAACGTAGACGAAATCATGAGAAGCACCCAGTGCGGAATCAGTTCCCGCCTGAACCCAACGGTCGGCCTCAGCAGTTCGAACACCAGCGTACTCTGCTGCAGCGCCACTCATAAGGGTGGTATCAGCAATATTAAGAGGAGCAGGCTTCTCACAAGTGATGAACACCGAATCATACGATCCCGAAGACAGTGCGGTTGCGCCCTCATCAGGCTCGCCCCACAATTCTTCCGCAGCAGCGTCAGTGTCTTCGTGCTCATACACATCAAGTACCAACGTAAAGACACCGGTGTGCTTCAGACGATCTAGGTCCGCGCCATTCAGATGGTTTGCATCGTTAGCGGCACGAAGGTCTACGTCAAAGGTCATGGAGTCATCATCAATGATGGCAACATTTTCCAGAGGTAGTGTGAACGTAGCTCCACCCGACTCCTTCTTGAGATAACCCCAAAGAGCGGTTCCCTCTCCAGCGCCGGGAAGGTTTGCCCCAGCAGCCAGTTCGAGTGCCCACGAAGCCATCTCGCCCCATTCTTGGGCTTGGTTATCAGCAGCGTCAAATGGACCAGGGGCCACCGAAGCGATGTTGAGAGAAGTGACGTTAACGACAATATCCTGCGCCGACAGCGTTACCTGACCAACCGTTACCCCAATACCAGCACCGTTTTGGTCACCAAAGACCTTAACGTTCCAAGTTCCCTGAGGGGAATCGGCTGGGATGCTGTACTCACACGACAGGATCTTACCGGTCGCATCAATAGGGTCCACTGCTTTGTTACTGACGTTGAACGCCTTACTAGTGAACACATCGTGAGTGATGGTAACACCGTGACCCAATTGAGTCCCCAGACACGCACGGGAACCAGCGGCAGCACATGTGACCGTGAGGTCTCTAGTTCCACCTACGCCCGCAGTCAGATCAGCCGCCGCAAGGGCAACAGCACTACCAGTCGCGTCAACAATCGTTGCAGTAGCCGAAGCAATCGGCTCCAGAGCAATCTGAAACGCGAGTGCATCACCGGGATCACCCGCATTCTTCGAAACAGCCGTTCTTAACGCAGTATTACCGTCCCAAGCGCGAAGACGGACAGAGTAGTCCTTCTTGCCCTCTGGAAGCAGTGAGTTGGCCATCGCGTCGGAAGCAGGGATGCTCAGCGCAGCAGATGCCGCGAGGCGATCAGCCTGATCCCTACCAGCTACGGTCACACTAGAAACCTCAATGAGTGTATTTAGGTTACCAGTCGCGTGGTCCATAATATCGACCATAAGCGGGATCTGAGCACCAGCGGCAAAGTCAAGGCTCCCGGCCGACAAGGCCCCGGATACCCAACCCTGGGCTTGGCCAGAAACCCCTGGCTGATGAATACCCAAGCCAGCGGCAGAAAAGATGCCGTTGTTGAGGTGGTACATCCCGAAACCACTCAAAGAGAGAGTGGGGCTCCCACCGGGTTGGTATGGAAGAACGCCATCACCACCGGGGGCACCATCCCGAGCGCCAGCTTCCGAAGGGAAAAAGGAACGAAGGTCATTGGGAATACAGATCGCTGCATGATCCTTGCTAAACACGCCTGATTGCGTGGTAATAACAAGCTTCTTCGTTCCGAGTTTGGTACTCGGATCGATCAAGCAGTGTACGTCTGCCGATTCTAAGCTGACTTCGTCGATTGAGGCTACTGTAATGCCCCCAACCGCGTCGTCTAGCTGGTCTTTGATTTGGACTGAATAGTCCGCTAAATTAAAAGCCATGAGTTGTATCTCCTGTGTTATTGATTCAAGGCCGTTTACAAACAAGACAGCAGGAGAAAGACCTACTATCTCAACGAACCCTAATATTAGGGGGGTTTGGGCAACAAAAAACGGTCTCCCGTTCGTATAAAGTGCTCGGTCGTTACTCGAATAAAATTCTACGCTGTCTAGCTTTGGGGCCATATATTATTCCCAACCGTTCGTGATTGGATAACGCACCCACGTATTAGGAGCTACGCACTCATACATATATGTGCCGTCATAACACCGTTGACCTTTTAACCCCGAACTATTCGGGAGAGGTACCGCATTTGCGAAAAAGGTTGGACTGACCCACTGCTCTACTGGTTCGATAGGAACGATATTACCGTCGCGATTAAAAACCGCTAAGTCGCCCTCTTCTACATTAGCTAAATGACCCTCCTCAATTCGGAGGTCAGCTTGTGAAGACCCAAATAGATATGCAGTCCATACGGAGTAGGATATAACCGAGACCCAGCGCCCCGATTGCTCGGAATCTCTGTCGTCTGGTCTTACTACTATAAAGCCATAGTCGGGTTCATTGGAATACTCCTCTGAAAAATCTTTTCGGTCTTTGTCGAAATAATAAGTTCCCCAGTTGTCGGGAACCGCCCTCGGAACAGGGAGAGTAGTCCCACTGTGTCCCTCAGAGACCACCAATGTTGTCGTATCAACGGTATCTACGCCCAAACCAAACAGATCTAAACCAAAAGAGTCTGGGCCTTCGATGGTGTTCGGCGTGCCTGGGTACACACTGTTCTCTACACGATTTTCCGGCCCATATACCCCGTTGATACCCAGAGAATCCTGGCCGGTGAACTTCCAGTGGCTAAGAAGATTTCCCGGCTCAAACGCTGTATCAGATTCAGAAAACAAAATGTTCGTTCCGTGCTCACTTGGGTCACCGTGCGCAGAAAGAATAACCTGATCAAGCTTCCCGTAGAAGGGGCTCTTATAGGTAATTGACCCATTATCCTCGGTAGGTATCGCGCCCAAACAAATACGCTTAAACGTGGGTGCTGACGTGGTGATTCGCACGGACGTATCTGTAGAAGCGGAGTATCGGACATCCGCCACCTCTTTATTCAGGTACAAAGACACCGCTTCAGGAATATCGTCCCTAGTAAAATCGAAGCTTAGAACACAGAAGTTCCACGCTAGATTCTCAATTTTATTCAGTGCGCTTAACGACCAAACGGTTCCCCCTGTATCAACCAACTCAACATGGAGAGACAACCCACCAGCCGAAGTACCAGAAAGGTACACCCTGATCCCGTTTTCGTCGCTAGAGGTAGTCGCCTCATACCCAAAACTAAACAAACACGACTTTCCTGTGGGCTGATTACCCACAAGAGTAGAAGCATCCACATAAAAGGGGATAGCTATCGTCCCCTTGGTCCAATCCGTAAAGTTATCCCAATCAGATGAGGAACTATTAGAGACTAATACGCCGAACCCGCCATCAGACCCCAACGAGAACTCTGTTCCCTTAAAGCTGGCTGACAACGGGACGTAAGACTTGGTCTCCGCAAAACCATCAGCCGGTGTTTCTCCCAAAGTGCGTACAACAATTTGTGTCTCAAACGTCTCTTCCCTGTAAACCTTGGTCTCTTCTTGCGTTTCTAGAAATACCGATGAAGAGGTTAACCCCTCAAATCTGACCTTGTTCGTCTCTGTTGGTATAGGGAGTGTGTCGCCAATGGACCAATAATGTGCACACTGTGATAAATCCACCATGCCGATGGTAGGTGAGCCATTCGCCCAAAAAGACGTAGAGACCTCATCGGCGCTTACGTTTCTATTAAAATAGAAAAACTCATCAATGGAGCCAGGAAAAAACCCACCCTTGGTACCCTCCTCGTCTGTATGAGAGCCCAGATATAGATTATGCGTATTTATTAAGTTCTCGCCGTTGAATTTAATCTGCTCAATATCTACCTGCGGAATTCCCAAAAGCTCATACACTGCCGATAACTCTGCGTCGTACGCTAAGTTATTCGAATACACCTCATTACCATTAATAAATATGGTCAACGTCTTAGCTGCGTTGTCCATCTTTAGTACAACGTTGTACCATTTATCCGATAATAATTCATATCCGGTCTGCCTGGAAAACTGGATGGCTGACGTTTGGTTGTTCGCGACAACCGAAAGACTCGCAGAAACGTAAAGGTTGAATACGTTCGTTGGGTTACCCGGCATGTCATAATTAGGGTTCAGGTCTACAGGGTTCCCAACATTTAGAGACAGCCCGCGAATACCGTATGGATTACTTGTGTTACCCGTTCCCGCCGATTCAAGGGTGGGTATATGCAACAGCGTAGAGTCAACCAACTCGTCTAACTTGAACCACACCGAAATTACGTTTCCAGCACCACCAACAAGGGAGACCTCATCCTTTGTCCAAGAGGCCGCTAAATCTTGGGAGCCCCCGTCTAAAGAGGCGTACCCAGAACTAGGCCCAGACCATACCGTGCTTTGTTCAGGAAGTGAGACGTAGTTCGTCGCCCCAACCATTGCTGAATACTCAACAGTGGAAACAATGACAAATTGCCCATCGGTTACGTCTGCGATTCCTTTTGTCGGGAGCTTTTTTAACGCCTCAAGAGAGGCAACTCGTCGGTTCCCGACTGTCAGCGCTCTCTGTCTGAGTGTCATTCTTGGTGTCTCCCAATAAACAATAGAGTACAAATATTATTAGATAATAAGCCATCGTTCCCCATCACAAACCAACGTCAAAGACGACCAAGGGTCAGGCAATAACGCTGCATCAGGAATATCACCGCTGGTCTGTACAGATCCAATATCATCAATGTACTCTCCGGTCCCATCATCTCCTACGGACGCTCTCACCACAACCATCGGATAGACCCCATCCTTATTGGAAAATCCTTGGGAATCCTTGATCACGATCTTTCGGCCGGTGTTCGTAACCGTATCAAAGCTGTCTGCTACTGGCGGAAGAACAAGCACAAGTCTCGCCCCCGAAGCTGGGAAATTCCCCCACTCATCTGTGAAGGGATCAAAGTCTCCTCCACGTACAGCGTCGTCATTAATGACAGAAACTAGGTCTGCCTTAACAATGTTCTCTGACGCCCCAATATCACGAATGAAATCGACCCCAAGTAGATTCCCGTCATTGTCAAAACGGTCTACCTTCTGGTTGTTCGCGGAATCAAAGAAATGCATCGTAAGTGACACCGAGGAGGAGCCACTAGTGATTACCCCGGTAAGCGTACCATTGGGGTCGGACAAGAATTTGATCTTAGGATCAGCAATTTTTGGGGCTTGAAGCGACCCATCCGACGCTAAGTACGGAACCTCGTAATCAACTGCGTCGTCTGGATTATCCACCGTCGAGCCTGACGCGGTGAGCAGGTCGTCACCAAGCATCAAAGCCCCGTCAGGGTCTCGAAGCCAGACGACCGTATTCAGTAGGTCTGTCCAGTCTGCCGGATCTCCCCCGTTGGCAATAATAGCGGCCTTACCTGGATTATCTGCAGTCTTCGTAAGTTGTAGGCCCGTTGGGTCTACGATCCCGGTGACTTTGAGGTCACCCTCCACCACCATTTGCGGCATAGTCGCAGCTAGACAGAGGTGAGCGGACTTGTCGAACGACATGGCCCCTACCATCAGGACACCGCGCTTATCCGGGTCTATAGATACCGTTCCTGGGGCTGGGCCAATTAGCTCGGGAGGTCCACCGCCTCCTGGGGCTAAGTCAACTGGCCACGGGATAGAAACCATCGCCCCAGCGGGGAGGTCCCACTCTTGGGCGTCGGGACCAGTCTGTACCACCTCCGTGTCAGGATTCCCGTCAGGAGGGTCGCTAGTATCGACCATATGCCGGGGCCAATCAGGCTCACCAGGGATGATAGTGACATGACTGGGGTCTGCTGCTGTCCCTACACCAGCTACACCAGATTGGATGGTTACATTACCGCCGACAACCCCTGAGTTTACTCGTGCAATAGAGTCCGCACCTCTAATTAAGATGTCCCCTACGGGGCCATGCCCAGCAAGAGGATCATGGCCTAACCCGCCGTCATAGTCAGGAGCGCCTGATGCAGCATCCCAGCCCTCATTAGAGTGAAGCGTCTGGATGATGATTGAGCCCGAGCCGCCTGTATGATCACCAGCACCTCCTGTGATGAATACGCTTCCACCCCTCCCGTGGAACTGATGATTTCCCGCGTTCTTGTATAAGATATGCGACTCGTCAACAAACGCCCCCAGCGTGTGTTCACGGACAGTGCCGCCAGCCATTCCTCCGCCTGTTCCAACGCCTGCGCTACCACCAGAAATGGTAACGTCACCACCACTAGGCCCTTGAACGGTCCAAGTCGGATCTCCAGGGTCGCCGTTGGGAGCTTGGTAAGTACTGCCGCCCGCAAGCGTGATGTCTCCACCACGAACAGCGATGTCTGTAATTCCCGCCTCTAAAGATGCCTTAGTCCCAGTCGTATCGAGGCCCGCTATACCGCCTGTGATGTCGACGGAGCCGCCGAATCCGTGCCCATGCATAGAGCCAGTGAAGTCGTATGAATTTCCCCCACCAATGTAGACAGCGCCACCATCGTTACCGTCTCCACCATGCATATCGGCGTTTCCGCCTCGGCCACGCCTCTCCCAATCGTTGGGGCTTGGGGTGGTTCCGGAGTGGTTCTGCCCACCAATTGCGTGGACGTACCCACCGGCGTGAGTAAAATCAGCAGCCGTTTTGCCCACAGCACCACCGACTAAATCAACAAACCCCCCGTTACTGCCATCAACTTCAGACTCGCCCCCAAAAACGTACACATTTCCGGAATGCGCATGAGATGACGACCCCGGCTGAATTCGAATAGACCCCGCTGTGGTACCAGAAGCCGCAGGGGAAGAGCCTGTTGTAATTAACAACGGAAAGCTTGTTGTAACAGGAACGCCCTCTATAGTTCGTGTAGTCGCGTCAACAACAGTTGAGAGTGAGGACATATCCGCAAATTCAACCGTAAACGGGCCAGACTCTGCGTCCACGAGAACCTTAGAATTTTCTAAGGTATCCCCATTAATATCTGCCCACTTAGCGATTGCATGAGCGTACGTGCTGTTAGCAAGAGGCCCTGGAATTGTCAGTCCTGCGCCCGTCGAGAGGCTTACAATCTTCTCGTCTACCCCATCGTGCCCATGCGCGTACTTGTAATACAACTCGTTGGCCACCAAGGCGTCACCAAGGTGATCCTGCCCAGAACCAGAAGAAACAAAGAGGGCACCTTCATCAGCAGCTATTTCCGTCGTAGGTGCCGCCTCCATCATATCCGCTGCGTCAGTGGTCAAGATGAGCGCAATCGGGTCAATGACCCCGTCTACCGTTAATTTCTCAGTAATATGGAGATCTCCGATAAACTTGGAATCCCCGGTTACTTGAAAAACCTCATCATCCGCATCCAGCGGGGCAGCGCCACCAACACCAACCTTCCCTGTGGTATTGGCCAGCAACACGTCTCCATCCAGGGAGCCTGGGCTTAGCTTCGCACCGCCGTCTATGAAGACAGTCCCGCCTGGATTCCCTGTTCCTGCGGCGATAGTTACATCGCCTCCCTTTGTCCCAGCACCATCGGCGTCGGCAGAGTTTCCTGCTGTAACGGTTAAGTTGCCCGCGTCAGCGCGAGTAGCACCACCAGCCGTAAGATGTATATCTCCGCCAGGAATATCGTCTGACAAGCCTGCGTTGATGTTTATATCACCGGCTTGCATACAAGCTTGCGTACCTATGTTTACAGAACCAGAAGCCGTCGCGGGGCTTGTGGGGTCTACTGGCGCACCAGCGGATAGGTGAAGATCCCCACCAGCGCTTCCCCCAACACCACTAGTGATGTACACCTCCGCAGGGGAGCCTGTGGAGGACTCTCCGGGGAGGATGTGGATCCCACCAGCCTGTCTACCCTCCGATGGTTGAGTAGTGATTCGTAGGTCGGTGTCCGTGGCTTCGCCAGCGTCTCTGTGATCGACGGTGACAAGCTCAACAGAACCAATATCGTCGTAGTCGTCAGTTGTTGTGGTGTTTGTTGTCGTTTGGTAGTGCAGAACCTGTACAGCACTATTTTGGATCAATTCCCCAGTGGTGCCATCCCACCGAACAAGGGCCTTATCCGTGCTCTCTAATGGGCCAGTAACCACCCCAGGCAACCATGAAGTGTGTCCATGGAAGTAAACGGCTCCAGGGGTCTCAACATCGTCCGAGGTCTGGCCCCGTAGTACGTGTCCGACATAACGGTCGTAATAGCCAAGGCCCATCGTACTGGGCTGCGTAGCCCCTAGAACAGCCGTAGGCTGAATAAACAGCCTAGTGTTATTACCTGTAATGGCGTCGATGGTAGGGATACCACTGGTGTCCATTGGGAGGGTTCCCTCTACCAACATGTACACCCGATCCCCAATCGAAGTCGTCGTCCCTAAACTAATGAAGATTGGGAGTTCCGCCAACGACGGGCTCTCTAAGTCAGCCGCGACAATGGGCCGAACCTGTACAGCATAGTTGTAGTAATAAACCTCTTCACCACCATCAACTAAGTCTGTCCCAACCAATGAGTCATGCCATTGCTTATATTCCTCCTCGTTAGTCACCGTAAGCAAGGTCCCAAAGGACACCGTACTCGTTGTGACCGCCCCGGAAGCAATCTTACGGAAACTCATCCCCTTTGAGAGCGTAGAAAAATAACGCTCCGCGCTGCGAGACCAACCCTCGTCAGCGTCGTACTCAACCTCTTCGGTTGGGGCAACATACGAGGTTCCAATTGAACCGCTGCTCGTCTCTAGGTGCCCACCATCGATGTTCCCAATTACATGGGGGTCTTCGATTTCAAGAAGCGCAGTAAACGCCGTTACCTCTTCAGAGGCCACGTTGTACCCAGCGCCTGTATCGGTTTCCTGCTCAATCAGATGGCCGTGTACTCGAATAAGCCAACGACCGGGGGTGACGGCCTGAAACTGTTTAGGGTTCCACTCAACGCCATCGATATCTGTCGGACCCGCGTCGGACAAAACTCTGGCAGGCCCATCTGGGCCGAAGAGCTTCCATGAGTCTGCGTCAAGGACGTATTTACCTAGAGCCGACTCCCCACCTACGTCCTCGTAAACCTCAATCGAGCCGATGTCGCCACCCGCATCTATTGTTGTAGAGGACCCTGTCCACTCCGCTTGGTTTCCTTCGTCGTCTTCGAAGGTGACGAGGCATTGGCTCGAAACGGTCGCGTTAACGTCGTAAAGTACGCGATCTTTCGAGCCCAGGGGGTGTTGGATATAAAGCTTAGCCATAGTTAGAAACTCCTCTATTCCGTGCTACCCCAAGGCGAAGTACCCCACGAGGCTCCTCCGAATCCTTCAGTTGAATAGTAATATGCACGTTCTGCAATAACTGTATCGATGTGGACATTACGCTTTTCCTCGGAAACATCAGACCCCATGTACCAAGGCCTATAATTTCGCACGATGACATCATAATATCCTTCTTCACTCAGTGTTGGAATGTTGAACTCAATGATGTGACCATCACTTCTTTGTCCGGGATCGCTCGCATCTGCTGGGTCTGGCTCTCTGCCAAGTACCCACGTCGATAGACCGTCCCGTAAAGGGCCTTTTGGGACGATATGTCTACCCTCGTGTACACCTGTCTCAAAGCTCCAGTCCGTAACTAAAAATTCATCTTTGGTTACTGAATTACGCATAAATACCCAACTACCCCCGATACTGCCATCGTGTGTAGTTTCTGTCGGTAGTTCAACCCTGGTTGGGTCGTCATTGCAGAAATAGAAGCCACAGACACGAAGGTCGTAACCAGAGGACGCCGGTACAATCATCTTAATCGTTGGGGCAGGGATGTAAAACTCTGTGAACCCGTGCGTAAGGTGCTTTGTTTTACGGGCTTTTACCTTCATCCCGATATGAACATTCTGCAATGCGGTCGCTTCAGCGGGGGGCTCCCAGCCTGTATGCGCTACAGGATTAGCCGCAGATAGTTTCCCTTGGTCTGCGTACCCCCAAACTAACAGAGGAAGGACCTCTGAAGCGGGCACAATCCCGGAGCCAACACCATCTACCGTAGTCGGTACAGGAACATTATCCCACCAAGTAAAGTAGCCGGGGCTAAAGCTTGGTGAGAACTGCTCATTGGAAGAGATGGTTAGGTCGGGTACGTGACACTGCGCCTCAAGGTTGTAGTAGTGCGCTTGTGCCTCGGAAATTCTTGTCCGAGTATGGTGATCTAAATCTAGTACGCCGTCGTCGTCTTCGTCACCATATGACCAATGAGGATTTTCTTTATACGTAAAAGGAACGACCGGCACGAACGCAGGAGGGACAGAAGGATCATCTGAAATTCCCCCGCCAGGATTAAAACAAAAACTAGAAGCTTGATAGTCGGCAATGGTCATTCCTCCGAGAGGGATATATTTTGTGATAATAATGTCTGGGTCGGATACAGGGCCGTACTCAATAAGCTTGTCCTGCTGCCAGATGGTTTCTAGATGGTAGTAACTCTTTGTTGCATCCTCGTCGGGGCCAAACGTGTCAAACGCTGCAATCCCATCTACAGCCAGTTTTGCTACTGCCCCTGACGTGAGCCCCACAAAAGTGACGTCTGTCGGGTCAAGCGGATCAGGGGCGACAAGTAGCTCAGCATCAACCAAGCATTGGTAAAGATGGTTGTACCAATCAAGCCTGGACTCGTTCGCATAATTGTTGGGAAGTAACTCCTCAGACTCGTCTTCTTTAAGGCTCAACGCCTCTTGAGTGAATTCGTACGTAGCCTCAAACCCAAACAATAAATACGTGTGTACGTGCGCATTCTGTGGGGAGACCACGCCGAACGGAACCTTGGGATGCCCTCCAGAGCCTACATGGTCCACCACGGGCGGGGCAGCATTCCAAATATGTCCCTCCACCTCCGCGCCTTGAAACCTAACGGAGAGCTTTTCCCCGAGAACAAATTCAGCATCTTCGTCGCTAGTGATGGTCTTTTCTACAGGAACCCATACCTTGGACCGGACCACGTCGAGATCCGAATTCCAAGTGTTGACCATGTCAAGAGTCGTACGCGCCTTGTTCCATGAACCATCCCCAGAGTAATCATCCAAAACGCCTTCACAGTAACCAGCCTCATACTTCTCAAAGACATCATCCATGTCCCAGTAAGTGACTTCAGGCTTGGGTATATCCTCGATAGTCTTCGCAACACCTGTAGACACCCCATCCTCGTCCAACACGAAGCGATCATGAATTCCGTCCCCGTTTACGTCGCCCCAAAAGTAGACATCGCAAAGGGCTAAAGCACCTTCACCCTCCCGATACCACCTAGAAAGGGGGTTTAAAGAAGGAGATTCCCCATCAGCTAATTCGGTGTCTGGGTCCTGATAAAAGTTCCTACCGAGCGGAAGGCCGAAACGGTACCCAACGATCTCTATTGTCTGTATATCCCCGTCTGTAATGGCATTATCAAAATCAAGGATAAATGCGCCGCCTTCCGGGGTGACGTACATAAAGTGCGGGGTGTCTTTTATCCGTAAAGCGAAAATCTGTTGGTGGTTAAAGGTTGTCGTAAACTCGGTGTTGTTACCCACCAAATTCGCAAACATCTCCGAAAGTACCCAGGAGACCGTCCCCTCAGACGCATCTGTAACTCTATACCCCAGCACGGGTGTTTCTGTTGTGTACTCGTACGGAAGATCATCTTTCATGACCACGAAGCACACATCCCAGTGTGAGCTACGCCAAAAGTCTATTGTACGTTCAGAAACGCCAGCCTCCCCTAGCGTTAGGCCTGCCAACGTAGGGTCTTCTGTGAAAAACCCAGTCGAAGGAGTCCAGGAATTATTCAACTCCTCTTCGGGGGTGCTGTACGTTTCATAGGGCCAGTCCAGCATATCTCCGCGACCAATCCTGCCTAAAACCTTGTACTCAAACTCGTCAACAAGGGGTGAGTCATCAATAACAGCCACCTTCTCAAGAGTTTTATAGGTGGGCCACAAACTAGCCTGTCGTTCAGCGGTAACGATTGCCTGTGCAACTGTTTGCTCTGTGTAGGTAGGTAGGCCGGTATCTGCGTCAATAACGGGTGCACCGGTCTCGTCCAATGCTGGAAGGATGGTTGTGTACGACAACCCTTCTCCGTCGTATCGAGCCATAAAAGGGGCAGTGTGCGGCGTATCTCGCAGGATAATTGTGGGCATGAGAATGGCTTCTTCAAGCACACTCACCTCGTCCACAAAGTTTAATGAGCCAACAAGAATGAAGTTGGTGTACGCAGGCTTGGCCTCATTAAGAAACTGCTGAACCAGCGGAAACACAGACGTACTGTGGGTGATTTCCAGAGGGACGTTTACTAAAAAGGTATGATATTTCTCGATAATAGTCGGGGAAATATCCACCTCATGAATAACCCCATCGTCGTCTACAAACTGTCGTACGTTCCCGCCGAACTGCTTGTTTATTATGTCCTCATCGGAGATGTAGTCATCAATCTTAACGACGTCTACAAGCTTTACGTAAGCGTCTAAAATCGAATCCTCTCTATCTTCTAGCTGCTCGTCTGTAAGCCCCTCAAGATCATCGGTAAACGTAAAGCCCTTAATCGTTCTCCCCGTCCGTGGGTTTGTCGCTAGCGAGGTCCCAGCAGGGAGCACAAAGACCTGTTGCCGTTCATCCTCGTCTACAAGAATAATTCGCCCCTCAGTCTCAGAAGTCGCCTCTTGAGCGTACAAAACCCTGCCGGGTTGTTCTGTGTACGGGAGGTTGAATAGAGCTTGTACAGCTAGCTGTAGGTTATCGAAGTGCGGGCCGCTCATGAAAGCAAACCACATCGATTTTATTACACTTAAATAATCAAGCGAGGGGTCGTACTCATCAACAAGCTCCTTAGGGAAACCAACGAACAACCCAAAGTTATTTTCTACCGTCTGAGAGTTATCGTAGTAGGAAAGTTCCGCCCAAAATCTTTCCGGGCCTGGGTAGTAAGAGCACATTCTAGGCGCGTAAACGCGCAAATCAGACACGTTACTCAAATCAGGCGAATTAATAATAAACTCACCGGTATCCTCGTCATACCCAAGAATTTGGTAAACCCCGGCAGGACCGTTCTCTATAACTAGACAGGATAACCCCAGCCCCGCTGCTTCTTCAAAATCGAGCACCTTCTTGGTGTCGCAGTACGGGGAAATAAGCGCATGTTGAAGGAAGTTTGGGTCCAACTTAACCCTGGTCCCATCAGAGATTGAAGCCGTCCCCTCAATCAAATTGTCAAAATAGATCCGGGTGTCTTTGACGTCATAATCCAGAAACTCTCGATACACGCCCGCGTTTTTCACCGTGTCTGTGCCGAGGAAGGGGATATTGACTAGGTCCTCAGACGCGTGCGTCCGATTGTGCATAGTTACCTTCCGAAAAACCCAGTCCAATTCAGGCAGGTCGGCATGGACCCATACACGCTCATCCCCATTAAGCAACGCAGCCCCATTAAGCGCCACAAGAAGATCGTACCACTCAACAAAGATGTCCTGGCCGTCTATCGCGAGGATCGTTAACGTTACATCGATGTCCCCACTGGTATACGGATCGACAACTCGGAGAGTCACGTAATCACCAACTACGTAAGTTTCCTTTAACGAACTGGTGTCGGGGAGGGTGATGTAGGAACTCTGGATGACCTTTGTGTATTGGGCGACGCGCAGGTGCTCCCAACTCCTAGCAACACCATCAACGGCTTCATCTTCTTCCAAATCCAACCGTATGGTGTTCTTCACACCACCCACATCGTACGCGGTCACAGAAACCACAACATCGGACCCATCCGTCTTATACAAACGAACCCGGTCTACCTCACTATTGATCTGAACAAAAGGATAAGTGGGGTCGTACAGTACTGAGCTTACAAGGGGCGTGGTCGGCGTTATGTCCTCCAGGTCTCGAACGAAGTACCCTCCGGTACGGTCATCAATCAGCTTGTACACAGGGAAACTAGCGAGAGAGGTGACAATCTCCCAAGTAGAATCATCATCCTCTGTGTAGGTAACGCTGGTAATATCGATTACCTCTGGTGGAGAGATGTCGCTGTACAGGAGCGCCTTGCCGGGAACAAGTGGCTGGTAAATCTCTGCGCTACTAACTGTAGCTAGGGTGTTGTGGGTTCCCTCAATCGGCTCAGTGACCGATAGGTCTAGTAGAATAGACTCGTCGAACTCGCTCAGCGTGGCTGGCTCATCCGCAGGCCAGTACTCAGAAATTTCGTGCTGTATCCACCTCCGCTGGTACTTTCTGACAGTGTCCTTTAGCGCCTTTGCGTAATCATTCTGCCAAAGAGACATCATCTCTGATGAAAGAACCTGCGTAATAGACGACCAAAGCGCGGTTAAATGTTGTTTATCCTTAACCATGTTCCAGAAGTCGGGGAGGTACTTAAAAATGTACTCCGAATTCGGCCTGTGCCCTAAAAGCTGCTCTGTGAGCGTTACAGAAAAGGCCAGCTTGGTCTTATCGCTGTAGCGAACATTGTTATAGACCGTGAGGCTAACAATATATGAGCCAACCACGTCCGGAATAACCAGTGGGGTCGACAACCGAGACCCCGCCCCACCGGAGAAAGAGAACGTCCCGGCTTGAAGCATCTCCAGCCCAGACGACTCTGGTGCGGTTAAGGATGCCCGAACCTCTCTTGGGTACTGCCTTACGACTATCTTTGCGCCATCTTCAGAAGACCTATCAACCTCTGAAAGCTCTCCCCCAGAGATAGTTATGTTGAACCCGGCTGCTTTAGAGTTATAGAACCCCTCAACGAGATCAGAACCAGACACATTGACTTCGCCGTCAGAGTCGGCCCCAAGAACTATGTAAAGGGTCTCCGCTTCATGGTCTAAATCCATGGTCAGCAGACTGTTGGGCTCCCCAACTGTAACAACGGCTTTGTAGGTATTGTACTTTGACGAAGGCTCATCAAAAGTAAGCGTTACCACATCAGTGGTGCTTTCATCCTCCTCTACTCGATACAAAACCGTAGAGGCGTACGCCGCCCCCTGCATACGCGCCTTGCTCCCGGTAGGTTTTAGCTCAAACTCCCAATCATAGGTAAGTTGTCGCCCCTCCGAGTCAAAACTTCCCAACCCGTCTAGTTGTAGAGCGGAACCGACCACAACCTGTAGATCTCCCGTTGCAACGGCTGTTGGCCTGTCAACCGGAAGAACCTTGGACCCAGACATACGGAAGGAGCCCAAGGCAAAGGATACGTCTTGGCCCTCTGCTTCCACCAAATCAGGCTTGTCGAACAACTGCTGTGCTGCCGACCTACTCGATGCGTGAAAGATTACCGCATCAGAATATTGGCCCCCCGCAGCCCTGGCCTTCACAGACCACATCAATGAAGCTTCTGTCTGCTCTGGGGAAGCCGTTAGATAGGCGGAGTCCGAGGACGATGTGTACACATACATCCTGTCATCTTCACCATTCAGGACAGCCCGAAGAAAAACACCATCTCTTACCGTACCGTCATCACTGAACAGTAGGTTTTTACTACCAGCTAATATGGAAGGTGCTGGGTCCGTAGGGTGTGTCGCGTACGCAATCCCATCGTATGAAAACAAGAACCCAGCAGAGGACCCCTGAACGTTTATCGCCCCCACAAATAAGCGGTTCTCTGTGTCGGTAAAAGACTTAGGTAGCGCGTCATCTGTGAGATAGATGTCGAACTCAATAGTGAAGTTCTCGGGGATTCCGCCAACAATTTCCGCGCTAGTTACGACCGAGGAAACTTCCTTTACGGCATTAATCCTCTCCGAGGTTAACGCGTTTAGATAAACAAAACCCTCTTCGATAAGCACGTTGGGGTACTGGATAAAGGACTCTGCCTCTAGATGATAATCCACATCTGAGAACAGGCGGGAGCCTTCGGTGTACCCCTCACCACCCGTTTCGGCTCGGAAGGAGTAATCGATCCTATCCCATTTTGTTGAGACCGGTAACGACATTACTAAACTCCGTTAACCTTAACCAGCGTGAGGTCTTCCATTATGTGGTACTGGTTTCCCAGAAAGACGATGTCCTTACTACGAGCAACCCTAATCTTCCTATCCGCCCCGTACGTCAAGAAAGACGCCTCCTGCGGAAACCTCGTGTAAGTCACACCACGCCTTGTCAAAACCGACGATAGATCAAATAGCTCTAAAGGCTTGTTCGGATACAAAGATGACAAAAACTCAGAGATGTAATCCTTTAGCTCGGTGTTTGTTAACTTCCCACCAGAACAGACGATGGACATCATCGGATACGCCGGAAAAAAGTGACGAGCGAGTGGGTTGTTACAAACGACCCTCATCGTTTTGTTGAGAAGGTAGTTTTGTACATCATGTACGACCTGTGCTCGGTCGTAATTGATGACTACAGACGACCCAGCCACTTCGTATACAAACTCAAAAGAGTCATCGGATACATCAAGCACGACCGACGTCACGCGTAGACTGGAGTCCTCGCCCATCGAATACGAGTAGTTATCGTTGCTGACTACGATGTCATACCCAAGAGAAGTGTACCCATCCACTGTTAACTGCGTATCGTCTGGAACGATACCGCCAGTGATGTTCGGGTCGTAAGAAGTGAGCCTAAAAACAGCCGAAAACAAACCAGAATCGTCTGATTCTAATTCGGATGGGAACACACCCTGGTACTTCTCTCGATAAACCTCGATAAACACCTCTTCAAAGTCCTTGACTCCTGGGCCACCACCTGAGCTTCCCCAGGCTCCACCAGTAACCTCGTTCTGCATGTATTCTTTGATTTTACCGTCCCCGGCATCACCGTACGCAGACTCCTTCGTCATCCAGAGTTGGTACTTGGCTGGAACAAGATCGCCCGTGACAAAGTCTGTATAGGGCTCTTCGTACTCAAGCTTAGAAACGGTGAACTCCCGAATGAGTCTTGGGTCCGGAGTATTGTCCCGCTGGGTGACGAACCGGATACCGTCCTGTTCTAGAATCCCAATCGTTCCCTGCGTAAGAAGTTTTAGGTCGTTAGCGGAAGATAGGCGGATTACGTATTGCTCGGGCGTCCCCTCTGGGTCGAACTCGTACACATCCGCCCTCAGCACATCACCTAGTTGTCGGTTCATATCCGCAACAACGTCATCCAACGTCATTGGGTTTGGTCCACTAAACGTACAAGTACGCATTGACCCGTTGACGTCTACGGCCATGGTCTTTCCACCGACCATGAGGCTCTCGTCTTCCTCGTATTCAACGCCCGTTAGGTCCGTATCACCACGAAATACGTCAGACCAGATCACCTTAGAGGAAATCTGGATCTTATCTCCGGGCTGAATTCCGTGTTTAAAGAAGTCCACAAGCTCGGATTGGATTACCCGTGTCGTATCATCTGGGTCGGCCAACAAACTGTTGCTGATCGTTAGGTCTGTGGTGTTGTACAACGACTTAAACACCCCAGCGCTTTCCGCAGGGGAGGGCCGCAAATACGACTTTTTCTGGGTAGCCGGGTTTGTGTACGTGAATACAGTGTCTGGTCCCGCCAAAAAGTACGTCTTGTCCCTGAAGTAGACTTTCCCTGTGCCGATAGAGGGGTGGCCTAACGTAAACTCAAGCGCGTCTGTCGCCCTTGGAAGCTCTTTGTACCGGTCTAGAACCAGCTTATTGTTCTTACCAAGGGCGCGATAGTGGAGAACACGGTGGGTCGCATCCACACCCCAACCATTCAAATCATCGGAGTACTCTGGATTGCTCGTGATATCGATGGTTATTAAGGTGAACCCACCAGACACGTCAACGCTCTCAATTAAGAAGGTCCCGTTTTCGGCGTAATCATCAAGAACAAATAAATCCCCTGCGCCAATTGTCCCACTCCAATCAGCCGCGTCTACTGACCTAACCGTCAAAGCACCAGATACATAAACCTCACCTGCGTCTGTCGAGGTTGCGTCCGCTAGGGTAGTGCTCGCATCCAAGTAATCATCTACAGGCCAATGGCCGTCGATAACGCCCTCTACATACCAATACCTGTCCTCTTCATCCATGCTGTCGAGACGAAGAACATCATAAAGAGATACGCCGTACTCGGCTAAGTTAATGGTGTTCTCAAGGGTAAAGCACGCCCGCTTAACCAACTCTGTTTCAGTTTCTGGGTCGGTATCAAGTTCCCCATCCAGATTAAGATCAACAGCCTCTAGAGATAGCTGCCCACCGTCTACACCAAAGGTAGCTTGGGTCATCGGGTCGTCATTGAGCCCAGTGAAATCACTGGAAACAACATCAACCGGGTGCCGATACGGCACGGATACACCGGAGTTATCTGAGTCGGAGAGCGACACGGACTTAACTCGAACAAGCGGGTACTGCACTGCGGTCGCTTGCTTTGTGTAAATCCGGTAAGACGCTCCTGTATCTGACTCTTGGATTGCCTTCTCAAGAATCAAGGTGTTCAGGTTAATCGCCGTAATCTTGTACTCACCCCTATTCTTCTCGGAGTCGATGTACAAAAACATCTCTACCGAGCCAGGAACCGCAGCAAAATCGTACCCAGATGGGCTATACGCCGACTGAGAGTTCTCAGTAACGATGAGATCCGTACCCTTTTTCAGTACGATCAGTGGTGTTGCAAGGTTCGTAGAACACTCAGCGACAACGCGAAAGCGTAGGTGTTCAAAGCCAAGACCGAGGCTTTCGGGGAACGCACCATCGATCTTAACCCCACCAGCGACAGAGTGAACAATTCTGAAGTGTGTAGGCTGTAGTTCTGCCGAAGGTGGATCAAGGAGTTCAAGAACTAGGTTGTCCAATGGCCTTGGAGATGACCCAAATTGGTTCGCCAATGCGGCTTCTAGCTCTGCGCTATAGAAATGCGATAGCTGTACAGACGGGTTTACAACACCGTCGCTAGCAGCGACCAAAATCTGTCCCCCCTCTTCAAAGAGAGTTGACGGGTCCTCGGGCTGCATGAACACAGGGGCCGTAGTGGTATCTGTCGATGTGCTTGGCTTCAGGTATACATCGGTCATTCCGCCGATATGGACTTCATTATTAGCTACTAATAGACCGCCACCAAAGAACCCCGGAAACGGAGTAGATCCAGGAATACCAGACACATTGATAAGCGCATCATCTCCAGTTGTTGGGTGCGCGTTGTATAGCTGGACCACTTGGTTCTCTAGCAAATCATTTGCGTCATCACACCAATCTGGTGCAGCAGCAGGGGAAGAGAAGTGGGTGTCGTAGTCCTTACCCATAGGATGGGGAATGAGGAACCCCCCGTGGCCCTGTAGGTTTGCTAAAGAATTCGTAGCCAAGTCGACGTCTGGTGTGTCCTCATCGACATCGGACAACCGTGTTGACCCACCAACTAGCGGTAAACTTAGCGGCTGGACAAGTGACGTTTCGTCCGAGTCAGACGGCGTGATATCTACGGTCTTCTCATACAGATACCGCTTGGCCGTATAATTAGTCCTCCGTAACTCTTCATCACCGTCACCAACCGTACCCACCAAATTAGCAACCGATGCACTAAGGCACGCCTCTGCGGGTGTTCCCCCGATGCTGGCGTGGTCTAGGTTGAACGGCTTGTTCAGACGAATCCATACTGCCTTAAAATCGTTGCCTGAGAACGGGGTAAGTGTCCCAATCGGCCTGTTCGCATATGCGTATACGTTTGCACCGCCGCTAAAATCGCTTATCTCTCCTTCCCAAACCCCGCTGGAAGGACTGCCTCCTAAACTTAGCTCGCTCATATCACCAAAGTACTGGGCATTTACGGGAGCGTGGATTGGGGCATAAGTGGTCCCCAGGTCTACAGAGGGGTTCTTAGCCGCTGGTAGGAACTGAAACTCGTCCCACGAGGGCAGAACAACCCCGTCAGGGGACAGCATCTCTGTCATGCCTCGATAGACTGTCCAGAAGAGCCTATAGGGACTAAATACATAGGTGTACGCGGCATAGAACTTGATGGTACTCCCCGCATGCTCACCGCTGTAAAGGGGCTTTAGGTCACCAATTTCAAGGTCTTCGGACCCTCCGCCAGTAATGTCCCAACCATCAAGCACGATGCCTGGGTCGGAACCATCGTCCCCTGTAGAGAGGAACGTCAGGCGGCATTGGCCTGTGGCGTAGTTGATCTCGTTTGTCCCGGTCGTGTCTAGGAACTTACCGGTAAGGTCGTAGACACCTGCAAGAGCACCAGCATTCGTCCAATAAGAGGACTCAACCAAATTACCGGAACCGTCGTCCTCGATAACCAATCGAACCCTATGTGGAACAGTCGCGGCGCTGGTCGGGTCAACGTAGTCAGAGTCTCTGTTGGGAAGGATCATCTCAACAAGGATTCGAACAGTTGGCGACTCCCCCACAAGGAGTGGATATGCAACAGGGGTATTTGCAAGACTGAAAGTGATTACGCTTGTTTCCGCGTCAATCTGTCCGTCTAGCGCTGTTGCGTCCGAGGCGACCATTGTCACCGCTAACTCATAAGGAGACTCCTCTCCATATACGTCCTCATCATCTAAGAAAGGGAGGTACGGAGCGGGGACAGAAACGTTGTCGACGTTGTCGGGGTCGGGGTCAACCTGATCGACTCCATCATTATCAAAGGTTGCGTCTGCGTCGTTTATGTCTAATTCCTCCTTACCAACAACCTGTTTACGTGGCCCAAAACCACCGGAGAACCCACCATTGATGTTCCCGTAGTCGGCGGTATCGGTGTAAGAGGTGTAACTCCCGTTCCAGAGGGACAGCGAGACGAAACCTTCTTCTTCATCCGAAGGCCCGGTGGATCCCATTGTTTGGGATACCCAAACGTGCCCACCATTCCCCTTACCACCAAGATGCGCGGACTTAACAATGAAGCCACACGGGTCTGTCAGATAGGAAGAGTCCGAAGTGAGAGGGACTGGTCTATTTAGTTCTGCTTCAAAGTACGTATCATGAGGTGCAACGTTTATTTGCGCGATAATATGCTCACACATAGCCGTAGGCGAGGGGGAACCAGCATCAATTAAATCTTGTGCCGCCACCTTGGAATCGCTGCTGTCGTCTACGCAAGAATACTGGTCATTATGATCAGATGTACTAAAAAAGATGATATCTACAAAGGCATGATCCTTCATAGCACCGGTGGAGTCAGCGAAGGCTGCGTAAAAGATAGACCTAAGGTCCATTGGTACTGCATCGCTGGCGACGGTGGCGGTGGAGATCAAGTCGGCCAATACGTTGGTGTCGTCCTCGTTGAACTCTAAAGTGACGATGTGCTGCCCGTCAGCACCAGCCAGATGACCCGATAATTGAACACGTGCTTGGTCCAAAAGGGACACTACGTCGTCTACCGTAATCGCGGTAACCCCGTCACCTGCTCGCGTGCCTAAGACTATAAACTCATCAGTGTCGTCTTGGTTTACGTAGCCATACTTACGTTCCCGATGATCCTCAACAATGATGGCAATACCAATATCCTCCCCAGCACCGGGAATAGCGCCAAAAGGAAGTTGGACTTCAAGCTGTGCCGCGATGTGGTCCGCGTCTAGGGTGATTCCGAAGGTTTTGCCTTGAGCCCCCTCAGAAGAAATTTGGCTTGTAAGATCCAGCGCGATGTCCGCTTCAGCAGCGTCATGCACACCATTGAGAACAGACCGCAATGAAACCTTCGCCCCAACGTCCCAGGGGCTGGCATCATAGCCCCAGTGAGAAAAGGGCTGCTCAATAGTAACTTCGGCCTCAGCCTGAGGAGAGAAGCTATTGATATGGTATTCCTGAAGGTTGGACCAATCCATCCCCTCGACACGGAGTCTCCAAGGGTCACCGTAACCAACAGCCTTTACTCGACCCCACGCCTGCCACTGGAGCAAGTCTCCCGCGTCTTCTAGTTCGCCTAAGTAGTCAAAAAAGCTGTTTGGGTCACCAGCTAACGCGTATCTGGAGGGGTACGCGGTGCACGCAACGTAGTGGCCAACGTCAATGTTCATATTGACCCACGTTGGTTGGTTGTAGTGCAAAATGAGATCGCATTCGTATGCGTCCGCGTTTACGTCAACCACGTCATCAGGGTCAGGGGCTGACCCAGCACCAGTCTCGTTGACCAGCTTACCCTCTAAGGAAACCCCTGGGCGTCTTCCGTACGTTTCGAAATCTACCCCGCTGTACGCTACCTCCTCGCCCTCGTCTGTAAGAACGGAGAGCTTCGGTCCACCAAACTCATAGATGTGCGTGTACTCCCGCATTGCGGAGTACTCAAGGTCAGGATCGAAAGCAAAGGCCTCTTCACCCTTGTACAGAATTCTCTCTTTGCTGGTGAGGAACGAGTCCTGCCGAGCGATACCTAAATCTTCTGCCCCGTAATGGTCAAGAAGTGGGTAAACGACCAGCTTGTAAGGATGGAGATGTTCAGAGGTTTCTGGTCCGTCTTCCCTACTAAGAACCAAAAAGTCCCTTCCTGGGATCACAGAGGCGGGGACATCTAAAACATTGAAGTCGGTCGTAACGTGATCCGTAAAGGGTAGGTGTGCGCCAACAACATAGTCTACGTCCTCGTTGGAACCGACTAGCTTGAAATCAGACCCCTGCTTAGAGTGCATGTTCAGTCCGTGCTTAGCGGAACTGGTGTAAACCGGCATCGGGTTCACACTATTAAACGTAAATATTGAGTCGGGCCTGGGGTACATCTCAAAGTCTTTTACACGAACATACAGGTCCCCATTCGTGTGCTCCTCGACAGCGTCAACCACACGGACTCGGCCAAGAAGCTTGTTCGTGAAGTACTGATTCCCATCCGCGAGCCGTACATATCGCGCAGATTTAATCGCGTTCTTGAGGTCACCATCCCACCCGGAAGCAGGGGCCTTCATGAGAAAGGTGTTTGTGAAGGGGAAGGTCAGACTCTCACTCGTAGAACCATGCCCCTCGGCCACCAAAGGCACGGTTGCCCAATCCATAGTCATATAGATCAAGTCACCGACAGCCTCACTAAGATCCAGCATGGGTTCACCCGTAAGGATGTCCCGCATCATTTCTGGTTGTCCGTAACCGATAACTTTAAGAGAAACTAAATCTGCGTACTGGTTGTACAGTTCTGTCTCGATACCCCTTTCGGTATTCAGGGAACGTTCCGACAGCGAGCGCTCGGCTCTGACTAAAAAGTCTTCGTTGGTCTCTTTAGTTACCCCGCCGCTCATAGCAGCTAGGTTTGTTACCCGAACTACCCCATCAATACCGTTTGCGAACTTAATCTTATTCTTGTCCACATTGGCAAGAACATCCGGCGCAGAGGATGAAACCGCTACGTCGATATACCAATGCTTCCCAGAGCGAATAAACGTCTCCTTAAAGTACGTTTTAGGGATATCCGGTTGGAAGTTGATGCCTGATGCTGTGGAAAATACTGTGGACGAGTCTAAAGCCACGGTTCTCGGAGTATTGAAGAAAAGCCTTACTGTGCCCCTGGCCTCTGCTCCGTAATTTCGAATTGTGAGAACATTGGAGAGTATTGCGTCCATCTCAAACTCGTTGAGACTCGGCGCGTTTGCTAAGGATTGCTGCTGCTTAAGAAAGTAAATCTCCCTACGCAACGGCTCCATAAGCATGATCAAAGGAGACACCAAAACGTCCCTAAGAACAGACCCAGGAGAATTTACGTCTAGGTGAGGAAATTCATCCTCCAACCTAGAGATGATGTACGTCTCAATATTTACGGTAGTGGGGTCTGTAGCTAGACGCCGCATTAAAGGATTAATGACCTTCTGGAACATAAGCGAGCCCTCGGACTCACTCAGGTTTGGGTCCAAATCGAGCAACCGCTCGGTCATAAATCTTTTTAGATCTTTAATAGCCATAATTTTTACCCACTAGAAATAGGTCGGTCCTGAAGATTCGTAGTTTTCTGCAAACTCCGCAACTTCGCTTATTATCATACTGAAAAAAGCGGCCCTACCTGCGTAAGTATTGAGTTTGATGGACAAATTCATCATCGTCGGATCATTTGGATCCAACTGTGCATTAAGAACCTGTACATCACTTAATCTCTCATCCGCAGGCGCATTAGACATAATCTGTCTTGTCGACATTTGCTGGCCAACCTGAACAACGTTCATAATCGTTTTAGCTACCAACGTTTGAGGAGACTTAGGGTTTACTCGTTGCCCCACCCAATTCTGCATATTACCGCCTAGACTCTTGTTAAATACATCCGACCCCGGTGTCGTAAGTAAACATTTCACGAACTGTTGTACCAGCTTAAACGGGCCACGAATAATCCTAAATTCAGCCCCCATCATGTACTCGAAGAAAGTCTCTCGATTTATCCTCTTGGCTGTAGTGATAACATCAACAGCGTGGATGTCTTTATCGTTCTCCGGAAGTGTCGTCAGAATCTGTGATGGAGACTTAATCAAGAAGGGCATCTCCTTATTATTCACCCGGACCCTCACGGCCTTATCAAGGCTATGTCCATTTACGTAGAGAACCCCTGTGTCCAAAGTGATTCTCCGGGTTCCAGCAGGAGACATCGTAGACACGGTCTCCCCCTCATCCCAAACAATCGTATTTGTTTGTTGGTACTCTTCCCCTTCTTCAGTTGTGTACGCCCGGATAATTTGAACGTTATTAATGCCGCTAGCCACATACCCGTAAGCGGTTCTACTGAAGTCGTGATCTTCTGTTTTCTTCAAAAAAGACGCCGGAATAGCAACCATTAAAGAACTAACTGACAGGGCGAAGAACTCGGAAGACACCCCATTTAAAAGAACGTCAGTAACACCAGCAACAGCAACGTCCTCGATCCGAACCATCACCCCCAACCGAACTGAGGTTAACTCGGCCACCTCTCGCACATAAACTGCTTGCAAATCAATCATTAGACTGCGCCCGAATCTTCGTTATCTTCTGTAACGGCGAGGTCACTCACATTCTCAGCATTTGCTGCTAAACCTATGGCTCCGCCGCTCTCGGCGCTTGCCCCCTCATCAGTTCCCAAGAGAAGGCCCCAAATATAATTCACCTGCGATATCTTTGTCCTTGTGGCAATGGTTCCTGGGATAAAGGCATCAGAGTCCTCGTCTTTCGAATCATCTGACCCGATAACATTTAGCTTGTCGTCAATCACTTCAGCCAAGGAGTACCCCACGAAATAATCGTGTGTCCTCGCGTATGCCCTAATTGACGCGAGCGCGTCTTCAAGCATAGAAGCAATTTTCATCTGAGCTTTGTACTCAGCCGATGCGCCAGCGAGAATTTCTCGTTGGTTTTCTTCTGGTCGTGTTGCGTCGTCTGACATAATTACCCCAAATAATCGTCCCTGGGCGGGCCTTTGATCTCTACGTTATTGTCCTCACCCCTCTGGACGTAGTCCGTAAGAACATTAAATCCTGCTCTTGTCTCAACGCTAGCCACATTTGATCCAAATAGATTAGCTGCTTGATCTAGCATAGATTCAACGTCTCCTTGACTGGCAATCTCCTGCGGAGTTAGCTGAGGTACTCTGGAAAAGTTGGCTCCCAGTAGCAGGTCAGACATTACTGTCAGTTTTTCCTGCTTTAAGTACTCTAACAGCATGTTTACCGTGTTTACCACGTGTGCATCATATTTTAGATAGGTATTCCTTAGCGAGGAAATGGTGTCCAACAAGGCGAGTGTTTGGCTTACAAAACGTCCCTGCGCAGAACCGGAAGTGGCGTATGTGTTAGCTAACCCCGCATACTCCTCCGCGCTGATCTGGCTTAAATCAGACGTGGTCTGGATCATCCCCAGACGTAGCTCGTTAAAGCTAGCTGCCCCTAAAGCCTCGATACGTAAATTTTGGAAGGGGTACTGGTGGGACACCTCATCATTTATTACAATGGTAATATTGGTCCCCTCAACAAACCCAACGCTACCGATTTCCCGGTACTGGCCTGGAGCCACCTCCTCCGATACTACGTCTCTCGGTTTGATGTTATATGCGGGGAGCGTTGCTACGTCTGTTAAGCTGACAGTACTCCCAAGGGACACCGACAGAGAAAACCCCGTCTCAGACCCAGAGAACCCCAACGCCTCTGTCTCTACCGTTAACGCACTCTCAGATTCCGAGTTAACGGAAGATAGCCGTATCTTATCTCTGGTAACCCTTACCGTGCACGAAACCTGTGCAGAGTAATTTACAGCGGTTCCTGAGCTTGAAATAGACAAGGGGGGTTCGGGAGAAAGCTTAGCGTACTTAGTGCTTTCTCCTGTGGTGCTATCTACGACCTCCTCTATAGCGGAAACTTTACTGTGCCACCCAACGGAGGTCTCATACACATCATCCCCAACAGCAGTGTCCTCAGGAATCTCTATCAAGTACACCCCAACACCACTATCAAGCCCCTCCTCCCAAGAATACGCTGTTCCATAAGCCCCAGAACCTACCCTGGCCCGATTAACAGTAAGCCTTGTAAGCTCATCGGCATCAACCAGAACTAGTGCAGAAAACGGGGTATCGGACCCAAAGTGGTTGCCAACCAAAGAATGCGAAAGGCCCAAAAAGTCGTTGATAGTTGTGGGAACCCCCACATACCTTGGGGCCTCTATTCCTGTGTTAACAGCTAACTGGGTAATCTCTGGGAAGGTGACTCGCGCAGCACTCCCCCCATACGCCTGTTTCGCTGTAACAACCAACTTAGCCCCGTCGACCGAAAACTCTACGGGAGACTCCGTTTCTTCAGAAGTACCGGTAGAGGTTGTCTTAAACCACGTTGTTGCCACCGAATCATTTAGCAGCGTCCGTAGTTCTTCTACAGTACTAATCATCACTGGGTACGAGTCAGTGTCTTCCTCCATAGGCTCGTCCATCACTGCGGCGTACCTGTAGTTACCGACAATAACTTCAAACGTATTGAATCTCGTAGACTTGTTTATGTAGTCCTCCCAAGAGGTAATATTAGCCGCCTCCCAATTCACCATCGACCCTATCGCTAGGTAGGTATACGTACAATGAACGCTCCCGTGAAAGTAGTAATCGTGTGTGGGGGTGATGTCTTCTAGGGATTGGTAGACGCCGTCACCAGCGGCGATGGAAAGGCTTACTGCCCCATATTGGTACTGGATGCCACCGATCTTCACGGAAGGATCCGTCATCAAGACTATCTTTCCTTCTGTGTGCACGCCCGGATAGGTTTCCCCATCAGACTCGTCCATTGCTTCATATGTGAGAATGTCACCAGTACCCTCGTCCTTTACTGAAATGATGATTCTGACAGTCCCCGGCACAATGGGGGTCTTTAAATAGACAAGCTGCATATGGAGTAGCTCACCTACTTTATCGACCGCATCGAGACCCTCAATCATCGCACCAGACTCCGAGCGTTCAAGGGTGGGCGTAAAAGACAAACTACCCGTACCGGCTAGCGCAGCCTCCACACGAACGTTTGGTATTCCGGAGCCATCGGCAGAAATCTGGGCCATGGCGTCACCGACGTCGAGCACGATAAAGGGGTCGGTCCCCCCATCGAGAACAGCACTGTCCCCAGAAAGCGTAGTAACCACCCCTTCGTACTTCGGTACTGTTATGTCTCTCTTTGGTTTAGCGGCGTGCTTAATAAGCGACGAAGAGATCGCTGACTCTAACAAGACCTGCTGTGGGTCTGCTCCCCCATTTACTATATTAGTATCCATTTGAGAGAGGGCGGTTCGCGTCTGTAACGACGAACTCACCGACTCATAGTCTGCGTTCATGTAGGAAGAGACGCCCCCAGTAAAGCTCTTTGCCGCAGCGACAATACTCGGCAGGTTGAGTCGAACTTTGCTCGCCACCTCTTTTATTTTCGCCTTAGCCGTAGAAGCGCTAGTCCCCATAATCAAGGCCCCAGAGGAAGCCTGATTATTACGAATCATATCAGCAGTTTTAGTCTCAAGCTCTGCAATAAGCAGGTCTCTCCTTTTTGCCCCCGCTGTCGTTATCTCCTCCATAAGGGAGGCTATTTCCGCAAGCTTTCTAGGGTCTGTAGTGGCTTCCTCTTGGTGTGCGTACGAAGACAAACGCACCGCTTCCAAAAGCTCTGTAAGCAGCTTAGAGCAGGCGATTACTTCACGATTTCTGTGTAGCCCCAAAAGAGCGTAAACAGAGTCTACATCTGAATTTACACACCGGTAGATGTAGTCTTTCGCGCTATCTACGAGGTCATCTGCGTTTTGGACACCTCGTCGATTTAGGATCTCTAGCGACGTAGAGAGTGCTTCCCTTCCCTGATCTAGCTCCTCACTTGAATATTTACCAGTCATCACCAAACTCCATGCCGCGTAGCCTCCGGGCGTCATCCTCACCCAGCTTCATGATCTTACTTCTGACCAAGCTAGAGTCTAGGTCCAGTATGTCACAAACGGACTCAAAAGAACTTAACGCGTCTGTCTCGTCTGAGAATATCCACTGCTCTGCATCCTTACCTATTTTTCGGAGTTTAGTCGTCTCGTGTTCTTTGTATAGAACATAATCCACCGCCGCTCTACGCACAACAGCAGCCCATAAACGAATAAACCAAGGAGTTGGTCTTCCCGAATAGGTCTGCGAGTATTCTGCGGTTAGATCAGTTACTGACGGTGACACCAAGGGCTCCCCGAATCGTAGGCTCAGGGGAGATGGTGATTCCACTTCCTGTTCCTGGCTCGACTCGGGCAACTTCAACCTCTGCTGTTCCTGCGGACAGACCCTCTACTATAAGAGTAGAGTCTGTCAACGACATGCTAATAACTTCATCATCAGAGTTACTAAGCAGGACATCTAGAACGCCGTCAAGTTTTAGATTACTTCTATACGTAGTTTTTAGCGTAAGCTCGGCTGTCTGGCCGACACTCAAAGCGATAGTGGGGGTATTATAGGTTAATACAGCCCCAACAATTTCACCTGGAGCGTCCACCACCGTATACTCTATTCCGTCCACTACGGGAAATATGACATCTGGTAAATGGGCCGACGCGGCATCAGGGACTTGAATCTCTCTCAAGATATTCTCGTACCCCTCCATGTAAACGCTATAAAATTTTTCCCTCAATAAGTCTACAGAAGCAAACCCGTCCGAGTCTGTTTTCACAATCCGAACACGAGGAATGAGCAGGTGAGACCTACTATTACCCGCATAGTATATTAAATTAGGTAGTGCTGTTTCAGCTTCCGAAAAGCGTATCGTTAATTCCTGAACAGGAACCCCATACGGGTCGATAAAATAACCTGAACATCTACATAAGTGCTCATCTGTAGCCACGGCCAGCGCGGTATCATTTATAACAACATCAAATACATGGGGATCTGTATCGACCACCTCAACGGTCTGAAGATTCCCGTCAGATATCGTGGCTCCAGAGGGCGGTGTAAGATGAATCTCATACTCATCTACCGCCTGATCTCCTAAAAATACTATGCCGTCTGCATCAGTTAATCCGCCTGTAATGGCGGCAAAGGTGCTAGGTAGGTGGAGAGATACGTACACATTGGCAAGCGGGTCTCCACCGCCACCAATCTCTGACCTGCAATGTACGTATACGTCTGCCATCCCTATCTCCCCGAAGTAGTCCGGATTGATCTCATCGCGCCTGTCCCGTACTGATTAGGTCGGTAAGCTCCTCCGCGCTGTTGCGCTTGTGGGATTCCTGGAGCCCGACCACCCAGGGCCTGCCGCATGACGCCTTGACCCCTCGCTGTGTCTCGGGCTTGTCCCGGAGCCATCGCTAAGTCCAGCCCAGCAAGGCCTATCGCACCGCCTCGTAGTGCCTTGCGACCTCTGCTCAGGGTGTTCCAGGCCTGCGCTCCTTGACCACCAGCGCCTCTGCCCCACGTCCGTGCACCTGGGGAAGCGATGCGGCCAGTCATAGTAGTTCCTCTAGACCCAAGCATCCCGATTTGACGGTTAATTGGGTTCACCGGAGCCCGCGCAAATGTGTGTGTACCAGCTTTAGCAGCACGGCCCATTCCACGGACACTTGACGACAACGCTCTAACGCCCGTTAGACCCTGTTTTGCGCGACGGGCTGCTTGAACACCCCTTGCTACTCTGTATCCACGATAACCGAGCATTGCGGCGCGGCCAAGACCAGCGGCCACATTCAAGCCGGGAACAAACATCGCACCGGTGAGAGCAATGTCAGCCCAGTTATTTTTAACGAAATTACCAGCACTTCTCATCCAACCCGGCGCTCTCCACGCCATCTTCACAAACTCTGGGTCGACGTCGTGTAGCTCTTGGATAAAGGCAACCTTGGTAGTCCAATCCAAAGCCTTCTCCTGTACGGAAGCAGACTTGGTCATGGCCTTCTTGTTAAAAGCCCTCGCCAATCTAAGGCGCAACTCAGTAGGAATACCATCATTTAGGGCAACGCCCCAGGTCTCCTCTTGTGCTGTTTTAATCATGTCGCTCATTACTTTCTCCAATAAACCTTAGACATAGTTAGCGTGTTAGACGAGTTTGTCTGCCCGCGCCTATCTGATTTAGATTATCTGCTCGCTGGCGCTGGAGTGCCTCCCAGTTCGCCTGTGCAGCGGTGTTCCCGACGCCCTGTCTCTCTAGCCGATCCGCGTTACGGCGGCGGTGTTGGGTACCTTGGTGCCCCCTGAGGGCACGCATCGCACTGGTTCCATATCGCTGTCTGTTGTGTATCTGTTGGCGTTCATAGAGCGGCCTAGCGTCAGCGAGCCCTTTCCCCCAGGCTGCGTTTCGCGCACGATCACCAAGAAGTCCTTGATCCGCCGCGATATTCAAGCCCGTACCACCTATCGAGGCCGGGGAAAGAAGCTTACCGCCATGGAAAGTGGTCCCGAGCAGCGCACCGCCCAAGGCCATGTTCATCCGCATTGGATCATTCCAATCAGCCTCTCGATTAGCCGCATAAGAAGCTCCATACCCGAAAAGGCCTCCACGGGTGCCACCTCTTCCCATGCCCTTAAGCATACGAGGGACAATACCGCCAGTCTCATCCCAACGCTTAACCAACTCCACACCACGCTTAGTGTTACCCGGCCTAAGAATGGATCTTCCGAAGGGAACTAGGTTCGCCAGCCCGCCCGTACGAGAGCCTAGGAACTCTACGCCGTCCTTGGTTTTATAGACGTTCCTCATTCCGGTCCCGGCACCAAACAGACGGTGTCTAGCGCCCTTTAGGGTCTCTTTCATTCGGTGGCCTGCTCGACCAAGGCGACCTGCAGTGGCTGCGGGGTTGGTTTTTGCTACTGTAGTTGCGCCTGTCGATGTTCGAACAAGCCCTGGAACTTTAGCTCCTCTAGTGGTGACGGTACGCGCTGCTGTCGCTGCTGTGGTTATTGGGTTACCGGCAGCATCAAGAAGCCTAGAAGTCCTGGCGGGAACGGCGGGAATATTACGGACTACGTCCGGAAGTCTGCCGGTACGTCGTATGTGCGCTAGAGTATTTGCAGAGTGACCTGCCCCACTAAGAGCTTCCGCAGCCTCTCGACCGCGTGGAAGGTACGAAGCGTCGTGCGCTGACCTTGCCTGCCTTGCCCTCCGAGCCGCACGCGTTGCACGCGTACCGTGCGTTCGTGCTGCACCGCCAGAACTGATAGCCCGTCTGAGACCGCCACCGCGACGTAGAGCCTTCCACGCAGCCCCTCCGAATCGGATAAGGCCACCAATTGCCACCTTCTCCATGTCGCTATTACCTGCTAATGCGGAAGCGGCCTGCTGGTTCATTACTACTAAACTAACAGAAGCCGCCTTCATCTGACCGCCTTGGTCGATTAGCTGCGCGGGGTCTTTCTGTTGTAGCGCGGCAGACCGGCTTAAAAGCTCACCCTTCGCCGCTGTCGGGTTCTGTCGCTTAACAGACGCCTTGATACTTCCCTGGTTTCGTTTCATGGGGGAGGTACTCTTAGCTGCAGCGGTCAATCCAGGCCACGCTGTTCTCAGATTTCGTCCCGCAATCTCTACGGACTGTTGTGCTACCTGTGGCTGTGCCATGAACTGGTACGGAGCCATGCCGGTACCCATAGCAGTTATTCCCTGACCAGGACGCCCCCCTGTCTGTGTGGCGATGCCCTCTTTGATGATGTCAGCTTTCTTCCTCTTCTCTTCCTTCTGCCGTGTCATTTCGGCACTAGTGCCCCGGTTACCAGCATGCTTAACGGTCTTCTCCGCCTTAGAGCGGGAAAGCATTTTAACAAGACGCTGGATTACGGCCTCTTTGGTGATATCGGCGGTCTTCTTGTGTTCCTTCACCTGCTCTGTCCGAAGGCGTAGCTCTTCTAGTTTACCGATCATGTTAACGATCTCCTCGGGGCCGCAGGAACTTCCGGTGCGATAATATCAAATACATCATCTGCCCCCGACAACAAGGTCAGGAGGTTCACATCAGCCACAGCATCATCTCCTGTGGGGACGTCGATAATACGCCGTAGAGACAGTGGGGCAATAGACACTTCAATTTTTATGCCCTGTACCAAATCAAACTCAACGTGACCGTTAGAATCTGTCTTATAGGTTTTATTAGTATCAAATACACCGGCACCGCTAAAAATTTGGGGAGTGTGTATTAGTCGTACATGGATGTTTGCCTTTATCAGGGGCTTTCCATCCATCATATACAAGTCGGCAAACAGCGTACACATATCTGCCGGTTTCGCTGGGGCCGTGTACGTGGGGGTTACAGAGGCAGTGACTAACTGAAATACCTGTGCCTCTGACTTAGACGCGGAGTAGAAGATAGGCTCGTTAGAGATTTCTCTAGTATTTACGATGTCTACGGCAAAGTTATTATTTGTAAATACGACGCCATCTTTAAGGAGGGAGATGATGTAGGAACCTGGGTCGAGGTTTACTACCGCCTCACCATCAACGTCTGTGGTTGTGGCTTCTACATGAACGCCACCAGAAGTAGCTACAACCACAGTAGTCGCTGTGTGGGGTTGTCCGTTGTTACCCTCTTCGGTAGCAACGGTAAGCGTTACCGTTTCTGCCCCGGATGGGGTGAGAATCAGTAAAGGAACTACTTGGAACGGTAGCTGGTTTCCACCACCGTCGTCCTTGGTCCAAACGAGGAAGTACTGGCCAGCAACGCTGAAGGTGGCGGTGGTCGAGTAATCCGACCTGTCAGCATCATACGCAGCCTCTTCAGCGGCTAAAAACTCAGCAGAATCACTATCAATGATAAGTAGTTCTACAGTCTCACTGTCACCACCCGCTACACGCTGGTCTACAGCAACCGTAACTTCCTCAGCCCTCGGGTAATCAGAAACAGGGTCTTTCCCAACATCGATGGTTTTGGTCAGAACGATGGTGTCAGCATCATCACCATAGGTGTACGTTGCGACGTACTGGCCCGCTAAGGAAAACAGAACGGCTTCACTTATGTACAAATCAGGAACGTCACCAACCGCTGCAAGGTCCACCGTTGATACGGCATCCCCATTCGGGTCGACGACTGCTACAACAAACGCTTCTGCCCCAATGACACTAGATGAGTCAAAGAACGGAAGAACCGCCTGATTTCCTAATTTAACCTTCATTCTGCCAACTCACCCGTCGTTGTTTCTGGCTTCTCGATGCCTAATAACGTGGCAACGTCCACGTAAACATCTACTTCTGTTATCTGTTTATACTTCCTATCAGCCTCTTTAATATTCTCTGCTACCTTCTTCAAAAACTCCCGCTCAATTTGAAGTCGCATCTTCTCAGCAGTTAAGAATCGAATGACCTGTACACGAAGATCCTCTAGGAATTCCGCTTTAGTCTCTGATCGAATCTTAATGCCCATAGATCAATCTCCAGCCATTACGAGACCACCAGCAGCAGCACCGCCAGCAAGCGGTCGCCAGTTCTTCTTCGCAGAAGCGAGAGTCTTGGCAAGCTCAGGATTACGCTCAAGCATCGCAGCCCACTTCTTAGCTGCTTCTGGGAAGTTCCTTGCTGCCGCATCGCTTGTTGCTTTGGCACCGCTCTCAATACCCTCTGCTACCGCTCTACCACCGCTCTTCACGCCACCCCAGGCCTTACTGATGTGCGGGGTAGCTTTAGCTCCCCAGCCAGCAAATCGCTTACCTAGATTAGCGAGAAATACCGGGCTGGCTGCGGTCTTGTCCATGTAGTGGGTGTAGAGCGTTCCAGACGCCAAGCTTAGGCCGTTGGTAAACAAGACCTCGTGTCCAGGAACCATGTGTACTACTGCGGAAGCCTTCTTCTTTTTGCCCTTTCCACGCTCTTGGATGATTTTGTTTAGCAGTGTTTTCTTGTCTCCGTGAAGAGAGCGGGCCTTACCTCTAGCGCTTGATTGCAGCCCTATCCCAGCAATCATACTAGCAAGACCACCTGCTTCCAACGCTAACTGTGCCTTAGGGTTCTTCGGAACGAAGGAACCCAGCAAAGCCCCTAAACCAGCTATGCTTGTGCCGGTGCCAAGACCGCCTCTCCTTTTCATCTGCTTACGCTTTTTATGGATGTCTTTGATCACCTGCTCCTTTGAGCGAGGATCGTCCGTCCGACCCTGCATCTGGGCTGGAATCAAAGCATCTCTCTCTTCCTGGGTTAACTTAACCCTCTTGGCGATCTTTACGGAGCCCTTTTTCTCTTGTTCCCGCTGGCGTTGTGCGAGAGCGGAGGATGCAATCGAACCCGCTGCCATCGCGTACTGCCTAGCAGCACGAGATTTTTCTGTGGCCTTAAGACGCTCTGTATTCATTTTGTGCGCCTCAATACGATCAGCACGCGCTCTGCTCTGTTTGGCTCCATGAGCCTTACGCAGCTTTAGGTCGCTTCGGAGAAGCTGGCGTAGGATCTTCCCTTTGGCTTTCTCGTTCGCCATGTGGGGGGCAATCCCTAACGTCGGGATACCAGTAAGGATTGGGTGGCGCATTGAGAAGCTTTTAGCCCGAGCTTTCCCAATCAGGTTCCGAACCTTAGCCTCATCCTTATCACCAAAGTACGCACCAATCTCATCCTCGATGTCCGAGACGTTAAGCTTGGCCGTCTTCTTCATCTTCTTCTTGAGAATAGCGGCTTGAATGCTGTCAGGGAGCTTGGACTGCTTGCCTTTAAGGGCAGGGCTCTTGTCCATCGCAGGGGAGAAGGTCGCCTTACTCGCCTGCTTCTCTTCCCCGCCACCCATCTTGGCAGCTAGAGCAGCAACCTGCTCATCAGACCAATCAGGGTATGCGGCCTTAATAGCCTCTTTAGCTCCCATGCCTTTCGCCATGAGCGCCTTTACTTTCGCTACATTAGCCAGCTTGCTTGTCATTGTAGGTACCTCTCCAATTTTTTCTTAATGGCATTTTTGAGGCGACTGACTTGATAATCAGGCATACCTAACGCCTTTGCGATTTCATTAGTGGACGTAAGTTGGGGTCGCCCAAACCCTGTAAGGTGTTCGTACACCGCACGCTCATTACCCGTTAATTCGTACTTCGCCAAACGAAGAACTTCCTCTGACTTGGACGGGGTTAAAGCATACGGATCTTCCTCAAATCCTTGCGTAGTAAGATCATTTCGTAATTCGGCATCCATCCGCTTGGCCTCTGCAAGAGGCCACCCGAGATTTTTAGCCATCTCTGATACTGAGGGGATCTTACCAAGATCCTCGGTAAGTTCATCTCTACGCGTCGTATAAAGTTTTAGCTTGTAAACGCGGTTCTCTGGGATGCGCCCGATGTTTTGGTTTTCGACAATGAATCGTTTCGACTTGTCTAGATACCGGTACACATAGGTCCCAAGTGAACCTTTAGTCGGATCATACGACCGAAGGGCGTCTACAAAGCGAAGTTGAAACTCAGCCTCTATAGCTGAGTCGGGAATCATCTTTACCTTCCCTTTGTAGACGTTCGACTTGGACCTAATCATGGGTCGGAAGCTCTTAAGAAGCGGTTCAAGATCCTTTGGATCCATTCCGCCATCTTTCCACGCCTGCCACATCTCCAACTCTTTTGCCTTTTTAGTATCGAGTTGGAGTTCCGGATGCTCGTGGCCACTAACAGCTTCGGCGGCTGTTGGTGCCCCCTCGTCATCTGTCGCCCGATCATGCTCTGCGACGGTAACGACCTTCCCACCAGTACGCCGGGTATGCGCACTTACACGGGTCCTGCGTTCAGCGAACTTCAGGAAATCCATTACAGGGTCGGTACTCAAGGCAAGCTCCATAATTATACGCGCTTCTTAGTCACTAAGTTTCTTCGCACCGAGACCAAGGGCAGCTAATCCAGTCGTACCGACAGCAGTCTGTAGCCGAGCTTTACGCGTCTTAGCCACCTCAGCAGCGAGCGCCTCTTCTCTGGGCGTTACGCTCCTCTTGTCGTAGCTCGCAAGCCGCTTTTCAGCCTTCGCCAACTCAGCTTTATTCTTTCTGGCTTTGGGTACAGGGCGTTTTGACTTAGCGGTCTCTAGTGCCTCTCTGGCACCCTTCTGGTTGCTGCCGACAACGCGCTTAGCAAACTGCTCAGCACCTTCTCGCCAAGCAGCCAAACGACCGCTAGCCGCCTTAGCGAGCGCATTATCTTCTTGGCTGGATTTGCCGCCCTTAGCGGCCAAACCGATGGCACCCAAGCCAGTAACACCTACGCCAGCGCCAGCAACGCGTCTGTACTTCTTAGTTCGGGCTTTCTCGACGTCAATCTTGTCGCCCTTGGACTTGATCTTACCAATAAGATCCTTAGTTCGCTGCTTGCTCGCCGCCTCGTCAGCTTCTCGGGCCTTGCTCTTGCCGAAGACCTTTTCCTTCAAAGAGGTCTTCTTGGAATCAGCAACCCGCTTGGTCTCATGAGCCTTAAACTTCTTCTGCGACTTTGAGAGGTTCTTTTGGGCAGAGCCGACGTTCTTTCCCTTAATAACAGCGACGGTCTTTTTGCCCTCTTTTAGGGCTGCTCTGAAGGTTCCCTTTAGGGCCTCCACGACAGCATTCGCCGCCTCTTTCTCCAGAGGGCCTCCGTTAATGTCAATAATCCTTGCCCCAAGCGAGGTACTAAGACCCCGTTTAACGGCTGTTTTCTCTAACTGACGCATCGATGATTCCTCCGAATACTTATGAACAGAAGGCTAACTGTTCGTAGTTTATTATGCCCTAACATATATCAATTAAGAACTCTCTACTTAGAGATCTCCACAATCTTTTTCAACGTATATCCCTCGGAACAAAGAAGAGTCCGCTTATTCCGGCCCCTGCCAAAAGTAACTTCCATGGCAGCTAGACCGGGATCAGGTTTCTCGTCTTTATTATCAGGGATGTCCTCTTTTACCAACTCTTTCTCAATCGTATCCATAATATTTTCCTGTAATAATCTATGCTAGCTCGGTGTCGCCACCGGTGTCGGCCCAGCCGTCGGGTGGTTGGGGGGTAGCTACACTAGCGGTTTGAACACCACTACCAGCAATACCGGTGCGGTTACCCATAAGGTTTCGCATTTCGGCAACATAGGCTGATACCGCCGTGTGCCGCGCAAGCCTAGTATCTGTCTCTGCTCTAACCTCTCGCTGTTCTGTGCCGGGGGCAACCGTGGTCAACCTCTCGTCAGCCCCGGTCATCGGCACTTCGTTACCGTTAGTGTCTTCTTTCATCAGGCTAGTAAAAGGACCAAACGCCCATGAATGGAACCCCTCAACAGGACCACCAGCACCAGCCGCTACATCGGTTTCACTAATATTCCCATACCAACGACCCGGACTAGCCATTGTCATATCGGTAGCGGATTGCCACGTCATACCTTTATTTACTGTCCCAAGGATATCGTAAATATCAGCCATAGACCGTTGCGTGTACGTATCGATAAACCGATTTACGTCAGCGCCAATCTCCTTCAACCCCATCCACACCTCTGCCAACGCATCCGCAGCAGCCTGTGTCGTGTTCCCTGGCTGCATCAAGTCTGATGGTACGAGGACGTCTTGAACCTCTGACCCACCATCAACTTTGAACTCGATCTTTATCATGGTGTACGGATCCCCAACCGGGGCGTTGGTGGTGTCCTCCCGCTCCTGGAGATCTTCTTCAAAATCCGTAAAATCTTCCTCTGGGGACAAAATGGGGATGTTGCCATCGAGGATTGAGCCGCAACCAAACATGGGTTGATAGTAGTCAGCCCCAATCCTATTAGCGGTATATATGTTAGCCATCCAAGGAGGACGGGCGATCTGCTCAAAGGTAAAGTTGACGTTCTGTGGAATTGCGTCGTACCAAACTCGACGCACAACAACCTGTACGGCAGGAGTACCTTCCCCTTCCGCGCAATAGTTCGCACCACTAAACGGATCAACTACGTAAGGAAGCTGGATTGGCTCCTGGTACGTCATACTCATCATGTCTTCGGACGGTCCCGACACAGGGTGTGTCGTTAGGGGTGTACCGGAGTCGTCTCGAATAACTTTAACTTCATACCGAGCGCCCGAGCGCCACTGCGCACCAAGAATTTGGCTAGCTTCTAGGTCGTAAACCGTCTCGCCGTCAACAACCCTGCCCATGTCTGCTGCAAGAAAATTGCCGTCATTGGAAAGTCCGTTCTGACCTCCGGGGGCACTGCCCGAGGGCCTAATTCTAGCGGTCCTACGCTTTCTCTCGACCATCTTCGCTGAAGAGGTGCCCGCAGAATCGGTTGCCCAGATATTGTGTATCTCGTTGTGCTCTCTTACTTTCGAAAGAATAATCTTTGTTTGGGCACCGCCGCTAGAGTTTAGAACGTGCGCCACCTTATGGAGGATGCCCACGTAATGGGTGCCTTTTGGCCTACGAGACTGGAGCCTCGCCGCCGCATTTGAGTCATAGGGATTGTACGCAAAATTAGCCGTGTCTGGCTCGAACGTCTCTGAATACTCCCCCGCAACCATCCGACTCTTTTCGCCGTGCATTGGGTCAAGGATCAAACAGGGCATCCCTGTAACAAGCTGTGGGGAGTACCGAAGCGTTGCTTGAAGCTCCCTCGAATTGTACCTGTTCTCAAAGAACATGTAGTTCGCGGCCCGCTGCATATGCGGAGTTGGGGAAAGCTCTGACGTAGCTGTGTACTCTGTACGCGCTTGATCTGCTGCTTCCCGAATTGCCTCTGTATCTTCGCCCGCTGCGGTGGCTTCCTCCCTCGCATCCCGCCTTACCTCGGCCAGCCCAGATACGTGGAGCCTTCTAAAGATGTCGTTATCGCCTAACCCAACGATAGCGCTAACAACCCCGGTAAACTTCTCATGGGGCATAAGAAACCCCTGCCCTTGTCGCACGGCTTCTGAAGCAACATCAGATCCATCATTCGCATCGGCCACCCCCAAAATGCTTGTATTAGGGGAGAAATAGCAAGTGCGGGTATTGCTCCCACTGCTCGTTCTACCATGCAACCAAACACGGCTCACTTCGCTCATCCACTTACGAGAAAACCTAATGGACTGTACTTGGTCTGGGAAGACCACGTTGCATTTAGGTGGTGGCATCATATAGATGTCCGGGTGGAACATGAAGCAATGCAGTCTTGAGTTGACCTGCATCTCAACCTCTTGTCGACTATACGTTGCCCCAGCGGCTCTTCTAAAAGAGTCTAGGGCGTTCCCAAGATTACTACGTATAGAGGAGTACCGTGCTGAAGTGTGTCCGTCTTCAATATCCTCATCCTCCAGGGTGGCTAGATCGTCAAGGGCATTTGAGGCGTGATGAACACCATCACCAGCTAACCGAGATGCTCTTCTGGCTGATCCGGTGGCTGTGGTTCCGTTCAGCCTATCCGCCAAGGCGGTCATTCCCGTGTTGCCGCTGGCAACAGTTGGGTTTGCTGACCAATTAGAGCCAAGGTGGGTACGGACGCCGCTGTGGGAAGAGTCTGCCCGTTGTCGACCTCCCGAGCCGTCTGACTCATTCAGAATCATATCGGCACTCGCCGGGATCCTGCCCTCGCCTATGTCCGTCCCTCGACGGTTCATTAACGCGTTTTGGGTCTCCTCTGTAAGGCGATTGTATGTAGCCTCTGTGGCTTGGTACAGCGCATTCACCTCGGGGTCATTTCGGAAGTTGTAGCCCGCAATCCTTTGAAGGTATTCGAACTTCATTGTGGATTCATAGATATAGGGTGGGCACGGAACTGAGTTCCACACTTGGTAGCACTTACCAAGCACCAACCCCATCAAATCGTAAAAAGAAGCTGTGCTCTTTACTTGCCGTGTGACCCGTCGCAGATAGCGACGAAAAGAACGGCTATTAATAAAAGTAGTAGAAGTGTCATCCTGCTCACTTGCGCCAAGCATTCGGGTAAGATGCAACCTAAGTTCGGCCTGACTCATATAGTCATTTACGCCCCTGAACTTACGGGTCGCATCTGGAGAGAACACGCCTGTAACTGATTCTAAGGCCGCTAACAAACCACCCAATAGGCCCGGAATGTCCTTGTTTGCGGATGGGCGTGCTCGTAACAGCGTAACCAAATCATTAGAACTATCTACAGCACTTCGACCCCTATACAACTGTGTTGCTCCAGAGAAGATTGCTTGTTTGTAGCTTGTTAAGCTTGTGTTTCGCCTGCCCCAGTACAATTTGGCGTCTTGCCAGTACTTAGTGAAATCCTGGCATACTAAGGTGATCTGCCTGATCGAGCCCACCTTCGTGTATTCATAGGCTAATACTTCCCCAACAAACATTAGCTTGTAATTATGAAGGTTGTTTGCGTCCACAAGCATAGCCGCGCTTGTTTCTTCTTCAGACTTAAAATTTGTTGTGCCGCCTGCGCCCTTTACCTGTCCCTGCTCCCACCTACTATCCATCACAAATAAGTGTACAAGCGTTCGAGGCTTTAGCTTGTGAGCATAGTCATTAAAGGGAATAACGATATTGCACACACATGCCTGCCCCACACCACCCTGTACCTGTGCAGATATAACGGGGATGTCAATGCCCTCAAGAAAGCATTTGACCTTTAAAAACCTGCCATGTACTCGGACGTCGCCCACTATAAACCCCTACGCAAATAACCCAATTAACCCGAAGGGGTCCGCAAGTGGATCCGCATCTTGATCCGCCCCAGTAACATCTGTGTCTAAGGCATCAGACAGCGAAGAAAGGTCTACTGTACTAGACCCAAAATCAGGGGTCTGTTCGTGAATAATGGTTGCCGCCCCAGGCCACGCTTCAAAAGAAGATGTATTGTCGTTGCTAAGCGTTGAAGCCCGTGCGCGACCGGATGGGATTCCGAGTAGACCAACCGTTTGGTAAGACATCCTTTGGACAATCCGGTCCATGCTCCCCATACGGAACATGTCCAAAAGGCTACTGCCTACGCCGCCGAAGTCCGTTCGAGTACCATCCCAACGGCCACTGGTTTGGTCCATGATGTTGTTAACTACGTTCCCGGCGTACCCAAACCAAGCGTTAAAGTCGGACGATGAGCTAAAAGGCCCCCATCCCTTGTCTAATTTATCCTCAGCAACCTTCCAAGCAGTCTTGGCTGCGTCATAACCAAGCTGCAAAAGGTTAGCGTTCAAAAAACTAAGTAGCTGGGAGCCTCCCGTACTGATGTGTGCTCCAGAGGCAACCTTCGTGGCCATGCTCGCCACCTTCTTAGCAGACCGTATCCCAAGCAATTGCCACTCATCCAACTTCTCATCGGTCTTATTCCCATCGGCATCCAGAACGTAGCCATCGCTGGATACGTTGTCGAGCTTCCCCCAAAACGACCCTGTTGCGTTAGCGCCAAGGATGTTCTCGTAGGTAGAGAAGCGTTTATCCGTTAACGTAGCTTCGAAGACATCCGTGCCTTGTGGCCTGCTTCGGGACATCCCCAAAGAGTACAATTTTGATCGAGAGGCCATCGTTCTACGATTGGCCATGGACATATTAAAGTAGTTCGTTACGTATAAATTGAACGAAAACTGCATGGCATTGGGGCTCTGTGCCGACTCTTGGCAGTTAGCCGAGAGCGGGTAACCCTCAACAATGATGTCTTCCCAACCAATGTAGATTCGAGCATCCATCTGGATAAGCTTGGACGCCCGAAAGAACTTATCCCAGTTCTCCCAGAACACCGCCCGCCAATTGTAATCGGCGCTATTCATCAAGAGCCCCTGAAACGCCAGAACCCTCGGCTTCTCACCGAAGGCGTACAAGTAGCTATCACCAAAGGTCTCTACGACCTGGGTCTTCTCCATACGGGCTTCTCGGACACCCTGAAGAATCCAGTCTGTCCACGCCGACGCTGCCGGGTTTCCCTCAGCATCGATACCCATACCGCTCGCTGAATTAATCTTCGTGCTGTCACCACCGGACTGGGCAGCGAGGCGGGCGTTCATCGCTATGGCGTCACCGATACGGCCGCTCTGCCCAAGGCCCGAGCCTTTGCCACCTGCGTGTAGCCTGTGCGTGCCTGTTCCCCCTTTCAAAAGCTCCTGAATACCATCACTAGTCACCCCCTCACCTGACTGAGCGTACAACGCGGGTAGGCCTAATTGGTTAAAGACCTTTACAACGGTTTTATCAGACTTAATAACCTGCACGAAAGCATGGGTATTCGGCTTTACAGCGATACCATTAAGGGGCCTAGAAACAGCCTGGATCTCTTCGGCGTTAAACCCAAAAGTGTCTTGGGCTATGTCAGCCTTTATGCCTGACGTGTCTCCACTATCATTCCTGTAATCGGGGATATAGGAAACGACCTCGGAGCCTAGACCGATAAATGGATCAGGTTCTATTAAGACTATGGCCATCTATTTCTTCTCCTAGGCTTGCTCTTACTCTTCTGTTTCTTTTCTTCTAAATGCATCTCCCAGTACAGCAACGCTATTGCTACACATAAGAGAACTATTATCGCACCGTTCATAGCGACTCACCTCCGTACCCAATCCTATGAGTTGGGTTATGTAGGGAGGAAGGTCGCTAAGGACGTGGGACACTGGCTTGCCTTATATTAGTGGATTCAGTGGATATATTAGCACTAATAAGGGATGCTTTTTTTGCAAAAGCCACCTTCTTGGAGACTTCCGCTGCCTCCTTAGTCCAAATATTTTCAAACTCTTCGCGCATAGCGATGAGTGTTGAGGGGCTAAGCAAATCAGGTTTCATGGTTCCTCCGAATCGTCAAAACTGAGTGTGGCGTTAATTGTCCACTCCCCGTCAAGGCCCTCTACACAAGGGCAGGCAACTCCGGGGCAAACATCAGAGGTACAGAACACAGCCTCGTCAGCCATATTAGTGCAGCACTCTGGGCACGCATTACAGTGGTCTTCCACATAACGCTCGTGCCATGACTGTCCGTCGTACTCGGGTACAGACCGATCCACAAAGAGTTCACAGCCGCACCCATACTCACAATCCCACGAAAGACACTGTGCATCTGCATGAAGAGACTCTTCATAAGAAGCACATCCATCAGGGATAAAGGCTAGTACAGCGACTATGAACGCCAGTTTGATCATACGGCAAACCCAAAATAGAGAACGGCGTGAGCGATAAAAGACCCCATAAGGATCTTTAGGAAGAAGACGTCATCGCGTCCCATCCGTGTATGAATAAAGTGCATCATTTAAAATATTCCTCATAAATTACGTTGTAATAACTAGGTAGTTAGATTTACGCCGATAATCGCGGCAAAATCAGTAATAGTGTTTTTCCACTCGGTACGATTCCTACCGGTACCCTGTACGGTGACGTCCTCTGTAACCTCTAGATCATAGATGGCCTGCAGGGTTTCTTCCGTAACAGCGTTCCCGTATTCCAAGTAACGGGCCAGGATCTCTAAAGGAACCATATCGTCTGTCTTGGTCGACCAGCGAATGAACAAAGTCATTTTTGGGTCGGAGACTTTCTCAATAATGTCACCACTGCCCGTGTAGTCCACAATAAGCGTTGGGCCAGTTAAGAAAGCAAGAGCGGTAGCATCAGCCGGAACGTTGTCAGAAAGAAACTCAGACGGTGTCTTTGGTGTATCAAACCCGAACTTGCCAGAGGCTCTATCATTAAGCATATCCAGCACACGATTACCCTGCTGGGGTGTCCGTGGTGGGGTTCTGTTCATTCCTGTGTCGGGGCGCACAAAGTTCGTTACGGGAAACTTCGGGGCTCTTTTGTGGAAGTTGTCTTGGTCTACATACCCGTCGTGACGTAACTTCGGGTAGATATACCCTTTTTCGTAGGCGTCCTTGCCGGTAATCCTTCCACCCAAATCCCTAGCGTTACCAAGAGTATGGTTACCCGCCGTTATGGTGGCGGAAGCCTCTGGGTACCACTCGCTGATATCGGCACGCTTCCAAGGGATTGTAAAGTCAGCGCCTACAGTCCCGTCCGCATTAATCCCATCAGTACTGGGTTTGAGCACGCGTGCTCCATAGAGAAGACCATCGTAAGTATCCTTATTGAGAGCCCCGACGTATCTGAGTTGTTTGACGCGCTCCTTTACGAAGCGGTCAGGCCATTTTTCTGTACCAGTAGAGCTACCAGTCAAGTCAATCGCAGCCGTAGCGGTTACGACGTCCTTCATAGTGGTGATTGTCGTACCAAAATCTGCGTTGATCACGGTAGCTAGTGCGTCATCCACGCCAGCAAAATTACTAGCCAACTCAGCACTGATGTCTACTCCCATGTGTGCAGTAACGCCGTCATCATTAGCCCAATCAATAAATGTCCTGTTTCGGACACCCATCTCGTTCCCGTCATCGTCGAGCCTCACTGCAAGGCCAGACACCCTTGGCATCAACCAAGTTAGATTCTCAACCGTTCTGAGGGTCTCGGTGCTGGCACCGGGGACAAAGAAATTGCCCATATCGTTTGACGTAAGCCCCTTACTGCTCCACCACGGGAGTGCGTCAGACAGCCTGTCTAGCGTAGTGCTGACGACAGTTTTGGTGGGTTGTCCGTTTTCATCGACCTCTTTAGAGTTAAGGACAGCTACAGGGATATCGTTTCCATCGAAATCAGCCCTATTGTTATTTCGAACCTTCCACTCTTCAGCAGCAGTCCTGTTTGCGATGTGCAAGACCCGAATCAGGGGCTTTCCTACAATGTGTTGTTGCTGCGTGCCATCCGTAGCAATACCAATAATGACAACCCGCTTGTTTACCTCAACAGTAATACCAACCTCACTAGGTGGCCCATCAGGAGTAATTGCCGGATCTTCGTCTACGGGAGTTCCGCCCATATCACCAGCCATAGGCTGGCCATACTCAGTCCATATCGGGAGTACCCCAATGTAGTACCGCCATTGGGGGAAGTACCCGTGTGCCTGTAGGGTTACGCCTCCGTCATCACCACCAATAGCAAATGTTAAGTCCGTCAAACCTGTGTAGGGCGCAAGTGAAACTGTAAAAGAGGTCGACATAGTCGAGCCAATTGGAGTTCCGTCTGGGAAACATGCGTGCGCCCATAACGTAGCCCCGCCAGGACTTCTTCTGGTAAACGTAACTGTGTTTCCGTCAGTAACCGGTGTCCCCCAATTACTGAGAGAACTGTTTGCTGGAGGAGCCGACTCGGTGGAGTACCTCCATTGCGGCCCGTACCCTGGGCTTGGAGAAACGGTGGCCGTTACATTGTTATCGCTAAGGTTATTACCAGACACGGTAACGTTAACCCCATTAAGACCAGACCACCTATAGATAGTTGTGGTGTAGACAGCGTCGATCCGTTCATCGTTCTCGTCACTTACAGGAACAACATAATAAGTAACCGAGCCCGTTCCACCTGGGTCTGGGGCTACGATAGCCCCATCGGAAGATGCCGATCCCCATGATGAGTATGACGTTCCTGGCCAATCAGATAGACCGGCCCCAACAGGAGATTGGGTAGACCAGCGTACCCCGCTCCAATCAAAGGAGTCGTTAGGCTCTGTAACTGTAATCTCAACCTCAAAATTTGAAGTAAACTCAGAGGTAACAGCGGCTCCGCCCCTAAACACATTGTACGGAACAACTAAAACCGTATTGTTCCCTGGGTCCATGTTCGGGGTTAGTGGCGTTCCATCATGCCAAAAGCCAGCAATAATTACTGTATACGCGCCAGGGGCATGATCACCTGTAGACGAGCCTGCGCCCGCGCCTAGGTGGTCCATAACGACTCCCCATGTACCCTGTGAAACATGGTGAGCATTAGCGTCTGCGTCCCAATCGGCCTTGGTCCGTAGTTCTGGTGAAGCAACAGCCTCTGTTGTCCAGTACCAATCGTGAACTTCAGCCCCAGTAATAGTTAACTCTGGGTGTACCTTTCCACGGGTATTTACGTCTGCTGTTGCAAGGTTGGGGATTGCAATAGTGGCGTATTCAACCTCTACAGAGTAACTGCTCTGTGTCCCTTCGGTGTCTACGAATATTAATCGATAATAGTACGTAGTTGCTGGAGTTAATCCCTCGTCATAGTAGCCAGTTCCAGTACTACCATTTAAACCCCCTGCATCGGGCATCTGGTTACTGGTAATCGCCGTCCAATTACCGTCTAACCCAGTCTTTCGCTCAATCTGTACCCGCATGTCAGAGGGCAAACTGGTCCCATCATGCAGTCCCCAGCGAACATTAGCCATCGACCAAGGAAGGGCGTCGGATGTAACCGCAACGCTGTGAAACTCAAGTGCGGCAGCGTTAACGGTGAACGTGCCTGTACCACCAGCTACGCTTGAGTTATTCCCGGTACCAGTGAGTATGTAACTGTACTCTCCTGGCGAGGTAATATCGAAGGCCAGGGCGATCCCCTGCAGCCAATTGGTCCCGCCAATCGAATCTACTTCTGTTACGCCATCTTCGGCGTAAATTGTCATCAACCAGCCATCAATGCTTTGACCGACGTTGATAGTGAAATCTACTGATGCTGGGAGGCTCGAATCATCGACTGTGGGGCCAGTGGCCACCTCTAGTTGAAGATCGATAAGGGACAGTGTGTACACCTCTTGATTAGAAGCGGTCCCGTTGGTGTCCTCCGTTACCCAGTACGTGAACGAGTGTGTGCCAAATACAGGCCCAGTCTCTGATGGGTAATTAGGGTTCCCTGTGTCTGGTCCTGAGTACGAGGTGTGTAGCGTAAAGTTGGTGTACCCCTCCGGGTCAGTAGCCGACCACGGCGGATCAGAAGGAGTAGCCCACGTACCATTTGCCTGCTTGTCGAGGGTTTCGCTCGTTCCCGCTGTGAACTCAAACACGGGGGCTTGATCAGGCGGGATCTGTACAGGTGTGCTCGGATCTGATTCTTCAGATGTCTGATAGTCGTCACTCCGGGACTTCACCATATAGGTGAGCGTCCAACCCGGATTTACATCCGTATCCACCCATACAACGGGATTCCCTTCAGTACCCGAAGACCCTGCGTTCGCAGAAGCAACTAAGTCCCACCCTGGATCATTAGCTGCGTCATAGGGCCATGTTACGTTCTTCTTACGGTAGATGTCCGCTAGGCTCGGCTCACCATTACCGTCTGCATGATCGCCATCATCCCAAGACTCACCATGCACATATGAAACGTTAATCTTACCCTGTGGGTCGTTTGCATCCGCTGCGGCAGAAACCGTTGGCTTGGACAGTGAAACATGTACAGTTCTAGTCGTAGTATCGCTTAATAAGCGATTAGCCCAATTTTCATCAGTTGAAGTAGTACCCCACGGGCTGTGGTCTAGGTCCCAAACGGTGTAAATAACATCGTATGTACCCGCCCTATCCAGCGTAGGAATGTCTCCACTAACAGCGACGAAGTTGCTAATGTCATGGCCTTCGCCGTCTACAGCGGTAGCCCCTGGGTCTACGTAGCTGTCTGACGCATGCCAATTCAGGATGTAATTGGGAAAACCACCAATAGGTGAAAGAACTGGGGGTTGGTTCTCTACCCCAGCGTCATAGTCATACTGAAGCTGATCGCCCAGCATGTTGTGAGAGCCATCGACAGCGTAATACGTGAGCCTATGGTCACCGTACCCACTGGTTACTTCTACACTGGCGCTTAAAGCGTACTGTGCGAAGTAAATCATCGTGACACCGGCCTCGTGACCGTGGCCCTGCGCTTCTTGGTCGGACAAAATCCAGTGAACGTGGTTTACACCATCACCACCGGAGTAGTCGGCATTGTCATTAGCTCTGACAAACGTAAATGTGGTCGCGTCACCGCTTTGGACATGCGACACACTGACCGTGTAGTCCACAACGCCTGCCCACATAATCTCGGTAGTCCACTGAAGGACTGCCGTGTCGTGCTGTGGGTGTTCCGCAGACACATTGAGGATGACGTCTACGGTGTAGTTACCAATCGGCTTATCAGCCAGATCGATATTGTTGCCGTTTTCTACGGTTGCGTTGTTCTCAGTAGCGACTTCACCGCCATCGCTATTTTTAAGTACGATGGTGTATGCGTTGACACTTCCCGGATCCCAATCCTCAATAATCCTTATGTGGCTAGCATGGATTTGGGTGTTTACTTGATCCACAGAGGGTTCTGAGTGGACCGTAAGGTTACGGATTTGCTGTGTAGCAGCATTACCAGCGGCATCAGATACGTTGTACTTTACAGAGTAATCTCCAGCCGGGGACGACCCATCTGCCCAACCAGTAACCGTAACGTCGCCGGTAATATCGCCGTCTACGTTATCCGTTGCGGTAAACCCAGGCTCACTGAAAGCGGTCCCAATCTTCTGGTACCAAATTTCACCACCGTGGGTAAGGGTGATTACCGGGGCTACGTCGTCAGGGGCTGAGCCCTGGTCCCAGCTAAGATTCTCAATGTCGTCGCCCAGTACCTGATGCTCACCGTTGGTGGGGATAAGCTGCGCGGTAAAGGTTCCGTAACCTACCTCAACCTCATAGGAGAGGTTTGCCGACCACTCCCCTGTCTGCCCGACATGGTAATTGCCTAAATGCTCACCATCGCTGTTGTAAACGTTAATATGGGCATGGTCTACATCAGCCCCAATAGTGATCGAAAAGGTAGCCTTACTGTCGTTGGGAGTAACACTACCGGCGATGCTGTAATCTAGAGCGGCAACAGTTATGTTTACTTGGGCAGTGTTTGTTGTGCTTAACTCAAGGTCAGTAACAGTCAGGGATATGGTGTAGTCACCAGCAGATGTATAGGTGTGGTTTCCAGTAGCAGCGGCTGACGTCCCACCATCACCGAAAGTCCAAGCATAGCTCAGATTCGTTGTGGCCCCATTCATGTCATGGGAGCTTGAACCATCGAAGCCTAAGGGGCTTCCAGACGAAATGCTAGCACCCGCCGTAGGCGCAGTGATGATTGCAGTGGGGTCAGGGTTAGCGTTCGCACCCTCCCAAGACGCACAAAACTCCCCTCCACTTTGGCCGTAGGAGATAGTGAAGCTGGACTCACCTCCAGGGGTAGCCGCAGACGACGAATCACCCATAAAGCAAATGTCTGTAGCACCGCTATCAGGCGTAAAATTGAGTCGTATAAAGTGTTGACTGGCCCCATCCGTTTTCGGAATGGTCTGCCCCTGTGCAGAGTTGTCCATAACCCTGATAAGGGTGCTTTGTACATCGACACCAGAGTCTTCGATATTATCGTAGACTGCTCCACCGGCAGCAGACGTAAGGGTGACGTTCTGTACTTTTAATAAGAACGACCCCATCTCGGTGTCGCTGACATAGTAAATATCAGCAACGCCTTCGGAGACGTTCTGCCACGAAAACTGAACATTAGCCATTTCGACACCCTACAATAAATCAACCCTTGCGGGCGTTTCGTTCTTCTTGAATAACCGTGCGTAACTCTTTACAAGCCTTTGAAATGCTCATCAAGGTAGAACGGACACGACGGCCAGCCGCATCGTTGCCTCGCTCGAATTTTTCACAATCGCTTAAAGCGTTGTCTAGCTCTTCCGCTAGTGCCGAAACTGCATCTTTGATAGCCATAGTATTATCTCCTAATAAAAAGGGTCTTTACTTCTTAGCGAGTAAAGCCGTGTACTTGCGCCAACACCACTTGATACCTTCCCAAGCAAAGGGAGAAAGTACCGCTCCTGTAGCTGCGCCCCACATAAATTCAGACATATTGTCCTCCTGTTTTGTTGTATATCACGTTACGTGATTATTTGTTAAGTTCGTACACCAATCAATAAAATACCTAATCACTACTTCCCCACCGCAGGTGGCTTCGCAGGTTGCCAGCGTCGTTTCATACGAAGCACGGCGTCACCGGCCTTTCCAGCAGCGCCAACAGCAGCAGCGCCACCGGTCGCCCCGGCTGCAGCAGCGGTTGCCTTTGTTGCGCCCCGAGAAAGAGGGGAGGTGAGAGGAAGAGCGCGGGTCAGGCCATGGCGTGCGGCCTTCACACCCTTCATGACAGCACCGAGGAAGGCAACCTTTTGGAGTTCCTTCGCTAAGTGTTTCTTAGCGGCGTATTTTTCTAGAGCGTTCATTATTGTCTACCCGCCTGTCTTCGCCATTCGTCCATCATGCTACCCTTTGGCCAACCGCCCTCCGGTTTTCCAGACCCCGGCTTTCCTGCAAAGGAGGGGTTAAATCCGCCTTTCCTGTGTCGGGGTGCGTTAGCCCTACCACGCTGAAGCATCTTCAGCTTAGCCTGTAACCTCTTGGACTTCGGCCATTTGATAATGTTAATAATGTTTCCATCTTGGACTGCGAACTGCTTAGCCCAGCCAGGGATCTTCGCTTCCTTGAGCAAGGCGGCAAGCTTTCGCTTAGCGGCATACTTTTCTAAGGCAGTCATCATGCTGGCATCCTCGCAAATCCGATAAGGCGGTCTTCCCTATCTAAGTCATGTTTAATTCGATGTACAGTTGAAGGGAAACGACCTGTATTACCCTCTATAGTGTATAGAATACCGTTTTCTACCTTTTCGACGAAGCCTATGTGGCCTTGCCAAGAACCCGGTTTGCCCCGATCCCAACACACAACATCACCCGGTAACGGATTGGTTGTGTAGCTGCCTGCCTCGCCTATCTTCTTATACAACGACTTAGCACCACGGGAAGAGCGAAAGGGAAGATCAATATCGAGCCGAGAAGCCGCAGTGCGGCAACAATAACTAACAAAGCTAGCGCACCAAGCACCATCGTCATCATCATCGCCGTCATCATCGATTCCGTGATATCTTGCCACATGCTGTCCAGAGTTATTTCCTCCTTCTTCGCCATTACCGATCTCTCCAATCGCTACATTGAGCGCCAGAGCACCAAGACTACTTGGCTCTTCGGTAGTGTCGTACATAGCGTCTAAAAGAGAACCCTGTGTTTTGGGGCCACAGTACCCATCTGCTTCGAGATTGTGGTTTTCCTGCCAAAACCGGACAAGATGTGCAACCTGACTACTTGTAAATAGACCCAGCTTTTGCTGGTGTTCGTTGTATTGTTCTGGGGTACTCATACGTATACCACCCTGTCTTTTTTAGCCACGTGGGGTTGATTTAGTTCGTTGTCTCTTAAACCTCGGGCCACCTCTCTGTAGAGAGATCTTTGCTGGTAGCCCGCACTTTGGCCAGCCCGTACGAAAATCCTTGGTTTTTTGGACCGGTCAGCGTACGAGCTTACCGAAGACTTATATTTCTTCCCGCCGAATAACTTCTTGTACCCAAGGAACCCTGACGAGGGCTTCTTCTCGCGCTTAAACGCCGCTGTAATGTAGTGGGACGGGTTCTCTTTGGCGTATGCCTGCCTAGCACGTTGGATCGAACCCTTCTCTTTTATAAGCTCGGAGATTCTCTCAGCCGCTTTCCGGGTTTTTGCTCCGTATCCTGGGTCCTTCTTGTCTCCGGGAACGCCGATAAATATTCCGCCAGCGGTCGTTACAGCACCCTTGTCATTCCGTGGACCAACCATTATGTCGGCAAGCTTCTCGATAAGCTTCTTCTTGGCCGTGTATTTCTCTAAAGGGTTCATCTTATTCCTCACTAATAAGGGACATAACAGCAGAGGCCTTATTCAGCCCTCTCTGGTAGCCTTCGACAGTCATATCAGCATCTAGCTCATAAACCTCAGCAGTTTTAGCTCGATGTCTATCCCACAGCGCTTTAGCTCCAGCAGCGGCTATCAAACCACCACCAGCCATAGCGACCGGCTTGGAGAAGGGTATCCTTCCACGAGCCTTTACTCTAGGGTTTTTAATAATATCATCAACGATTCCAGTAGCAGTGTCTTTTACTCCAGAAGCTCCTCGTTGAACACCTTTAGCAAGCTCGTCTGTCTTTCCAAGGCTCTCATCAAACACTTGACCAAGGTTCGCTTGTGTCGTTTGCCCACCAAGTCCCGCCATAGGTGCATCAGTTAACTGCTGAAACCTCCGTGCATTGGAAAGGTTCATGCCCGGTGCCCACGCGAGATTTCCTCCGGGTCCAACACCGCCACGCGCAGTAAGAATCATAGGCTTCTTAGCCAGCATAGCCTCAGTGCCCATAGTTCCATGAGGCCTAAGAACATTCATGTCGGCCTGTTGGAATACATTCCTGATCTGCTCTGGCTCCAACAGCCCATGCACCTTGATCCTGCCCGGATTTTGTCTGGCAAGATCCTGCAGCGCAGCAAACTGTTTAGGGTCGCGTTTGGCCATATTTGCCGATAACGCGTGGATGGTGATTGGCTTACCACCAATGGTTTGTGTCTTTGACTGAAGTAGTTGCTGAACCTGCTTGACTACATCTGTTCCTGTGCCACCACCAGAGACAGTAACGTTTGCTGTTCCCGCACCAAAGACGGGCGTAGTTCCTCTCTGGAACATGCCTGGGTCAACTGGGACGTTAGCTACTCTTCGAACATGTTGTCCGGTATAGCCTTCAACCCCCTTGGGCACATACTTAATGTCTTGCGCTCTAGACCAAGAGGTCCCTAAAGGCGTTTCCATCATCGCCTTACTAGGATCAGAGATAACAACGTTCGCCGGTCCTGCGCCACGCATCCAAGGAGCAAGTCCGGGATTGGTCAGGATGGTTCCACCACCCGCTTTAGCGTGTGCTTTCAAAGCACCCTTATCTACCTCTTTCGCATAGAACTGGGTCCAAGCCCGCTTCCACTCACCTTGAGATATCTCGCCCCTTCGTACTTTATCGTAGGTTTCAATCAGCTTCTTTCTTGCTGCTGGCGACGTGAACTTCTCTTCTACATTGACTAGATTGTAGGGAACCCCTCTAGCCTCTAGTGCCTTGGCAATATTCTGCGCTTGTTGGAAGTGTCCTCTACCCCGTGCAGGATCAGTGTAATAAATATTAATGGGCTTACCCGGTGTGTACCGAGTTACTTCTTTACTAAATAATGGTTGCGTGGCCCTTGGGGCTATCAAGCCAGCACCAACACCCGCAGCAGTAAGCTCACCACCGTAGCTTGCGCCAGCGGCAGCAGGAGCGGCGGCAGCAACAGCCGCTGTTTTACTAGCGTCATTACCCCAAAGCTTCTTGGCCCCTTTGTAAGCCAAAGTTCCCAAGCCAATCCCAGCGCCAGCACGAACAGCAGTGGGTCCATGCTGAAGTGCCTTGTGGAAAATCCTGCGGGACAATCTAGTTGAGCCCTCCGCAGGCTTATGACCAATATTCGTAAGTTGGCCGGAAGCAAGGATATCCCGTGGGGAAGCATGAGACAGTGTTGTTCCACCTCTTACCGGAACTCCTGCTTTAGCGGCTGTCGTTGTGCACACACCACCAAGGCACTTGAGGTCAGAAACACTAATGCCCTTTCCAGCCTTCACCTTGCCAGCAAGCTCATCGGCAATGTTGTCGATGTTTTGCTCAAAGTGTAGAAGAGCCTGATCAGCCCCCTTGCGCTGGGCACGAACCTTTAGCCCTGTCTCACTAACCTTAGGTAAAAAGAGTTCTCTAAAGCCGATGGCCGGATTTAACCGGTGAGAGTACGCCTTCTTTTGTACAGCAGTCACCTGCTCAGGTGACAACCCTCTAGCTGCCAGGGCTTTGCCCAAGCTTTCATTGGCAGCGACGTATCGTTGGGCAGTTTGGACGGTGCCTAAGGCACGCGTTCCATCTTTTGGTCTAAGTAGGCTTAGGCTTGAAGCGCTATTAGCCGATAATGTTTTGCGTTGCCAACCACCCTTTGGCCCGTGCTCCAAAATAGTAAGGCGACCATCAGGAGAAATGCCTTCCACAATAGTGGGGTGATACGCAGCAGGTCGACCAATACCTAAATTGATAAACGCCTTATTGAAGGCTCCTCGGACAGTTGTTCCTGGCGCTCCAGCCATAAGAACATCACCGGGCTTGGCCTTACTAGCCAACTGCTTAAGCGATTTAACCTGTGGACCCTGTGCGGGGCTCATTACATTCCGGTCACCAACTGCCCCAGCAAAGGGAAGTACGCCCGCTACTCCACCCACTAATGCGGGAGCAGCACTATCGTTATTATCGGATTTGCTCATGCGGCCCCCTCAGTCAGAACAGCCCACATGCCAGAGGCTTGCTTTGTCTTACGCTTCTTTTTAGGTTTAAGCTCGTTGTACATACCGTAACCAGCAGCACCTAGATAAGAGGCGGCAAGAGCGCCTATAAGCGATTTTGTACCAATCCGTCTAACGTTCTCCCCAAGCGTTGGCGCTATCTTTGAACGAATAATCGCTTCAGGAGATCCGGCGACAAGTTTCGCCATCTGGTCCTTGGGGATGCGTGCCCGATAGTGAGCCCGAAGCCCGGTATTAAAGTGCTGGGGGCTACCTCCAAAGTTCGTCGGACTACGCGATACACCGAGCCACTGTCGTTGTCGAAGAACCTTAGCGTCCCCCTTATTATGAAGAGACCGCCACGCACGCCTTCCTTGGTCAGACAAGACTGTGTCGCTGTACATCTTGCCTTCCGGCATATTCCGTAAGACTTCTTTGTACATATGCCGACCAAGCCCTTGGCCTCGGTAAGCCTCATCAAGACCAGATAAACTTACTTGATTGCCTTTTGTAGTGATGCTGCCAATCTCTTTGCCCTTGTGCTTCATCCTCCAAATGACTGTGCCCCCAGCCCAGGTACGCCCACGATACTTAGGCTCAACAGTGATGTCTTTTAGATCTACCTTAGGTGCTTTCTTGGGCTTTGCGGATGTAGTGATCTCATTTAGACTATCCCGCAGGGGTGCCATGATAGCGTCCATATCTATCTCAAACCGAGGAATAGGCACCCTCTCCGTCGCTGCCATCTTGGTAACAGAACCTAGCTTCCAAGTTAGGAGGTCTGCCCAATCCTTGTCTGCCTGCTTTTGCGCCAACAACTTCTTCATAGCGTCGTGCATCCCGCGCTGTGAAGATCCAGGGGGGCCATGTTTGATTGTGCTTTTAACACCTTTGTACACTGCCGGGAAAACAACGCTTGTTCCTGGCGCTGGGGCGACCACGCCAAGCGCGGTGACAGCCGCTTCATCCTTAGGCATCCCTTTTAGGGCTTTAATTACCTCGGCAAGCCTACCGGCTGTCTTCTCCTTGCTCGCTTTGATTCTGTCCGACCGCTTTTTTAGTTGAGACGCTAGCAAAGCAGTCCCACCGAGACCCAAAGCGATAGAACCAGAACCCCTAGCAACAAGCCTTGGGTTTGCTCTTATATGTTTAGCAACCTCTTTTAGTGTGACTCGACTATAGTCGTCAGACCCAGGGATGTACTTAGTTGGAACTCCGCCTTTAATGGCGTACGTACCGCCTTTCTCACCCATCATCCGCTCAGAGAAGAACCTATTGAGCCGATGAAGAGCCGATCCCTCGCCATGCATGAGTTTGGTGTCGGCTATCCGATCAACCACCTCGGGGTTCGGGACTATCCTACCAGCAGCACGCATCTCCTCTAGAGGGACACGCATTTTTACTACTTTACCTTTGGTATGGAACTGCCCAGGGTTCATCCCTAGTTCTATTCTTGCCTTTTGTACGGCCTCTTTGGGGGACAATCCTCTGTCGAGATACTTCTTTATTACCGTTTGCTGCGCCGCATAGGTTCGAGCGGTTCCTACTCCCCCCAGTGGGTGTATAGAGCTAAGTAGCCCACCGCTCCTATTGGTGGCGAAGACTAAGTTCTTCCCCCTACCCTGTGTAGCAGGGTCGAGGATGTTGCTGATACTGCCCCCTTGGCCAGTAGCCCCTTTCGGGAGGAGCCCTTCCGCTCTAATTCTTGCGGCAGTTTGGGGGTCAGTCCCATGATAAAGCGTATACCTACCAGTGAAATCTCCTAACTGGAATTTCTTGGCCCCGGTTAGTGCACCAGTAGCGCCAGCACCCATGAGTGCATGTTCTTTAGTCTCGTTAGCTAGTGCCGTTTTCTCTTTACTAGCTCTAGCCGCTAATAACGCTTTCTTTACTCTAGCAAGCTGCTTCGGAGACATCTTGTCCAAGCAGGCTGTGCCCGTAAGGCCCTTAGACCACTTCTTGAACTTAGGGTCATTATCCCAAGGGATGCCCTTCTTGTCCGCTAAGCGGTGTATTTCTTCCTTAGTGGCCATTATTAGTTCCTAATACCGCACGTCTTTCACGAGTACGTTCTTAACATCCCGCTGTACTTCGCGAATCTCTCGCCCAGAGCCAAGCTTCTTATAGAAGCCCACCATACGACTCTGATGTACTAGCATAATATCAGGAGAAGCAAGATTTAGAACTCGTATGTGGTGTGTACCATCCCCAAAAGAGTACGTTGTCGAAATCTCATTAAGCCCCTCACCGTGACTTAAAAACTCGACAAGGGGGTTTCCCTCAAACTCTTGGTTCTCAAACGCTTCCTTTGGAGCAGAGGGATTCCTATCCTTCTCGCTCTGAAGAATGCTGCTAATGGCGTCAATGCCAGATAGAGATAGCTTTAATGGGTTAAACATTATTAGCCCCCACTTGTCTGTGTGTTAATTGAGCGGATGGTCGAGATCAACGTCTGGACCTCACCAGCAAGTGCTGCGTTTTGTGCACTCAGTTGGCTAGTATTACCCGCACCCCCAGGCGCATTAGCACTCGCATTGGGATTGCTCGGTGCGCCCTGAGTAGACAGAAGTCTGGTAAGGGTCTCGTAACCATCATCCTGTCCGCTTCGGATAGCGCTCATCATCTGACCCATACGGGTTTCGATCTGAGAGTTGGTGACCTCTTGACCATCTGGTGACGTAGCCCGTAAAGCATCTCGGGCCATTGTCCTTAGTTGGCCTTCCAACTGCATAGACATGACGCCGCCGTCTTCATTACGAAGGAAAGCTCTGTCGTTAGTAGCCGAGGAGCCAGTAAATCGAATTCCTAGTGCCTCAGCCACTGTTACCTGATCTCGTCCTTTACCCATTCCTCCCCGTGTACGGAAGGCTCGTCGGTAACGGCCAGCCTGTGCAGCCACCTGACCAAGATCCCGAAGGCCCGCATCATCTTCTTCCAACAACTCTGCGGACAGCCTAGAGAAGTCATCCATATCCATGATGCCACCAGCATCAATAGCGGCTCGTCTATCTTCGGGTTCGGCGTCGGGCGCTGATCCTCTCAGGCGGATTTGGATGGTATCCATGAAATCCTGCCTACCAGCGATATGCCAATCTTCGCTATACTCCAGGCTCCGCCCTTCCCGGCCACGGCCAGCGCGTGTTGATGATCCTCGCCCAGTGTGGTATCTCTCGGCAGCTTGTTTAAGCCTATTCGTATAACGCCAGCTACCCCCACTCATCTCGGAAGCTTCTCTTGCTCCCCTAAGGATGCTCTGACGATTACTATCAAACCGGTTTGCCGAGGCGTCCCGAGCCAATCGAATTCCCTGAATATCCTCTAGGCCCTCAGCCGCTGTAATTCGATAATCCTCC